GAGTCGAACGCTTCCAGGATGTCCAGCCAGACGTCCACCGGGCGCCAATCCTTCTCGACCTCGACGTGAGTGCTGCAGGGATCAGGCTGGCTCACGACAGAACTCCTCGATCGCCTTGATGATCTGACGCCCCAGCAAGCTGGTCTGCTTGATGACTGTGCTCCGGTTGTTGGTGATGTACCAGCCCGAAGCCAGCTTGCGCGCCGTCCACCACCTGTTGCGGGTGAACGGACTGGTGTCGATCTGGTAGTAGTCGGTGGCGACCTCGCTCACCTTCAGCTCAGGCGCCACGCAGCACCGCCCTCAGCTCCTCGGCGCAGTCGTCTTTGGCCCGGATCCAAGGATCACCGTGCAGATGGGGATTCTTGGTGGCTTCGTCCTCCCACTTGTCGGCCAGGTCGCGCAGCTTGGCCAGCAGGTCACCGATGGCCACCACCCGGGACTGGGGAATCGGTTGCCCGACAATCCCCGGCCCCAGTGGGTCGCCCGGCTTGACTCCTAGGAGGTCCTGCTCCTGGCGAGTGAGCTGCCACTCACCGCGTGTCCGTTGCACGACGGCTTGGCCAACGGGGAGACCGGCTCGTGGCCCATCAGCCTGATCGCCTGCTCCTGCAGCGCGATCATCCGCAGCAGATTGGCGTTCAGCGTCGAGGCGATCGAGGAGATGTCGCTGGCTATCGCTGAGATATCCTCGGCCATCGGGGCCATCGCCTGCTTGGTCAGGCTCGCTATTTCCTCGCTGCTTGGTATCTTCGGCATTCCGACCATCGTTGGTCCCTCCCTGTGTGTGTGTGTCTTCTGTTCCCATTCCCGGCTCTTTCTTCACCTGGTTGGTCTCTTCCATCATGGCAACCCCATGAACGTGAGTTCACCCGTTTCGTCCTCTGCCACCCGATAGACCCCGTGATCGACCAGAATGACCGTCTCCATCAGGTGGGTCACTCGATCACCCATCTGGCAATCCAGCATCTTGTTGTCGAGGCGCTCGATCAGTGGATGCATCACGGTCCAGCTGCGGTCGTTGAGCACCAGCAGGTGATCGCGGATCGGGTCGTTGAGGATCTCGTTGGCCGCCTCAGGACGCTTGCACTCACCGTTCAGGCACTGCAGGGTGCCGGTGCCCGATCCGGCGAACAGCTTGCGCTCACCGCAGCTGGGGCAGATGCCATGAATGGGCACGATCATGAGATCACCGCCAGCCCGTCCGAGATGGCCATGCAGTCCGGGCACTCCTTCTGCACGCCGGGGTCACCCTCCACGATCAGTCGGTAACGGCGATAACGCTGGCCGGGCTGGATCGTCTTGCGGCAGCACGAACAGGTGTGCTCCTTCTTGGCCACCGGCTCGGTGCGGCCCAGCACCACGTAGTCGACACCCGCGTCATCGTAGGTGACGTAGTAGTCGCTGAACTCCGAATAGCTCACGGCTCTTCACCCCGCTTGCGCTTCTCCTCGGCTTCCAGCTTGTCCAGGGTGTCGAGGACCTTGCGGGGATGGGTGAACGCGTACTGGACGCCCTTGACCCAGCCGAAGGTGAAGAACGTGACGGCGAACAGCAAGGTGCCCACCACACCGATGACGATGGTTTCGGCGTCCATCAGTCCTGCATCCTGGGAAGACTGGTCGTGACACCGTAGAACGTGCCGTTCACGTCGGTCTGGTCATGCTGGTGGGACTGCAGCTTCTCCACCCGCTCGCACAGGGCCAACAGTAGGTTGGCGAAGGATGAGGTAAGACCGTTCCTCGTCTTCTCCGACGACCACCGAGTCACCTCGGCCTTGTGCTGCTCGTACTCCTGGTCCTTGGTGCTGATCAGCTGGCGGTAAATGGCCACCTCGTGGCCGGGATCCAGGTAGAGCACCACCGAGTTGGAGCTGTCGGGCTCCTTGGCGTTGATCTTGACGTGCGAAAACTGCTCCTGGGGCTCGACGCTGGTGACCCGCCAGCCGTCCAGCATGCCCCCGCTGTACTGGTTGACGAAGATGCCTCCGGCCAGCCGGTAGCCCACTGCTACATTCTTGGCCGGGATGACAATCACCTCGTCGGAGGCGGTGACCTCGTCCGCGAACACCTTACTGGGGTCTCCGCTCATGACACCTTCTCCCTGAAGTGTGCCTCGCAGGCCGCCCTGGCCTGATCCAGACCGGACTGGCCGAAGCCGAAGCCATAGGGCTGGACCTCCTGGGGGTGGTCCATGTCGGCAGTGCGGTAGTTGGCCGACCAGCCATCGTTGTACAGGCTGACCACGTAGAGGGTGTCTTTCTCTTCTCCACTGGCGACCGAGAGCTGGGCTACGAACGCGTTGCCGAACCTGGTGAAGTTCATGGTGTGTGTCTCCTTTTGCTCCAAACCAAACGTGCCAGCCCCCCTAGATTAGCACAACGTTAGGGCTAATTTGTAGGTAATTCTTGGTCGCAGAACCACACCGGGAAGGTCATGCCCAAGGGGTAGATGTGGGTCAGAATGCCGTCGTCGGCGGTGATCGTGTGCGTGCCCGTACGGTGCGTGTCTGCCTTGTCGCCGCAGAAGGGGCAGATATCCACCAGGGTGGTGGCAGCCCATTTGGTGCCCAAGGTGGAGGCCTGCTGGCTGAACCAGCGCTCTCTGATGTCCTTGGCGCAGGGGTGCAGGGTCATCGGCTGTAGTGGGGGTCGTAGAAGTCGCAGTAGGCCTCGAACTGAGCGCGGCGCTTTTGCTTCTCCTTCTCGGGTAGCGCCACGTACTGCTCTCTGCTCAGGGGCTCGGGAATCCTGGGCAGGCGCCACCGACGGATCTTGGCGACCAGCCGATACTGCAGGAGGCCCAGCGGGATGCCGATGAAGGCACCTCCGGCCACACCCTCGATGAAGTTCATCCAGTTCCAGCTCATGAAGGCCTCAGCTCTTCAACCCAGCGATCGGCCATCGCATTCAGGTCCTTGGCCAGCTGAGGGTATTGGTCCTTGCACGTGAGGGCATACATGCGCAAGGCACCGATGGCGTGCGGGTCGTTGTGGTTCAGGACGAAGCACTCACCGGGATCGACGAGCACGTCGACCATCTCACCGCGCTGGTCGGGCTCCTGCTTGACCTTGCGCACCTCGTACTTGCGGTACAGGCCGCACTGGGTGTCTGGGTCGATGGTCATCGGCCGATCCTCGCCAAGCAGTCGGTGTGTCCGCGCTCGTGGCCGTTCTCTGGGTTCTGTGCCCAGCGCCATGCTTCTGCTACACCCGAGACCGTGCCGTCGTTGATCTCGTGACGGCATCCGATGCAGACCTTGGAGCCCAGGGAGGGCACACCTGCATCGATCTTCTGGGGCCCGAGGAACTCGGAGTCGCGGGTGTCCTGGAAGACCACATTGCCCCCACCCGGGCGGAAGTCACGGGTGTGGATCTCGGTGGCTGGCTGGGCCTGCTGGACTGGTCCTTGCTGGACACGCTTGGGGCCGTTGGGCCCTGGGGTGGGGTTAGGCATGGGCTCACCCTCAACGGGTGTGTGCATGGTGGTGGCATTCCAAGTGCCAGGGGTTCCACCCTCACCGGCCCCGCCAGTGATGTAGGTCCCGGGCACACCCTCACGACCAGCTCCGCCGCCGGGGCCGATGATGGCCAATGGCTTGCCCTCGGAGTCGCGCAGGATGTGGTCCTCGGCGCCATTGCCGCCGTACGCAACCGGCTGAGGCGCCTGGCGGATGCCGTAATCGGGCTGGGCCTCTCCGGCAGCCCCACCGGCGCGCAGACCGGAGATGCGTTCGCGCATCGTCGCCGAGCCGTTCTGTTGCTCGCGGAGCTGGGCTGTGCTCGGAGTGCATCTATCGCAGCTGGCCATGCCAGCACCCAGAGTCCAGCCCGCCGGGCGAAACGCGTAGACGGCGCCGGTGATGTCGGTGCAGCGGGTGCGCCGGAGGGCGCCACACTGCGAGCACGCCCACTCCAAGGTGACGGTGCCCGGCAGTTTGTCCAATTCTTCGGTCACGGTGTTTCCTCCAAAACCCCATTTGATTTTACGCTATTGGCGTTCTTTTTTCTCCATTCCAGATAGCGTTTATCATTCACAAATTTATTCGCACCGTATTTGCGATTGAATATCTCCACCTGGCCCCATGTCAGCTCGTCGTGCTCGGACTCGGATACCAACCCCAACGTGGCCGAGATCGAATGGTCCACCCTGGCGGCCGGAACCAGCATCGGAGGAATCCGCAAGCGCCTGAGCTGCTCGATCACCACATCGTCGGAACACCAGAACCTTACGGTCTCATCGAAGCAATCGATCCTGCGCCACAGGTCGCGCGAGATCATGAAACACCAGCCCGAGAAGTGTTCGGCGTTTTCCCATCCCTTGGTGTTCTCGGTGATGTGGGCCTGGCGCATGTCCAGATCGTTCTTGGGAGACACCACCGGATAGTCGGCTACCAGCAGTTCGTGTAGCCAGCCGTCGTGGAACTCAAGGTCGCTGTTGGCCACCATGATCCACTTCGCGAAGCCCATCCCAGCAGCTCGGTTGGCGAAGCGATTGTAGTTGAACTCATCACCAGCGAACACCGTCTGCGCATGCTGGTAACGCACCCCTTTCTGCTGCTCGACCACGATCACGTGCACCGGCAGGGAGTTGGCTCCGGCGATGCAGGTGTCGATGGTGTATTGGGTCATCTGACGCAATCGCATCGAGCTGGCCTTGGACATGATGATGACGTCCACCACCGGCTTGATCCCCCGCATGCGCAGGGCGCCCGGCCGGTGCTCCTGGGTCTCGCTGTGCTGGGCAGACCAGTCGTAGAAGTACAGTACCCGGGGGATATGGTGCTCGGTCTCTAGGTGCGGACGCAGCAGGTGGGCATAGATGCTGTCCTCGCCGTACACCTTGTTCGGGAAGGAGACCTGCTTGGCCTTGTCGGCGCGCAACACGCAGATGTGGTTGGGCAATCGCTCGTAGCCGTCGTCGGTGTTGCGGTTCTCGGGGAAACGCAAGGAGTACTCGCAGGGCTTGGGGTCCTCCCCGTTCATGGATACCGACACCAAGAAGGTGATGACGTCGGCCGGGTGCTCGGTGATGGCGTCGAGGATGACTCGGAACATGTCCAACGCGATGCGGTCGTCGTCGTCGACGAATTGCACATAGCGGCCCTGAGCCATATCCACCATGATGTTGCGCTTTTCACCGAGCATCATTTTCTTGTTGTCAGTGAGCATGATTATCTCGATGCGCTCTTGATATTCAGGTGGCAATGCGTTGTATTGCTCCCATACCTGGCTCTGGATCTTGGGCCCGAAGGTCTTGTAGCGCGTGTGCACTGAGCAGATCAGCACCGAGAGGTCGATGGTCGTCACGCGGTCAGCACCCCAATCCCACCCCAATCGCCACCAGCAGGATGGATGATCTCCCTCGCGGATCCGTCCTTGACTTCACTCCACACCTGCGGGACCTCGCAGGGAGGGTCTCCTAAACCGAAGGTGGCGATGTCGTGGAAAGCGATAAGGCCACCTTTGCGAACCCAGGTCCGGTAGGTCCGGTAGTCCCCCATCGCGCAGTCGTAGGTGTGGGCTCCGTCGATAAACAGGCAGTCGATCATCCGGCCCGCCAGCACACCCAACAACGTGCTCAGGGCTGCCGGATCCCGAGAGTCTTTATTGATCATCGTGGCCCCGTGCAGGCCCTGGATCAAAGCGGTGTTCACGTCGATAGCGATGACCTTGGGAGCGACCCCACACCAGGCGTACAGCGTGCCCCCGTAACCAGAGCCAATCTCCACAATGATCCGGGGCTTGAGGTCGATAAGGAGACCGAGGAACTCAGCCAGCTCTTCGGGCTTCTGCATCGCCTGGTGATCTACCGCCGTCTTGGCGAGTGCCGCCACATCGATGCTCATTTTGCCTTCTCCACGATGACCATGTTGGGGCGGAAGGTGATTGAAGCGAGGTTGTAGTCGCCGACGTGATAGCGCGACGGGATGTCTCCCATGTTGACTTGGTCGGCCAGTCGCCGGAACCACTGCATCGCGGTCCTGCGATAGGGATTGCTCACCGGCTTTTCGGGGTTGGCGCTGCTCTCGGCGCTGTCGATGTAGTACGAGGTGACGATGTCCTCGACGACGTAGATGCCACCTCGCTTCAACTTGGGCCACCACGTGATGAAGCTGGCGATCGTCTTTGAGGAGATGTGGCTGGCGTCGTCGATGATGATGTCAAACGAGATGTTGCCCTGCAGCTGCAGCGGGATCTCGGTCTGGTCGCTGCGATAGACACAGCAACGCGGGCCGAGGACCTCCCCGCTCACTCGGAGGATGTTCTCATCCACCCCGATGATGTCGCTGTCGGGGTTGGTGAAGTACTCGTTCCACGTCCCCAGGCTGGCACCCTGGTAGACACCCAGCTCTAGCAGCTTCACCGGCTCATCGCGTAGGTGACCGAAGAGCTTCTCGTAGACGGCCGTGTAACCGTGCCCATCAGAGGCCTTGTCGGTCCCATGTTTGAGGGCTAGCTCATCGAGGGTGGGCATCATTCGGTGTGTGTCTCCCTTGGAATTGATCGATCTGCTCGGCGTGCCACGAGCAATACCAGTTTACCTGTCCGTGGAACACCCGCAGGGTACATCCCCTCTCCGAACACCGCGTGTTGGCGCATTCGGCCTGGTTCTGTTTGTGCTTCTCGGCGTAGCCCCCCATCAGTGGTCGCAGCGGAATCGCGGATGATCGTCCTCGAAGCAGTCCCGGCTGCAGTAGTACCGGGTAGGGCCCACGCGCATGGGCCAGCCGCACTGGTGAGCGTCCTCGGGATCTTGGGCGTAGCGGTCCACCACCACGATGGGCTGCAAGCCGCATCCGGCACAAATCTGGATGGTGGTCTCTTTTGACTTGAGGTTCTCACTCACTTGATTTGATCTCCTCGTGCCTGGTGACCATGCCCACCGACCGCAGGGCATCGGCCACCGCAATGGCACTGTTCTTGCTGGCACACCTGGTGCGCACCGTATAGGAGACGTCGTCGTCCTCGCGCGGCCAGCCTGCCAGGACGTAGACGCCGGGCTCAGGATCTGGCTCCGGCCACTCGGGCTCCCACTGGTAGCCTTCGGCGCTCGCTGTCGCTTCCTCACGCGCCGGGTAGATGCCTATTGGCATCCAGCCGTGCTCGGGGTGCTTAGCCCAGTGCTGCCAGCTGGTATCGGTGTGATGGCTGAGCACCACGTGATGCTCGGCCGCCCATAGCTCACGCAGGTCCTTGTAGATGAACCGCTGCCCGTTGGGAAACGCCCGGCGGCGTGCTCGAATGGCCCGACGCAGCTGTTGAGCCAGTAACGAAGTAGGAGGATGACAGACCCAATCGAGAATCAATGCAATGTCACGATCGTCCTCAGGCTGCGATCTGTGGAACCACGACGTCGCCCTGATTGACCAAGAGCTGCTGGTAGTCGGAATAGCTCACGAAGAAGTCGCCGTCGATGCCCCAGTCGTTACCCCAGCTGTTGCGGAACTTGATCAGCTGAGTGAGTGGGTTGAAGCCGATCGCCAGATACTCGTGGCCTCCGGCGATGTTGGAGTCGTCCAAAGAACCGACACTGACCAGGCCGTTCTCGTCGGCGTTCTCCATGTCGTTGGTCCAGGCCGTACCCACGCACACCGGTTGGGTGGCCAGTGCGTGCAAGAACATCTGGAAGCTAAAGGTGTGCTGGTAGGTGCTGACGTAGCCCAGCTCCTGGCAGGCTTTGACCGCACCCAGACCCGAACTGCCAGTGTCGTCGGGCGGGTAGTAGCCGGTGGACGCATCGTGCAGGCCGTCGTCGTGGGTGGCGTGGCCGTAGATGTCGAGCGCATCCTCCTCGGTGAAGAACTCCTTGTTCATCTTCTTGCGCAGAGAGGCAGCGAAGTCGGTGTTGAGGAACTGGGCGAATGCGTTGCCGGTGCACGCCGAGGTCTGACCTTGATTGAGCGGCGGGATGGAAATGCCCCACTCCACAGGCTTGGTGGGTAGTGGGGCTGCAGGGGTAAACGCGTAGAGCAGGCTTCGCGAGTCGTGGTCGACGTGGCGGCCAAGGCCGTGCAGTCGCTGGACGTCAGAAACAAGGCGCACTACGTGGACGGTCATCTCACTCCTGGGTGGGGTCGATCGCTCACTTAGAAGATGGTCTTTGAAATCGGGTCCTCATGCAGGTCAGAGCTGCCCTCGCGCACGTAGCCCTTCACGCCGTCGGCCATGCCGGACACGATCTCGTGGCGCAGCCGGTCGTGGTCGGTTTCGGATTCGTGGTGGACGCGCCCCTGGATGACCACACGAGGGATGACGGTGCCGGTCGACGGCGCCATCTCGGCGGGTAAGCCCGGGACGCGGGCGTCCATCCAGTCCACGCCGATGAGCCAGCCAGCCTCGCCGAAGATCTCGCGGGCGGCCTGCATGAACTGCATCATGGTGTCTTCGTCGAAGACCTTGTTCTGGAATCGCTTGTTCAGCTTCTCCATCGCGCCCTTGAGGGCCGGGATCTCGGATGGATACGGTTCGACGTCTGGTGCGGGGTGTGCCACGTACCTAACCCTATCGTGGGAATGCGACGGGAGTGATTAGACCGGACGGAAATTTAGGAGGCGCCGGGGAAGGAGACACACACGAATCCGGTACCCGGCGCCTGCTTCACCTTAGCAGCGTTCCGACTGCCCCTCATCAAGATCTGAGTGTGACATCTCACCTACACCAACGTTAGAGACCGATTAGGTCAACCGTGCTCGACCAGAAGAGTCTGGCAAGTGTGGCAACGCTCGATCATTCTGGGGGCTTCCAGGGCCAATGAGCCACCCAGTGTCTGTAGGCGGGTGCGGTCGGCGTAGTTGTGCACTTCGTTGGCGACCGAAGTGAATGCTTGGGCGACGTCAAAAACGGTGGCGCCCTCCTCGGGGAGCTGACGCACCCGGTCGAGGATGGCATGCAGCTGACGCTGCGGAACATTGAACTCGTGCCCCAGCTGTTCGGCGAAGGACAAAGGATGACCAGGCACAGCCAGAAGAGCCGTGTCCTTGTAGCGGTCCAGATGCTCGTCCATGTTGGACAGCAACCGATCGGCAGCCTCTTCCATCGACTCGATGACCTCAGCCACACTCAATCCCTTGATCACGATCTTGTCTTCGGCCGCATCGGTCACCATCCCGTTGGTACAGACCAAACGATGAAGGAACCGCGACACGCTGGGCGCCTTGACCTTGCTGGGGGACGCCAAAAAGCGGATGCCGCCGCAGGTAATGTCGCCGACCTCAGGGCGGCCGGGGATGCGACGAGGATTGGGGATTTCGATCTTGAAATCGTCAGAAGTGATGTCGACATGAAACACCTGCTCATCGCGCAGCAGCAGGCGGATATCGTCCTCTGGCTTGAAAGTGCGCTCGATCATGCGCGCGACCCGCGCGACCGGCAGCATCATCAAGCCAGGGCTGTAGAGGGCGGTCACGTTGTCGTCGACGGCTTCGAGCACGACATCGACATGGCCCTTACGGTCGCGCCAGTACCTCAATGTCGTCGACCTAAAATCTGGCGGGCATTCTTCAAGATAGGTCGCAGGCAGCTTCAAAAACTTGGCCAGCACCCGAAGAGTCTTCTCGTCGAGCAAAAACTGGGCGGCCGGAGTGTCTTCGGAAGCCGGAATCGTGATCGATGAACAGTCGTCAGGGATGGCCAGGTCCCCCAACCGCACGATCCGACGGCTCTCCTTGCGCTTGGCTAGATTCTCTGCCAGCTCGGCGACTTTCACGGTGGTGTGTCTCCCTTCATTGTAGGAAAATTGGGGTGAATCCGATTGTAGCCGCATTCACCCCAACTTCCCACCACGCCAGCCGAACCCTACCCCGACAAGCCGCGCCTAACCCCGCCTGGCCTGCCTTGACAAACCCTGCCTAGCCCTGACGCAACCTGCCATGCCTGGCCTGCCTTGCCGTGCGTAACCCTGCCTCGCCGCGCCGAACAGAGCCGTGCCTGCCTAGCCGCGCCTTGCCAGGCCACACCCCGCCTGACCTTGCCATGCCTGCCTTGACGGACCTTGCCGGGCCCTGACTAGCCGAACCTTGCCCTGCCTGCCATGTCACGCCTAACCACACCGCGCCCTGCCTGGACAAGCCCAACCGAGCCTGCCATGCCACGCCTAGCCGGAGCCAGAACTTGCCTGGCCGTGCCCAGCCGCGACTGCCTTGCCATACCAAGCCGCGCCCAACCGCACCGAGCCCTGCCTGCGTTGCCGTGCCTAGCCGCGCCTTGCCTGACCACGCCGTGCCTGCCGGACCGTGCCGTACCAATCCGTACCTCGCCTGGACCAGCCGCGCCTGCCTTGACATGCCTAGCCTTGACATGCAATGCCCTGCCTAACTAGCCTGCCAAGCCTCGCCAAACCGAGCCAAAACCGGCCACACCATACCGTGCCTGCCTTACCCAGCCTTGCCCCGCCGTACCCAGCCAAGATATGCCGCGCCTGCCAAGCCGCGCCACGCCTAGCCCGACCGCACCATGCTCTGCCGAGCCTGCCTTGCCGAACCGCGCCACGCCAGGCCAAGCCTCACCACGCCAGGCCGGACCAAGCCTGCCTCGCCGGGCCGCGCTGCGCCCCGCCTTGCCGTACCTTGCCTGCCTTGCCCAGCCTTGCCTAGCCCGACCGCACCATGCCTTGCCCCGCCTGCCATGCCTAGCCGGACCGCGCCAGGCCTCGACGGGCCTGGCCTCGCCTGCCTTGCCATGCCCCGACGGGCCACACCTGGCCAGAACGTGCCTGCCACGCCTTACCGAGCCCCGACGCGCGGAACCGAGCCGTGCCATGACTGCCTCGTGGCTACCCTTCTTCTTGGAGCAACCCCCGCTGCACCAGCTCTTTGAACTCGGCCAGATGCTCATAGCGACGGCGTAGGTCAGCGATTGCTCGCTTGCATGACCGCAACTCGATCTCTGCCCGAATGGGATCTGCCATTATTTGCTCGGCCGGTTCAAACGTCCCGGCCGTGACTTCTGGATTTCCGGCCTCATAGCTGGATAACCAGAACCGCACGCTGCGGCGCTCGCCGTCGTGGTTGGAGAACGACTGCTTTACGGTCTTAACCAGCTGTCGAGCCTGCCAGCAACGGTACTGGTGTCCGGCGACCTGATCGTCCCATTCAAAACGATCGTGGAGAGGATGGGAGGCCACGGTGGCCTCCCTGACAAGGTCCTCATCCTTCAAGCTGCCGAACCGCTCGTAATGGTCCACCAACACTGACCGCAGATCAGCCATTGAGCACCTCGATGGGCTCGTCGGGATCCACCTCAAAGGTGCCGAAGACGCCCTTCTTCTCCGGACGCCACTCGCCCACGCCGACACCCAGACCTCCGGCATCGAGCAGGGAAAGCACCGATTCCTGATCGATATTGGTCTTGGCGAAGGAGATGTCCAAGGTGGCTCGCCAGGGCCAGAACTCCGGACGGTACCGCAGATCCCGGCCACCTCGGCCCACGGTGACGGGATCTTCCCGCCGCTCAGGTGTGCCGACGATCTCCACCAGCTGCTGCTTGGCCGAGGTGGAGTAGCAGCCTTTGAAGAACAAAAATTGCCGCAAGGCCACCATGGTCACCGATCGGGTGTAGAACCTGGCCGCACCGACCGTGGCCTCCTTGAAGGCCATCAACGGGAAGCCGTAACGCTTCTCGCCTTCGGGCCCGGTCTCGTCCAGGAGATAGAACGCCGACTGGTATTCAGCTTCGGGGTCCTTATTCTCCTTGGGCAACTTCACGCCCTGCATGTTGAGCAGCATCTGGCGCTTGGCCTTGGCCGACCAGTTGTTCATGATCAGCGGAGCGGTTCCTCGAATGGGGACGAGGATCCGGCCCGCTTCGATCTTGGAGATGGAAATTACCGGAGGCGGTGGCTCATTGGGAGGAGGGACCGCCTTTTTCTTCTCTGTGTTTGTCATGCAGGGACTATAACAAAATTAGAGGAAAAAAGTAAACCCCTCGGGTTAAGTTTGACGAGGGATCTGCAGCAGATTCCAAGCGGTGTGGATGGCGTTCAACGCACCGGAGGGGACCTTGGTCGACGTCACGTACGGGATGGCCGTTTCGCTGGCCGGGGTGTTGATCATGGCCGAAGGTGCCAGCAGGTTGGACTGCAGTTGCGCGGTACCACCCAGGTAGTTGGCGCCGGAGCCCAGCGGGATCGGCGCACCCACTTTGGTCCAGGGCCTGCTCGGGTACCGGGAGTAGATCTGGCTCACCTGGTTGCCACCCGAGTTGGCGACGGTGGACAGGTAGTGGGTGCGCCGCCAGCGCACGTGGCTCACCGGGCCCAGGCTGTTCAGGCCAGCCTCCGGCGCCCCGTGAGCCGGGTTGGAGTCCCAGCCGCTACCGGTGCCGTACTGCCACACCAGAGGCAGCTGGCTGACGGCGGCCGTCGCGCTCTGGGCGTAGGTGCCCCCGATCTGACCAGAGGGCTTGCGGGCCCGGTAGACGTTGCCGTCAGCGTCGGTGCCGAACGCGGTGATGTAGTTGTTGTCCACCGCCAGGCCCTTGTCGAAGGAGACCCCCTGGCTGACCAGGTTGGGGATGACCTCCTCGCCGACAGGCACCACACGCCCGGCGGTGGCCACCCGGAAGTGCTGAATCAGTCCGCCGGTGGCGGTGGAGTGCAGCAGGAAGACGTAGTCCGCGAGCGACGTGCCGTCCACAAGCGTCGGGCTACCCAGCCCAGGTGTGGCGATCGGAATCGCCGGGGAGGAGGCCACAAGAGTGCGAGCACCAGAAGCGCCCAGGATGAACCACGTGGGAGTGAGGTCTTCGGTGTGGGCGCTGAAGTAGCCCGCTTGTGTCGGCGAGGGGGTGGCGGTGGTCCAACGTCGGGCGAAGGCTGCCAGAAACTGGGAGGAGGAGATTGGGTGCACGTGTACCAATGCCCCCGCCGCCATCGTCGTGTTGTCATAGAAGGTCCCCAGCCGAGAGTTGGAAGCGCTACGGGTGGCGGTGGCCACCGAAACACCAGCCTGGTCGAACGAGCTGGCGTCAACCTGAGCTAGCGGGCTCGACGCCACTACTCCCCGTCCTCGTCATCGAAGTCGTTATCCTCGCCCGGGTCGAACTCCTCGTCATCGGCGTCGGCAGCGCGGACCATGACTCGCTGCGCAATGGCTGGCACGCTGGCCGACTGCGGCAGCTCGTCGCCCTGGATGCGCGCGACGATCGCAGGCCACTCCTCGGGAGGCACGCTCTCCTTGAAGATCGTGATGATCCGGTTGACCTGAGCCAGCATCTCCGCGTGCTGCTGGGCCCCGGCGGTCTTGGCTTCGATCTCGGCCAGCTTCACCGCCGCGTTCAGGCCATCCGAGTAGGGCACCTCAGTCGTGGGCTGGATCAGGTTCACCCAGCCCTTCTGCACCACTGCTTCCAAGAAGGCCAGATGGCTGACTGTCTCGGCGATGCCGTCCTCGTAGTCCTTGCCCATCTGACGGCCCCGACGCACCCCGATGTTGCGGAAGATCGCCCAAGCCGGGTTGTCGATGGCGAAGTGCTCTTTGGCGTGGTGGCCGATGATGCGTTGAGTGATCGGGCGCTCGTTGCGTTGCTTACGCACCGGATTGATTGAAGCGTTGATGATCGTGTAGATGTCGCGGTAGCTCATCATGCGCGCGAGCAGATTGTTGATCAGCATGCGGGTTGGCTCGTCTTTGCACACCCGGCAGCGGTGCTCGGTGCGTACCTCTAACTGACCCGCTTCCCGCAACCGCTTGATCTCGGCAGCCACCATGGCATCGATGTCGGTGTCGGCGCGGGGTGGCTCTCCCCCAGCTGCAACTACCTGCTGCTGGCCCACGTCGGCGGTCACTAGGGCTCCTGTTTGAGGTTGGTCGGTCGCTGCCCCATCGCGGGGTTGAACGCTCGCCGGTACATGCCGTGGGAGATCGCACGGTCCGGCGCCCCGTACGGTCCGATCAGCTCACGTGACCACCGTAGCAACAGCTGGTCGGTGGTGAGGTAGTCCACGTCGAGCCCCTGCTCGCGTAACTCGCGACGATCGTCGGCCAACAGCCTCTCGGTCTCGTCCTCCACCGAATAGTCCACGCCCGTGCGCAACGGCAACACGCGCGACTCGGTACTTACCTCAAAGGAACCATCGTCGCCGAACATCCCCGTCGTCCCCTAAGCCGAAATCAACTCGCGTGCGGGCTCGGCTGGCTGCTCAACCTTATGCCGGGTGCGCTTGATGTACACCCGGGGTACCCACACGCCCGCCTGCTTGTCGTCGTAGGCGGCGACCATGCGCGCCAGCGCGGTGTCGGCGTACTGCTGCACCGGCGTGGTCCACTCCGACTCCGGAGAGAACATGATGTCGGTGCACGCGCGCTCGGTGAAGCCACGCAGGCAGATCAGCTCGAACGCCTGACGCTGGCGGTCTGGTAACGACAAGATGCCCACCATCATGTCCGGCAGGTAGATCTCCTCGAACGGGAGGATCTCGTCGTGGATGGGAATGATGCCGGGCATCTCCATCTCGCCGGTCTCGATGAGGGCATTGAAGTGCTCTAGGTGCTGGTACACCCGTTTGAAGAATTGAAACCTTCTTTTTTGAGGATCCGTAGGGAGTCTTCTCATCTTAGGCACTCCTTTCCCAAATTCCATTAACGACCCTACTAATGGTCATCGCACTCACCCCAAATATCTTGCCTATGTCATCTAAGGTAAGACGACCACACGCCTGCAAGGCCTGAATCGCTGTCACGTCCACAGGCCGGAGGGACGAACGTAACCATCCAGCTCGACCACGTGCAGCATTGCAGTTGGTGCAGCTAGGAACCAAATTCTCTGGATCGTTATTAGCAACATCGTCATCCAAATGATCGACGACAATCGAATTACCGCCAATTCCGCCCCATGTCAACCGATTCTTTTCGCAATGATAAACCCCCATCCAATAACAGGAATGGGGGCCGTCGCCAATTTTGTCATAAAGCACCTGACGATGTTCGAGAATAATCCCATTCTTCCCAGCCAGACGATGTTGTGGGAGGTAGAGAAGTATGTAGCCTTCCTTCGTCGTCAGCTTGGGTTGTCGAGGCCGCCGATGTCGACCACACTCGCAGTCAACGGCGCAAACCACCGTCGTCAATTCTCTTCCACCCCCTATCTCTCAAAGCTCTTCCAGGTCCGGATCTTTTCGAGATACGCGATGAACTGGCCTATCTCGTCATAGAAGTCCTTGCAGGTCTGCCACAGGGTCCACCGGAAGAACGCATGGTAGCGGTCGGGACGCGACTCGCGGTTGGCCCGGGCGTTGCGGTCGTTGATGGTGCCGTCGTAGGTGGAGTGATAGGCGTCGTCGTGGAAGTCCCCCGCGCAGCTCTTTGCGTAGACGGCGTCGGCCAGCAGCTCGCTGATACGCGGCCTCAAGTCCAGCCGCAGCTTCTCTAAGCGCAGGATCGCCACCTCGAAATCCTGGCCGGTCAGTTGGCGATAGTCCTCTATCAGATGCCCGTCGGGACCCCGCTTGTAAACCTGACGGCCCTGGGCGTCCTTGAGGTTAACCTCCTGGTTGCCGAACCATTGAGTCTCGGGCACGTGCATGGCACCGAAGAAGTTCTCGAAGATCTGGACGGCGCCGAAGAAGTCCTTGCTGAACTCCTGGTCCACCAACACACCGATGCGCCCCAAGATGGTCTGATCCTCAGGGCGCCAGTTGAAGCGGATCTTCTCGAAGATCGACTTACGCTGCTCGGTTTCGAGGTCGTCGATCTCGGTGGGCTCTTGAGGCAAAGAATCGGTGAGCGGGGCGATCAGTTGGTCAACCACCGCATTGGTGAGGTTGCTGGATCCCTCGCTCACACCCTGTAACCTTCCGCCCCCGGGCCCTAGTTGCTGATACTGCTCAAGATAACACGCTTGTCATGAAGGGAGGGGTATATCTTGTCCGGCGGCACGTAACAGTTTGAGCAAAGTGCTCACCGTCATGATCGCGTACTGGTCTCCGAAGGTAGCCTTCCCCCGACGCTTGGCCACCACGATACCGCACAGCGCACCGTCGTTAGCAGCCTCTTTCTCGGCCTCGGTCACCCACCCGGCAAGATCGATCGCACGCTCGGCCTTGCACTCGACGACTACCCGCTGGGCGCCGACGCGGAAGTTGGAGACGTCGCCCCGATCCTTGATACCCGCGAGCGCCCGGCGCTCAATCCTGTCGTCCCACTCTTCGTTGAGTCCGTTGGAAACCACGACCTCGAAGGCGGTGCCCTTCCTTTTACTGGGGTTGCTCACTGCGGTCCTTCCACGCCTGGGTGATCGCCTGGGTGTCTTGTGGTAACCACTCGGCTCTGAACTCACCGCACCGGTTAACCACCACAATGGTAGGCCCCACATCACTACCGTCGAGGAATCGTTGAGCACTGTCCTCGTCGGCGAACACGATGTAGGCCGGGATCCGGCCGTGCACCGGGTGGGGCTCGTCCTCACCCTGACACGACAGCCGGGTCTTCAGGCCTTGGTCCCACAAGAGCGTCAACAATTCGGCCAATTCGGTATCCACCCAGATACCGTTTGGCCAAATGGTAAGGGTCTGTTCGTGCAGCAGCGGATTGCCCAATTTGTCCCGGCGCCCGGCCGGGATAGTCCAGCTCACTGCGGGCCCTCGGGGTTGTGCCAGCAAGCGAAGCGGGCCGGGCAGCCGGTGACGCGGGCGCTGTTGGGTGCACAGCACGGGATCGGTAGACGGTTGAGCGCGATATCCGCCCTCACCCGGTCGAACTTGGCGTAGATCTCACTCAGTAGCGCATCGTTGCGCTGGACCTGAAGCTCCTTGACCCGAAACGGATAGCCGGTCTCCACCATCAGCACCACACCCAACTCCAAACCCTGGCTGTCTAGCTGGATCGAAAGCTGGGCGTCCCACTCCGGCAGCGGCTCGTTGGTCTTGCCAAACTTGTAGTGCGTACGCGTCTTGATCTCCACCACGATCGGCCCCCGGACCGGGTGATCGACAATCATGTCAATCTTGCCGCGCACGTTGTGCTCGGGCATGGTGAAGAGCTTCTCGATGTTCTCCTCCTTCACCAGCCCAGTTCCCAGCATCTGGCGCTGCACCACCTCGTGAAGGCTGTGGCCAACCGAAACCGTCATCTCGCGCTGCAGGTCGTACTGCTCGTCGACGAGCCACTTCTGGGTGCGCGGGTGGAACAGGTAGTAGAGCAAACGCTCGTCCATCAGCGGATGCGTCGACGGATGGAAGTATCCGTCGCCCCGGCCGTAGTAGGGATCCTCGGCGCTGCGCATCGCGTTCTCGAAGTACGGCAGGATGAGGTCCTGGCGGGCCAGGCTGTTGAGGATGTTGTCGAACGCCGTCACGTCACTTCCTCCACGTCGATGCCCTTGAGCATGAAGCCGTAGTCGCCGGTGACGAACAGCCAGCCGATCTCGTTGCCGTCGGCGTCGGTGAACCGAAACCGATGGTCCTCTAGCTTGCGACAGTCCCTGCCATCCTTGTTGCATAGATCGGGACGCCGGGGCCAAACAATATTGCTCACGGGCACTTCACTTTGTGCCTCTGCACATAGATCCCGGCCCTCCCCGCCTTCTTGGCGCAGTCCATAGTGCCTGGCGAGCGGTTGACAACGATGAACGCGTGACAGCGGTAGGGCTGCGGTTCCTTCTCGACCATGTCGGTATTGCGCGCGAACCCGGCAGCCAGGCCACGGTTCCAGTCGGCAGGCATGGGATCCTGCGGAACGCCGTTGTCCTCGCACCACTGCCGGGTCATATCGTCGGCGCCGCGCTTGGCCTTGCCGTGACGCACCACCAGATCGGGATGCTCCGCACGCTCCCGAATCAATACCGAAACCAGCCGACGACGATCTGTCCACTCTCGCGAGCCGGTCACCAGCAGTACGTGCGTCACGCCGAGACCTTGTAGTCGTTGAGGATCGAACGGATCACCCGGGCCATGTCCTGCACGGTGTCCAGGCCCTCCATCGGGAAACCCATCTCGATCTCGGTGATGACCTGATCGATATCAGCCAGCTGGTGGGCGTGACTGGTGCGCCGGTTCTCCACCAGCTCGTCGAAGTCGTCGAGGGTGGACAGCACGTAGTCCTCTGGCCGCACGGCGCCGTGATGCCAGAACCGCAGTGGCAGGATGAACCGCTTGCCCAGCTCGATGGCACCCTCCACCTGGTGAGCCAGGAACTGGCGGTTAAGGGTGAAGGAGCCCTTCTCGGTGACCTTGCAGTCGGCCAGCAGGGCGAACCGTGACTGGCGCAGGTGCCGATTGTCGACGGCGTCCCCCGGCGCGTAGAACTGCGACCCGCTGGCCGGGGTGGAGTCCAGCCCCAGCCGGTGCTGTATGTCGCGCTCGAACTCTTGCCATGCCTCCATCAGCCCTCCTGAAATACCGATTGTCGGAACAGCTCGCCGACGGGCATGTCGTCGAGTTCCTCGGGGTTGCCGATCGGGGCCACCTCGTTGCCGTGGTCCTTGAGCCGGGCCATGATCGCGGTGGTCAGCTCGGTGCGCAGCACCTCGTTCTGCTTGACGTAGACGGCGAACTGGTCGGCACCGCAGATCTTTCCGTCCGGCAGCTGCTCGTGGTAGTACCAGGCGCCCTTGCGCTCGATGGCGCCGGTCAATGCCGACAGCCGGGCGATCTCCTCGACCTGGTCGACACCGAAGCCCCATTGCTCGGTGTGGACGTTGAAGAACCAGTACTGGCAGGTGCGCCCCTCGATGCCCCCGGCCTGGTTCTTGACGACCTTGGCCGCCACGGTGTGGCCGATCTTGACCTTCTCGCCGTTGAGCGTCTCGTACACCTCGCCCTTGGCCTTCTTCAGGTACACCCGCATGATCGCGGCGTGCTTGGGGGCCCGGCCGCCCGGCGTGATGATTCGGTGGAAGCCCTCGATGTCGTCTCGGGTCTGGTTGACCGCGAACGTGCAGCACTGGTACTTGGCGGAGAAGCTGGCCATGATCGGAGCGAACCGGGCCATCGCCTTGGCGTTGCCGGTCATCTCGTCTTTCTCGGTGGTCACGCTCTTGCGGGTCTGCGCCGAGGCGATCGAGTCGAAGAGCACGTAGGCGATCGACCCGTCGGAGACGCACTCCTTGTACATCTCGGTGGCGTCCTCGATGGAGTCGGGCTGCAAGTAGATGATCCGCTTGGACATGTGGTCGGCGCCGGTGATGACCCGAGCCCAGTCGAGGTCCATCTTGTGCTCGGTGTCCAGGATGACCGCGCCGCGCTTGGGTTGGGCGTCGAGGAAGTTCTTCATGCCGATCAGGCCCAGCGTGGTTTTGCCGCAGGACTCCGCTCCGAACACTTCGACATAGCGGTCACTCGGCCAGCCGCCCACGCCGGTGGCGAAGTCCAAGGCCAACGAGCCGGTAGAGATCTTGGGGTAACGCGGCATCTGTGCCGCCATCATTACTGACTTTTGGCCGAACTTCTCCTGCATTCTTTCGGCCAATTTCTCAGCCGGTGTTTTCGGCACGCGTGTCTCCTATTCTAAAGACAATCTCTTCCCTTGCCACTTTAGCTTCGGCCAATATCTTCATCGCAAATTCGTTGCACGTTTGAGTGGAAGGCTGAAATCCTGTCGTATTCAGTACGGCATCCGACAACACGATTCCCAACGCCTGCACTTCTGCCCTAGTTGCCATATTCGTTCCAGATCCGGTCCAGCCGGAATAACTTGCTCAGGCACACACCGTCGTCGAGGCGCTCGCAGACCGCCAGCACCGGCTTGCCGACGTCCAGGTAGTCCTTGTACTGCTCGAAGGCCCGGGGGAACACCACGATGTCGTAGACGTCGCCCTGCCACTCCACGCCCAGGAACGCCATCAGAGCCCCGGCGTTGCGGCCCTTCTTGACCACGTGCGCGCGCGCCTTAATGATCTCCCCGCCGATGACCAGCTTCTGGCCGGGGAGGTACCGGCGCAGCGCGGCCGGGTTCTTGATGGCCTCGCCCTCGATGGCCCGCACGTACTTGCCCATCGGATCGATGGTGACGAACGAACCGACCAGCTCCTGCTCGATCCCGTAGAGCACGTCCTCGTCGGAGAAGTCGGGCACCGGGATGTGGAACTTCTCGGAATTGGCCAGCTTGGCGGCGACGATCTCGTCTTTCTGGGCGTCGGTGAGGGTGGCCCGCTTGCGAGGTGCGACCTCCTTGATGATCCAGTGCCGCTCCATCTGCTTCAGGATCCACCCACGGTCTCCCAAGCAGTCCAGGGCCCCGATCATCGCCAGGTTGACCGCTGAGGCCTTGTAGGCCCCCTTCTTGGCCCGGTTCAGGTAGTCGTCGAGGGAGGTGTAGGGCTGCGCGGCCACGATCGCCTCGGCCGCCACCCCGCCGACTTTCATCACCGAGTCCAGGCCGTAGCGGATGGTGTTGCCGTGCAGGCTGAACGTCATGCCGCTGAGGTTGATGTCCGGCGGCAGGATCTCGATGCCCCGGCGGCGCGCATCGCGGATGAAGCGGTTGCGTTTGGCTTCGTCGACCTGCAGGCAGCCCAGTAGGAACTCGGCCGGGTAGTAGTGCTTGACCCAGATCTCCTGGGTGGAGATCAGCGCGTAGCCGATGGCGTGGCTCTTGTTGAAGCAGTACCGGCCGGACGCCTCGATCGACGCCCAGATCGTTTCGGCAATTTCTTTCGCGGCCGAGGGTTTCACGACCAACGCCGACATATAAGCCTGCGAGGCCATACAACCCTGGACGAACTTGTCCTTCATGGCCAGCACGTCGGCCATGATCTTCTTGCCGACCGCCTTACGCAGCGCATCAGACTCCGAGAGGGTAAAGCCCGCCAGCTCGACGGCGGTCTGCATCAGCTGCTCCTGATAGACCAAAATTCCGAAGGTGTCCTTGGTGATCGACTCCATCATCGGGTGCTGGTAAGTGACCTCCTCAACGCCAGCGCGTCGGCGCAGATACGCGTGATAGAGGCCAGCATCTCGGACGCCTGGGCGGTTGATGGAGATGAGGTCGGCGACGTCAACCATAGAGCGTGGCCGGAACTCGATTGCCGAGTCGGTACCACCAGGAGTACCAAGCTGGAAGATGCCAACGGTCTGCCCTTCATCGATCTGGGCCCAGATGGCCGGGTCCTCGTAGTGAATCTCGCTGAAGTTCTCATAGTCGAGCACCACGCCATGACGCTCTTTGATCGCGTCAGCGGCGATCTGCAGCGCGTCGAGGTGGCGCAGCGCCAGGAAGTCGCCCTTCAGTCCGCCCAGGTCCTCGACGTCGTACATGTCGAACTGGGTGGTCAGGGTGCCGTTCTTGATCCGCGTCGGCAGCACGTCGCGCAGCGGCTTGTCCTTCGGGGTGATCAGCACGGCCGCCGCGTGCACGCCGGTCTGGCGGATGACGCCGATCAGATCGTTCGCATCGCGGAACAGCTCAGGGTGCTTGGCCACGTGCGGCGCCAGCTCCTTGCTGTGATCGGCGACAATCTCGGCCCAAGGCCTCTCGTCGCTGTCCTCGGCCGACTCCTCCTCCTCGACCTCGGCAGCCACGAACCGCTCGACCAGCTTCCCGATCGTTTCGAGGTCCTTGTACTCGATGTCAAGCATCCGGCCCAGGTCCTTGATAGTGCCTCGGGCCCGGTTGCGGCTCATCGTGCAGATCGAGCACACATGGTCGTGGCCCCAGCGGTGCTTGACATACTCCTTGATGCCCGCGCGCTTGGAGCGCGGGAAGTCGATGTCGATGTCGGGGAAGCCCTTGCGCTCGCGGATCAGGAAGCGCTCGAACAACAGCCCATACTTGATCGGATCGATGCTGGTGATACCCAGCAGCCAGGCCACCAGGGAGCCTCCGGCGCTTCCTCGGCCGGGCCCGATCAACATCGGCTCGGGGGGTCCTCCGGTGACGTACTGGGCCCACGTGCCTTGCCGTGCCGCCTGGACGTAATCGTGCACGATGAGGAAATAACCGGCGAATCGCTTCTCGGCGATGAGGGAGACTTCAGACTCCATACGGGCGAAGTAGGTTTCCCGGTTGAGTCCACCTCGCTCAACTTTGTCTTTGAACCCTCGTTCCACAAGGTCCAGAAAGAGCGAGAAGTCATCGGCCTCCGATTTGCCAAACAGCGGCATGCCCAGCATGGGTTTGATCTCGACGTCACAGGTGTCGGCCACCTGGCCGGAGTAGTCGATGGCCGTGCGCACCACGTCGGCAGAGATGCCGTGCCGGTCCATCCAGAAGACCAGCTCGTCGTCGCCCATCATGTGGTCGGCCTTTTGGCCCTTACCCTCGGCCTGGTCGGGATTGGACTCGCTCTTGAAGCCCCAGACCAGCTCCTTGTAGCGCCAGTGCTGCGGATAGGCGTGGTGGGCGTCGTTGACCACCACCATGGGAATGCCCATCTCGGTGGCGAATCTGACTTTGGCCTGATTGAGGTCGGTCATCAGCTGGCTGGCCTGCGCGGTGGTGATCGGCTGGCCCTCCCACATCACCTCTTCGTCGCCGCGCTCCATGTACTGCCAGGTGTGCAGCTCGACATAGAACCTGTCGCCGTAGACGGAGTGCAAGCTGGCCAGATATTGCCGGGCGGCGTCGTCATCGCCGGACTTCACCGCCTTGCCGAGCATGGTCATGATGCAGCCGTCGCTCGCGTACAGCCCTTCGGAATGCTGCCGTAGCAGGTCCAAGTCCGCTAAAGGCTTGCGGTAGAAGTACTTCGGATCGTAGGCGGTGGAGGAGAGCGCCCACAGGTTTTTCAGGCCCACGTCGTTCTGGGCGATCAGGCAAATGTGGCTCATGAAGTCGCGCTGCAGCAGGCTCTGGTCTCTCGCCGCCTGGATGTCGGCCGCCCAATACCCCTCCATCCCGAAGATCGGCTTGACGCCCTCGGCCTGGCAGGCTTTCTGGAACGCCAAGTGCTGGTTGACCTCGCCGTGATCGGTCAGTGCGACCGCGCTTTGACCCAGCTCCTTGGCCCGCCGGGCGATCTGAGCCACCCGAGAAAAGCCGTCGAGGAAGGAACCTTCGCTGTGGTTATGGAAACCACACTGATTGCTTGCGGATGCCCCAGGCGCTTCCCCAAACGCCCGGGGGTCCGCCACCATTTCCATGTGGGGAAAGCGGAATTAGGTGGTCTGCTGATCCGGACGCGCGTAGCCCTGCATGCGTGCACGCAGCGCCGAGAAGTCGCTGTCCTCGGCCGGTGCCACCTGAGCTTGTGCGGGCGGCGGAGCAACGGGCGGGACAGCCGGAGGCTGGACCGGGTTCTGCGTGGTGGCCGGATGGAACTCACCGATGGGTCCGTTGGGGGCCGGTTGGGCCGGAGCCTGACCGGGAGTGCCCCACGGGTCCTGGCCCTGGCTGGCCGCCGTGACGTTGTACTGGGCGGGCGGTTGCTGCGGCGGAGGCGCCTGTTGGGGCACACCGGCGGAGAACGCCGGACCGTAACCCGACGCCGCCGGTTGCGGCGGAGCATAGCCCTGAGGAGGTGCCACGGGTGCCTGAGCCCACTGCTGCTGCGGAGCCTGGGCGGCCGGTTGAGCCTGGCCCTGCGCTTGAGGCGTACCCACCAGGAAGTGCTGAATGCGGCTCTCCGAGCCGTAGTCGTCGTACCACTCCTTGAGCGTCTTAGGGCACCACATGAACCGATCCTGGGCCTCGTTGTCCCACGGGCGCCCGTAGCCGTAGGTCTGAGCGACGACCTTGGGGTCGCGCAGCGGGTCGTTGGGGGCGGGGTCCAGCGGGCCGATGCGATACTTGGTGTCCAGTCGCTTGCCTTGGCGCACGATGACGTAGTCACGGTCAGTGATGGTGTTGTAGAGCCCGAAGAAGCCGACCAGCTGGTCCCAGAAGTTCTGGTGGGCCTGCTTGACGCACAAGAAGATGCGGGCCTGCAGGCCGTCGTCGCGGGTGACGATCTTGTCGACCACGTTGTAGGTCGGTCGGGCGTTGGGGTCGGTGAGGTCCTGCGAGGGAACCAGCTGCTGCTCGCGGACTACGGCCACGCCGATGGTCTTTTTCTTCAGCTTGCCGTCCCAGGCGCCGGGCTGCATATAGCGGGTCACCAGGTTGTTGGACGGGTCGGGAATGACGAAGTCCTGGAATTTGCCGTCAGCGGTACGAACACGCTCGGCGAAATCTGCGGTGATAATGTCGTCGGTCAAAAAGCGGACGACAACACGCTCGCCGTCATCGATGTTGAAGTAATCGAGCTTGCCTCCGAAATTACCTCGGGAAGCAGTGTCTTTCATGACGTCTTGAAGCGCGCCGAAACCGGTCAGCATTTTCGTTTTCCTTTTGTCAGTTTTCTCGGGCTGCCGGGAGAATCAATAGCGTTGAAGTTGTTGTGGGTAAGATCCCCGGCTGAGAGGTCACACTACCACGCAGGTAAAGAGAGCGAAAGCCTCCGCGCTGCCAATCGGCCAGCTTCTTGGGATTCTTAGGATGCCGCCAATCTCGGACCACTCGGGCTCGCCCTCGGTCAGCCATACCCGCATCGGCCTGGTGAAGCGGAAGATCGGGGCCACCTTCACGATGTAGTGGTACCAGAGTTGAGCACGGGCCCGGTCGCCGTAGCGCTCGCCGTCGGAGAACCAGTCGTAGTGGTCGTTGCCGGAGTCGACGTCGGCACCCTTCATCGCCTGCTGGCGATCGGAGCGGAAGATCCCGCCGTCCCCGAGATGACCCTCCTTGACGATCTCCTCCTCGTCGATGCGCACCCGGGAGAACTTGTTGGCGGCCGCCATGCGCGCCTGCTGCTCGTCGCACTTCTGGATGTGGTCGACCACGATCGGGTCGTTCATGTTCAGCTGCGAACGCACCCGGGAGTCCAGCCACTTCTCGCCGCGCGCCAGCTTGTCGTAGCGCTCGCGCCGCCTCTCGTTGAGCAGCACGGCCGCGATCTCGCGCAGGTACTGGAACTCCTCGGTGTCGCGCGACCAGCCGGTGTCGGGGTGATAGCGCCGGTACAGCGTGGCCAACGCGCGCCGGATCTGTTGCTTGGTGGCCGACGGCTGCAGCCCCAGCCGTCGGTAGTAGCCGTTGACGTCGAAGCAGATCTTGGCGATGCGGGCCAGCGCCCGGCAGCAGCTGGGGTAGCCCACGCCGGGGGTGAAGTCGCGCGAGTCGAAGAAGTCATCGTCGTCGACGACCTGGCGGCCGACCCGTTCGCTCTTGACGTAGGTCATGCTCGACTCGATCTCGGGCATGGGGTCGAAGACGTCCCAGGGCTTCTCCGGTGTGCGTTCGCCGCCGCACGCAATGTCGATGCTGTCGCGCATCGGATGACCCACCAGCGAGCGATACAGGTCGTTGGCGCTGGCGGGGTGGCTCAAGAACTTGTCCCCCGCGTCAGTGCCCAGAATCGAACGAATGTTTCTGGGACGGGTCACTAACAGCACCTCTTGCTGGGTGGGACGGCGGGATGGGCGGCCAGGCTGGCTCGCTTACGGTCTACCAGCTCGTGATGTCGATCGTGCTGCTGCTGTCGTGCCTTGCGGTGCGCGGGATGGGCGGCCAGCATCCGTTGACGCAGGCGACTCTGCCCGGGCAGCAAGACCTGCTTGCCACTCGGATGGTGAGTCACCCGGTAGCCGTCGGGCAGCGTACGGACGCTGGGCCGCTTATCCCCCATTTACGGCCGGGTTTGGACGCCGGTGACGACCGGGTTGCCGCCGTAGGTGGGAGGAGTCGCAGGACCACCCCACGGGGCGACCCGCAAGATGAACGACGCCACCTGAACGATGGCGATGGCTAGAACGCTGAAGACGAGAATTGCGTGCAACGTGGCTGGATCCATTATTTCATGCTCCTTCGAAGGCCCACGGTGTCGTACTGCGCCCGCTTCATGAACGCGGGTACGGCCTGCGCGAGCTTTGCTTGGACGTGCTCTTTCGTATCGTAGTCGGCCAGATCCATTCCCGGGTCCGGCTCGACGACTAGGACCTTGTTCATTCCCAAGTTCTCGACGATGTGCCGCTCCCCGGAACGTCCGGCCGGATCGTCGTCGAACCACACCCTGACGAGATCGAAGTTGTTGAGCAGCGCCAGCTGGTTGTCGGTGACCTTGGCCCCGAACGTCGCCACCACAGGGAGAGGAAGACCCAGGCTGTGGGCCTTGGCCACGCTGAACGGCGACTCGACCACGATCACGTTGCCCAGCTTGGCGTTGCGAGCCCGGTCGTAGCCGTAGAGCGTCTCAGCCTTCGGGAAGCCCAGGCTGCTGCGGTACTTGGGTTCCGGCTCGGCCGTCGGCGGCCAGGTCGGACCGGCGGGAATGGCCCGCTTCTGGAAGCCGACCAGCTTGCCCTCGAAAAAGTGCGGGAACACGATGCGATTGTCCTGGTCGTCCCAGCCCAGCTGCAGTAGCTCGACCGCCTCCTCGGTGATGCCGCGCGAGCTGAGGTAGGGATGCGGCATCGACCACTGGCGCCACGGGTTGAGGATGCTCAGCCCGTAGTCCGGAGGCGCGATGGCGTACATGCCCGGCTTCGACATCGTCCGAGTGAGCTTGGCCCTGAAGCCCTGCTCGTCGTCGGGCCCGGCGTGGATCAGATCGGAGACGGCCAGTAGGGCATCGGAGAAGGACTCCTTGCCCTCCATCTTCATCACCAGGTGGAACAGGTCTCCGCGCCACTTGCTGGCGTAGCAGATGAACTTGCGCTTCTCGACGTTGACCGACGCACTGGGGTGGGCGTCCCCGTTCTTGTGGTGCGGATCCACCCGGTCCAGCAAGCAGCTGTGCACCAGCTCGGTGGTGCCCTCCCCGCCGGGCATCTCGGTGATGTTCTCGGCGCCGTAGTGGTCGAGCACCTCGCGCGCGTCCAACGCGTTGAGGTAGCGGTAATACCAACGGCGCTCGGAGAGCGACTGCATGCCGACGTCTGTCACGACGTGGCCAGCGGATTGTCGTCGATCACCTTGTCGACCCGGATCTCGGTGCGCATAACCAGATGCCAGTGCAGCGACCACTCGCGCAGACCAGACCGGCGCGCGCCGAGGATCTTCAGCCGCATGCCGTTCTGCTGGCGCATCTCATCGGTGCGCCACAGGCCCAACGCCAAGTCGCAAATCGCCTCGATCTCGGTGGCGTTGGCGAAGGAGTCCAGCCCGATGCCCTCTCGGCGGGTCTGGCTGTCCCGGTTGAGCTGCACGGCCAGCAAGGCCGGTAACCGCCCGGCCGACCCCCGACCCAACTCGGTCTTGAGCTGCTTCATGCACACCGAGTGGTGCTCCTTGAGGTCCTTGGTCTTGCGACCGGGCTCCATCTCAGAGAGCTGGTCAATGATGATCAGATCGGCACCGACATGGCGGGCCCGGTTGACCAACGAGGCCGCCTGGCGGTCATCGCCCTCGGGTTGCTCGATCAGCAGATCCCCCAACGCGGCCAATTCGGCCTGTTTCTCGTGCAGAACCTGCATCTCCTCGATGGTCAGGCGGCTGTGCGAGAGCCGATCGTAGGACAATCGGGAGTACATCGCGTCGATGCGGTCCTCGATCTCCCCCTTGGGCATTTCCAGGGAGAAGAAGATCGGCTTCAGCCCGGCGTTGCGGGCAGCCACCGCACAATTGGCCAAGAACATGGTCTTACCGGTCTTGGAGTAAGCACCGATCACCGCCAGCTCGGACGGCAGCAGCCCGTTGGTCCAGGCATCCAACTCGGGGATGCCCAGCGTGACACCCTGCCCGTCACCCTGGGTGCGTTCCAAGTAGCGCTGTCGGCGCTCGTCGATGTTGGTGGCCATGTTGGAGCGCGAATGGCGCGGCGTGATGTCCTCGGCCATCGCGTGAGACTCCGCGCGCAGGTACTTCACCGCGCCCTGCGGATCCACCATGGCGATCTTGGCAGCTTCGAGCATCTTCTCCTGGATGTTCAGTGCCGCGAAGTCGTTCTTGAGCTTCTCGGCGGCCCAGGTGGTCGAGATCGCCTCGTCGGTAGGCAGGAACACTCCGGGGAACTGATTGGCCACCACATTGAGCGTGGGGGCCAGCCGTTGATGCTCCTGCTGCCAGTAGCCGACCATAAAGTTGAAGATCGCCGCGCAGACGGGCTCGGTGAACGCCGACGAGGACAGGCCCAGGTCCCAGGCCACCGCCATCTCGTCGGAGGTGGTGAGGTTGGCCAGCAGCCGCCGTTCCAGCTCAGACACGCTGGGACACCACCTTCCAGTTGTCGGGGCCCTCAGAGATATCGATTGTGGCCTCCCATCTGAAGAACATGCCGCCGACACGCAGAGCCGCCGGGCTTACCTCCTCGGCCTTCTTGACCACTTTGCCGATGGTGGGCTCGGGCTCACTCATCGCCCAATCCGATCGTTCGTAGGATCTTCAGCCACAGCCGGTGCAACAGGTCCCTCATGGCACTGGCACCACCGTGTAATCCCCGCAGTTGCAGCCCATCACGCGATTACCATTCTCGGGGTTCACCCGCAATAGCTTCTTGTACTTATGTCTGTGAGTACTGGGTTCGGTCGGAGGCTTAGGAGGACCGATCGGCTTCTCGTGGTCATAGACGATCTCGCCAAGGACTCTGTCGATGCGTTTGTGGTGGTTGGTGGCATGGTCGGGAATGTGCAGCGCCGGTTTGATGCGTGTGCACTTGCGCCCCTGCTGGACCTTGGGACGATGGACACTCATTAGAACTCCCCCTCTCACACGATCGGGCGCGTTTCGCCCTGGTCGATCTCCCTGCGTCGGATATGACCACTGCTCAGTCGATAATCCACCCCGACGACCTCGACCAAGATATTGCGACCCTGCACCATACTCAGGACCGACGCGCCGTAGCCGAACGACAATTGCTGACCAGCCAGGTTGGTAGCGATGAATGTGGCCCGGCTGTCCTGGTCACGAGTGCGCAAGATCATGTCGAAAGTGGTTGGCGACAGCCGGTTGTTGGATTTGAACTCCTTGCCGATGTCATCGATGACCAGCGCGTCGGAGTACATGAATTTACGCGCGAACCACGCCTTTTGAATCCCTGCCTCCTCCGAACCGCCCCAGCTCGCAGTGAAGGCTTCCACCATGTTGGAGGCGGTGGATGCGTAGGTGGTGACCCGACGCCGGACCAGTTCCTTGGCGATCATGTTGGCCAAGAAGGTCTTACCTGTGCCGACCTCACCCCACAACACCAACCCCACACCACGATCCAGGTAGGCCTCATACCTGAGCAGATAGTCGTGAATCTGACGGAACGCCGCTTCGCTGCCCTGCCAGTCCGACCAGTCCATACGCTGGAAGTCCCGACCGATCCCGGCGGCGGTGTAGTGCTTGGCCAGCGAGATCTGGCGCGCGCAATCGCATTCGTACTCCTTGCCCTCCCAGCAATAGGACCCTCGGCCCTTGCAGGTCGGGCACTGCTTGCGCAGGTCAGGGAAGCGCTCGTAAACGCGCGCGGCCTCCTTGTCGGACAAGGAGTCGGACGCAACGTCGTCGATCGGGGCGGTCACCGTCGGCGCTCCTTCTCTGCCATCTTGATGCTGGTCAGATGCCATCTCCCACACTCACATTGGTAGGGCCGGGCATCAAAGCGGGTGACCTTGTCGGCGGCCTTGAGTGCAGCCGACAGCCGGTCATAGGCCTTCTTGTTCGGCTTCGGGCACGGCGGATTGATCATCGCTGACCTCCTACGCCAATCAACCGGGCTCGGCCGGGGGTAACGGTGGCATCCTTGCGGGCCGGGATACCCAGAATTGTCCCTTCCCCGGGGTGATTGGCCGGGTTATGCCACACCTTTTCGTGCGAGTATTTCGCGTCGGCGGGGTAGTGATAGGTCCCGGCCACCACGATGTCCCAGTCCTGTTCGGCCACCAACAGCCTCATGGGATCAGACCAGTGGGCACTGCGGAAGTCGGCGATATCGGCATACAGCTGACGCATGTAGGCCTCACGCGCCTTATCCAGCTTGGACCACGCGTCGTAGACCGCGTCAAGCTGACCGGCGTAGATCTGGTCGATCTTCAGAGGACGATCATCAGAAAGATCGCCATGATCCCCAGCCCCACGATGATCATCGCCACCTCGGTCTTGGTATGTATCTCGTCCGGCTCTCCGGTGTTCATCATCCCTCCCCCTCACAACACACCACCCATGTCGATGCACGCCGCTGCAACGGCGTCCACCGCGCCCCTGACCTGTTTCTCGGTCACCGTCAGTGGTGGGGTTAGCCGGAGGTTCGGCTGGATCAGTAACCCTGCGTTGCGGCAGAATGCTCGGAACTCGTCGGCCCGGGAGGGGACGGCAAGCCTGATCGTCCGCACCAGACCGGCTCCCGAGGAACCAGTCAGGACGTGGCCAAACTGGCCACACACCGAGTCTAATTCGGAACGCAGCACCGCCCCCAACGTTTCGACATGCTTCATCAACTCCGGCGTGATCCGTTCCAGCAGTGACGATCCGGCTGCACACGCCAACGGGTTGGGCACCAGCTCGATGTGCTTACGCACCGTAAGAAATGCGGGCCCCTCAAACAAATGGCGTCCGGCGATCACCGCCGCCGACGGGATCCCGGCCATCCCGGCACTGTCCAGGATCACCACGTCGGGCACCGTGTGGTACTGCTCGTAGAAGCAGAACGTGCCGGTGCGCCCCCAGCCGGTGTCGACCTCGTCGGCGACAATCTTCAGCCCTTGGGCGCGGGCCCGATGCACATCGTCCTGGATCTCGCCACCCTCGCGGGGATTGCCTTGGGGATCCAGCAGGGTCAGGAAGTACGCACCCCCGGCCGCTGGCGGCAGGCAGATGTTGGCGGCCACCGTGCGCGCCTCGTAGACGCTGGACACGAAGCACACCTGCTTGGGAGTGCCCTGATCGGCGGGGAACCGCGACGACAGCTGCTCGGCGAACTCGCTCACCAGCCGGTCCTGGTACTGGCCGTAACCGCCCTGCCAGGTGTGGTGCTGGATCTGGACCAGAATCCGCTCGGCGACTGCCGGATCGCGATGACCGAACAGCAGCTGGGTGCCTATGGCGAAGTCCAGGAAGACAGCCCCGTACTCGTCGTAGACGTCAGCACCGGAGCCACGCCCTAGCGGGTACAGCTCTGATGCCGGAGTGATCCCAGCCAGGTAGGTCAGCGCCCGGGTGCGTCCTTCCTTGACGAAGCCGTCAATCAGCTCCTTGCTCTTCTGGTCCACGTGATGCCTCTGCTTTGCTGGTCTTGCGTTTGCGTTTGGGCTTCTTCTTCACGGCCGGATGCCATCTGCCCATCCGGGCCATCTGTACACGCCGGACGACCCCCTTCAGCTCGTCGAAGTCGATGGTGGCGTTGCGATGCATCGACACGCCCATCTCCTGGATCATCTTCAGCGTGTAGCGACGGATGCCTTTCTTGCCGATGCGCTCGGGTTCGATGCGTTCCAGCACCGGATTACCCTGCTCGTCGAACACCGGCTCCTTGGTGTCGGAATCCACCTTCGGCCGGTAGAACTGGTCGCCGCCGTTATCCTCGCGGAGCTTGAGCGCCCAGTACATCCATTGCGAACTCTTGCCGAGGAACTGCGCTGTCTCCTCGGTGTTGTAGACGCGTTCGACCCCGGCCAGGTCGATGTCAATCGTCTCGATCTGACGAAAGACCTCGGCCACGGCCTCGATCGGGACCTTCAGGCCCATCCCGCTGGCTGATTCAGAAAACTGGCGCGCTGCTACGAGCGCCCAGTCCTCCTCTGTGTTTTCCTGCATTCACCGCTCCCAAAATCACAACTTCCGGACGTTGAGACGCGGTGACTTGGGCTTGCCGGGGATCAGGCAGTCGCGCAGCTTTTCCAGGATCTGTGGATCCCGGTTAGCCAGGTCGAGCAGCCGAGTCTTGTTCAGCAACAGCTCCACGCGAGCCGGAATGATCTCCTTATCGCTGATCTGTGCCCAGACCGCCTCGCCCAACGCCACGCGCAACTTGCCTTCGTCCAGCTCGGGATCTCCGAGCCCGGCCCCCTCGCGCGAGAACTTCATGCCGCACTCGGGGACTTCCAGCTCGCCGTTAGCGTTGCCGGGGTCGGCGACCCCTTGCGCTTCCAGCACCGCATCGATATGGGCGAACACAGCGGCCTTACGCAGCTCCTTGCGGGCATCCAGGACCTCGGTGACGTCGCGGGATTCCAGGTGCTCCTCCATGAAGCCCTGAGCCTGCGGCGCCGTCATGATCCCGTCGGGCATCGCCAAGTGGTTCTTGGCGATGCGGTCGATCAGGCCGTTGAACTTCTCGGCCGTCCCGACCAGATCCTCGACGTTGGTGTCGGACTCGAAGTCCTCCCACATCTTGCGGTATTTTGCTTTGCGACCGGCCACCGTCGACTTCTCGGCGACGACCAGATCGCGCTGTGTTTGTTCGAGTAAGGCCTGCAGCGCCACGACGGCATCGCCGCCAGACGCCTTGACCAGCTCGCTTACGGCCGCTAACACGACCTCGCTTTGCTCAGGCATTTCGTGTGTCTCCTCTCGTTCCTACAATCTTACTATAACTTACCCCTAAGACATACCTAATGTACTGATCAGGCGCCCTTCCTCGCCTCCGAGATCCGGGCCTGCGCGGCGGTGATCACCTCTTGGAGCACCGGCGCCAGGATGCCGGACTGGATCAGCTGGTAGGCCGTGCGCAGCTCGGCCTCGGTGGGGATCGGGTCGACCCACTGACCGGACCACTCGTAGCCCTTCCACTTCATGGAGCCCTCGGCGCCAGGCTTGAACCATTGGTCACCGTTTACGGTCAGGGTCGCATCCATCCTGATAGTCAGCTCGAAGCTGTCCAGCCGAGCGGGCAGGTCTTGGGGGATCTGGGGCACGCTAGTCATTGGCGGACACCGTGCCCTTTACCGCAATCGTCCAGGCGAACCAGTCGCGCTCTTCCTGCTTCAGGCGCCAGTAGTAGTTGGGGTCGTCCAGCACGTGGCGCCAGTGCACCATCAGGAAGACGGTGACCGCCCAGACGATCAGCAGCACGCTGACCGCCAGGGTCTCAAAGGTTTCCATGTGTCTCTGCTTTCTTCTGTTCCACTGCGACCTTCAACAAGGTCAGGTCTTCCACCAGGCGGCGCTCGATGGGGGTGAGACCCCTCATCAGCTGGGGGCCGTATTCCCAGTGCTCGGCCAGCACCGCCAGCATCTGGCCGAGGAACATGAAGTCCACTCGGCCGTGCCTCTCCTCGACTTTGGGTAACGCCTGGCGGATCCAGTCGGTGGTGCTCGTCTGGTCGTCGTAGTCTCTTTCGGCCGTGTCGGCCCAGTCCTCGACGAACTTCAGGAACTCCTGGCCGATCTCGCCGTCCTCGGTCAGCGCCGCCCGGCGTTCCTGCCAGGCCGCCTCGTCGCGGACCCTCACGGCTGCCCGTCGCAAGGCGCGATCAGTAGGTCGTGTAGATCCTTGGGCTGGCAGGAGGTGTCGTCGGGATGGGGACTCGTCAGCACGTACTCGTAGTACTTGAAGAAATTGCCGCCGTCGTGTGGGGCCGGTGGGGCGGCCGGTGTCGTCTTGGCGCATCCCGATATCGAGAGGGCCGCCATCACCCCCAGTAGGACTTTTCTCATGGTGTGTGTCTCCTTAATCGATTACCTTCAGTTCCGTCCAGGGATGCACCTGTAGCACCCCGGGCCGGTCATCCATAGCCACCAGGGCGAAGTGGCTGCGGTCTAGCGGCAGCGGATCGGTGCACAGACCCAGCTGCACGGCGATCATGTACTCGGTCGCCCCCGGGTTGGCTTTCTTGGCCTCCCGGCTGGGCTTCCAGACTGTGCCGACGTGGATGCCCTTGGAGCAGCCCATCGTCATGCACTTCCACTCGACGCGCATCAGGCACCGCTGAAGTCCGAAGCGCGGGCGTACCACACCGGGCATTGGCCGGGCTCGTGCTCCCAAGGCTCCCGCTTGTGGTAGTAGCAGCCCCAGCAGGACCCGTCGGGGGTGTCGCGGTGGCTCGTGACGGTGACGTGCTTGTGCTCGCTGCCACCGGTGTGGGCCAGGTTGCCGCGGCTGCGCCGCCCGTGGGCTCTCCCGAATCCTGCTGGCATTATGTCTCCCCCTTGATCAGTTCCACGGCGCGTACCTTTCGTCTTCGTCGTGCTTTTCTTGGGCCCGATGCGCCCGGTAACGACGATCGGCCTCCTCACGGTTGAACACGCGGCCGCGCGCGGTCGTGTGGCCCTCCAAGAACAATGTCAGACGTTCTGTGCAATCCGGGCAAAGCAGACGCTGGGTGGTGCCGAAGCACCCCTCAACTCCTCGGCGCGTCCACCACTGCCAGCCGTTGGACAGATCGGTGTGCATCGGGTCGAAGTCAACCGGCTGCTCACGCGGACAGCGGTCGCACACCAGTGTGTGCGTCGTGGTCGTCTTGACGGTCATAGCTTCTCCATCGCCTTAACGAACAGTTCCCAGCCGTCGTCCTCGGGCCCGTGCGGGCGCCCCCTGTGCGACCAGTCGGTGTGCTCGGGCTCCCACTTCCAGGGCTCCTCGAAGTAGTCAAGCACCTCCTCGGCGCCCCAGCCGTCGACCTTGGTCATAACCCGGCCGAACGCCACCAGGGTGGCGTGGTTCTCGTACCACATCAGCCGAACCCTCCGGAGAACGCGATCAACATCATGATCGCCATGGTGATGACGAAGGACGCCAGACCAGCTGCCAGCAGCCAGGCCATGAAGCGCACCACGTTGTTCGGGGAGCGGGTGGGGGCCTGCATCGGCACCGGCACGTAGACGACGCGCACCGACTCCGACTCAAACAGCGGACGGGCGTAGACGGGGGTCTCGTAGTTGCGGTACATCATGTGTCGGCTCCGATCATCAACGGGTGAGGTTGCTTGCAGTCGCACGGGGTGCGCACGGTGACCATCTGGCGCTGAAGAGGACCTTCGCCCTCGGCCTCGGTGATGTCGACGTGCTCGCACCCGTCCGCGTTGTGCTGGTAGATCCGATGCCCGCAATTCGAGCAGAAGTTGGGCGCCATCACTGGTTCTCCCACACTGCCAACGCAAAGAGGTCGACGTAGGTATCCACTATGGCACCGTGCTCGTCGCGAATGACGTAGCTGCCGTAGTCGGAAGCCAGCGGATCGCGCCGGGGATTCTTGTGCAAGGTCCAGCCATGACGTCGAGCCAGCTTGCGCCGGATGCGATTCTCGATGACCTTGTCTGAGTTGGTCACGAGTCGAACCAGCGTTCTATTTGACCGCTGTCCGACTCAACACGCTGCCACAATCCTGTCGGAGAGCATCCTTCAGAGATGAGAGCGCCGGTAATCTCACGCTGTGCACCGCGCAGGGACAACATCGAGATGTTGCGGGGACTGTCGTTCACCCGGCAGATAATCCGCCTGGTTATCGCCTCCTGTTGAAGCGTTACTCGAATCATCAGCTCGCCTCCTGGACATCGAGACCGAACACGTGGTCGTAGTACCGCCGTGAGCTGCCGTCGTCGGGCCAGTAAACAAACACCGACCCGTCCCTACCCGGTCGGGCGGCCCTTCGGCAGTTGACCAAAATCCCGATGCGGCCACTGTTAGGGTTCTCCACCTGATCGCCAGGAAACACCTCGTCATCGGTGCCCATCCGGTATGCCTTGAGTGCCATCAGCCGGTCCACACCCGGCCGTCGCCGAAATCACGGACCACGCCGTCGGAGTCTGCCGCGTCGGACAGCAGCTTGCGCAACTGGTCGGCCAGCTGGGTGTCGACGTAGAACCGCCGCGTCTCGTGGGTGCCGATCACGACGCTGGTGGTGTTCTCCCTGGCCAGCTTGCGCCGGTCACGCTCGGCGGCACCAGCATCAATCCAGGGCTGGGCCAGCTCTCGGGCTTCCTTCCAAGTCTTGACATGAACCCAGCCCTGGGCGAGGCCGTGGTCGACGGCGGCTTCCCGGGTGGAGAAGTCCTCGAACACGTGGCGGGACTTGTGTCGATGCAAAACGTCAAGAGTCCGGTAGCTGACCTCGTAGCCCTCCCGGTACATGGTGTCGATCTTGCGCACCATGAACCAGGTGGGAGGGGGCCCAAGGCCCCCGTGCGCGGGTCGTGTGTGTGTCTCAGTCATGGGCTCTAATTTACCTCTAATTTGTCTCTAACGCCAGACGCTATTGACCACAGCTCCGAAGCCAGCGTGATTCCTCGTTGTCGTTGAAGTTGATGCTGCACGGGGTCTTATTGCCCTGCAGGAACCGGTCCAGCTTCGTGGCGTCGGTGGGACACAACACCCGAACCCGCAGACCGTCGATGGGCGGAAACTGCATCCAGCCCCGCTCGACGGCAGCCTTGTGATCGGGATGCTCGGCGACATCCCCGCAGCGGTCGCACTCGTAGCGAAACGATTCCAGCTTGCAGATCCCCATCAGTCCTCCTTCTCGGCGGAGGGAAGGGCGTAGATCTCGTCGAGGACCTGGGGATCGATGCCCTCGTCGTAGTCGTCCTCGGCCACCGGGTCGACCTCCGGCGGGTCGACGAAGTCGTCGATCCAGGCCAGGTTGGAGCGGTCCAGCACCATCTTGGCCCGGGTCACCGCCACGTAGCCCACCATCGCCTCGGACTCGCCGATAACCGGGTCGGCCCCCTCCACCGAACGCGGCTCGAAGAAGTCCCCGGCCACGGCCACCGTGTCCCACTCGCGGCCCTTGGCCTTGTGGACCGTCGACACCACCACGTCGGCGTTGGCCTCGCTCACCAGCTTCTGGGTGGCCTCGATGATCTTGTCGGTGCCGTGCTCGTCGATCAGGTTCACCAGCGGGCGCAGGTCGGATCCGGAAGCCTCCTCTTTGGCGTAGCGGGCCACCTCGTCCCAGGAGTCGAAGGCGAACAGCTCGGGGTGGGAGGTCTTCTTGCCCGCCCGCAGGTCCGCGCATGCCTTGGCGAGGCGGGCCAGCTGCTCCCCGCCACCCACCAGCGAGACGTTCTTGTTGGCCTCCATGGATCCCAGCACGGCGCCCATCGCCCCGGCGTTGGTCCGGCACAGGATGGCGGCCGGGTCTTCCAGCTCGTCCAGCGTCGAGTCCAGGTGCGGGTTGCCGATCAGCTCCAACGGAGTGGGCAGCTGGGCCAGCCACTTGTTGGCCTCATCGGCGATGGCCTCCCCGAACCGCCAGGACTGCTTGAGGAACAGCTCCTTGGAGTCCTTCCAGCCGGAGAGGGCATCCACCGCGCCCCGCCAGGCGTACATCTGCTGGCAGGAGTCCCCCACCACGATCTGCTGGGCTTCCTGGGCGGCGATCAGCTTGGCCAGCACCGGGTTGGAGTCCTGCGCCTCGTCGAGGAACACGATGTCCACGAACAGGTCGGGATCCTCCAAGGCCCACATCTTCAGGTAGTGATCGTGCTCGAAGGGCATCGTGCCATCGATGCTGTTGACGTCGTTCCACCAGTCGCGGGCCAGCGGCAGGATCCGGGCAACCAGGTCGTTGTGGTTGCGCCCGGCGATGCCGTTCTGGAACGGGACGTGGGCCGCTCCCAATTCGTCGTCGGCCGAGTAGCAGAACCGGCGCACCGTGTCGCCCGCGATGCGGGCCTGCTGGTGTGGTGCCACCCGGATGTCACGGCCCAGCTTCAGCCAGCCCAGACCCATGTCCTTGGCCAGCTCCCACGACGGGCGCCGCGCGCTGTTGAGTCGGTGGCTGAACTTGCGCCCCACCGCGCCGAACGCCAGCGAGTGGGAGGTCTTGCACTTCACCAGCGAGGGGAACTTGGTGGCCGCGTCGGTGGCGATCGACTTGTTATAGGCCACGTAGAGGCTCACGCGCGGGCGTGCCTCGGCGACCATCTGCAGGGTTGAGGTCTTGCCGGTTCCTGCCCCGGCCTGGATGACCAGGTTGGCCCCGGTCTGTGCGGCATCGATGACCGCCTGCTGCTCTGCTGTGGGGGTGAACTCCATAGTGTGTGTCTCCTTCCGACCTCTAATTTACACCTAATGGAGGTCTAAAGCCAGCCTGTTTGCTGGGGGTTTGCTGCCTGGTGGGAGACCCTATCTTGAGGGTCTGACGACTCCGGTCGTCTAAAAGCAATCCCTCATTGTGCTCCGCGCCCCGCCACGCCCCCTCCTCCCCCCAAACCCCCCTCCTCCCCCACGCGGTGGCGGCTTGAAATGGGCAAAAAGCGATCCCACAGCAGCACCGGTAGCCCCGGGTCCGAATAGACACGAGGTGGAGCGGGATGGTCTGAATGCTGCAGTTATCAGGCCGGTTGTTGAGCGGTTCGGTTTAGATGGCGGAACTTGCCCAAGAAAGCGCCGGGGGTGCCCTTTCAGAATCGGGCAGGCCTGAGATATACTCGGCGCTGCGTCCAAAGCGTGTACTGAAGCCCCCAGATCTTTCCGGGTCGGGGGCTTCAGTCATTTGTTCTACGCCTGTAATTACGCATTTGCAACCCTCACCTGCATCTTGTGGTAAAACCCGTGGACACCACAAGATGTGGATTGGTAGTCTGTTGACCTCGGTGTGGTGGTTGGGTGAAAGAGAGAGCCCTGGGGGATGTACAACCCCGGGGCTTTCCTCTTGCCCTAAGTTACCTATAATGGCTGGGTGACACACACCAGTCTTGAGGCGGAGATCGAGCTGCTGGCGGCTGATCCCCTCATTGACCTCGACACCATCGTCATCATCGAGCAGTCCAAGTCTTTCCCGGGCACCCTGGTGTTCCAGCCCTTCGACGACGACCGGCAGTCCTTCTTCGAGCGCTACGGCATCGAGGACAACTGGGTCAGCCGGTTCATGGTCCTCAACGAACACCATCTCTTCGCCTCCTTCATGGAGCAGCTGCATGGCGATGGGTGGATCACCGTGTACGGGTCCGGCGCCATGGAGGTACTGGATGGATACGCCCGGTGGGAGCAAGAGCTGAAGATTGACGGCTTCACCTGCCCGCACGGCAAGGAGCTGCGGCCCTATCAGCAGTTCGGTCTGCAGCGTGCGCTCGAACGGAATCGGGCTCAGAAGGCCTCTGAGCGCCTCACCGTGCCCGGGTGGTGTGCCGGGGCGGGTAAGTCCCTGTTCGCCTGCGCAGGGGCTCAGGAGCTGGTCAACAGAGGCGAGATCGACTTGGTGCTGGCGTTCACCATGCCCCGGCACAAGATCAACCTGCGCAACTTCTTCACCGACACCACCCACCTTCAAGCGTTCGTCAACGACGGCACCAAGGCCAAACGCCGCAACGGATACTGGACGGCCAAGACCGCCGGTGGGGACACCGACGTGTTCGTCATGAACTACGAGAAGCCCCGCTTCGACTACGAGGAAGTTTCCCAGATCACCCGAGGCAACAAGGTGCTGTTCGTGCTCGACGAGGTGCAGCAGGTGCTGACCGGCTCGGCCAAGACCCAGGCCCGCAAGGCGCTAGACGCCCTGATCAAAGAGTGTCACGCCACCATCTGGCCGATGACCGCCTCGATCGTGGGATCCAACCCGCTGCGCTACCGCAGCCTGTTCGCGCTGACTCAGACCCGCGACAACCCGCTGGGCACCGTGGAGGACTTCGAGAACCGCTACGTCGAGCGCGACCAGTTCGGCGCAATCAAGAAGCGCACCTACCGGCGCAACACCCGCGCGGGCGGGGAGTTCACCACCGTCGAGTACGACTGGGACCTCGCCGCACTGCACGAGGTGCGTCACCGGGTAGCCGACCGCGTTCAGAACGTCCGCAAGGGCGACCCCGGCATGCGCGAATACTTCCCGCCCCTGGACGTCGAGTATGTGCCGATCCAGATGAGCGACCAGGACCGCGAGCTGCTTGGGGCCATCGAATACCTTGCTCGGGAGGCCAAGCGCGCCAAGGAGCCGATGGCGCCCTACGCACTGGTGCAGCGCTACGTGTGCAACACCCCCGAAGCCCTGATGCACTCCACCTCGCCGATAGCCCGGTTCCTGTGCGCGGAGTTCCCATCGCTGATCACCTCGCGGCACTCGGCGAAGGTGGAGTACTTCCTCGACCAGGTGGAGTCGATCGCCGACGCCGGGGACAAGGTCATCGCGTTCAGCAAGTGGACGAACCTGGGGCTGCTGATCCTGTCGCGCGAGCTGGACAAGCGCAAGATCAGCCACGTCGTGCACTACGGCACCGGCCAGTCCGAGAAGGAGTCCCAACAGGCTCAAGATCGTTTCAAGCGGGACGCCCGCATCACGCTGTTCCTGTCCTCGGACGCCGGGGCATACTGCCTGAACATGCAGGAGGCCCGCTACTGCATCCAGTACGAGTGCCCCTATAGCTACGACGACTACCAGCAGCGGATCAACCGGATCCACCGCAGCGACTCGGAGATGGCCGGGCTGACGGCCTACACCTACGTCACCGAGGACTCGATCGAGGAGCGCATCGCCGGGGTCTGCGAGTACCGGCGCCAGCTGGCTGAGGCCACGTTGGGGACCAGCGAGGTAGTGGCACTACCCGACTTCGCCCGGCCCAGCGAGGACAACAATGGTGAGTATTTGATCTTTGGTGACGATCGGGATTTTTGGAACCGACTGAAGGAGGCCCCATGACCGTACATTCGCTCTTTCCGGAGGACTCTTGGCCCGCTCGGAGGAACGATCCGCTGACTAGCTGGAAGTCGGCCCGGATCAATCAGCGATACCGAAACGGCCAGCGTTTTGCCCTTCTGCTTGCCCATGCCCGGGTGGGTAATCGTGACCCTCTCTACGACGGACTGAGCGCTGACCAATGCGCGATAGCCGCGAACCTTCCTGTGCCCTGCAACGGAGGCACATCCAAGGCTTGCTACTGGAAGCGTCACTCTGAGTTGTGGCGTGACTTCGGTTATTTGGAGCCGGTATATCGTCACGGCGTGTTGGCAACTTTTCGGATTCCGGTCCCCGGCGCCGAAGAGCAGATGATTTTACGAATCCACCTGCGAGGATTGGACCATGTTGACGATGTCCTGCGCCGCTTTCCAAGGAGTACCTAATGCCTGAGATCTCGACCATCGAACTGTACCGCTACCGTGCGCACCGCACCTGCCAGGACCTGCACGTCTACCGCAACCTGCTGCGCCGGGTCGAGGAGGACGGCGAGATCAAAGAGCCGATCGAGCTGGCCACCGACGGTGTGCACGTAGTGGTCGAAGAGGGACATCGGCGCATCCACGTCGCGATCGAGCTGGGAATCCAGAAGCTGCCGGTGACGATCACGCACCGTCGGTTCGGCCGCAAGCGCCGGATGAAGTTTCAAATCGGGCCCGAGCTGGCTGCGATTCTGAACCCGCCGCAAGCTGAAGAGCCCGGCGCCAGCTCCCCGGGGGGCGAGGAAGGCGCACGGGCTCCGGAGGACAGCCTAGCCGACGGCTAGTAGTACTCCGGGCAGAAGTGGAACTCCGAGGAGAACACCGCAGCCTGAGCCACCAGGTGGGGGAAACCGGAGTTCTCCGCGATCGAGACCACATGAGTCTCGCCCAGCCCCTGACGCAGCCCTTCACAGATCGTCGACGGCGCGTCGTCAGGCATGGAGTAGGCGTACCGGTCGTCGATCGTAGAGATGTCGATGCGCACGTTGGCGACACTGTGGTCACCGGAGCGGCCGACGGGATGCAGAATGGGGTTGGCATGGGCTACCGGAGCGGCCAGGACGAAGATCCCCGGCAGTATCAGCAGCAGAAGGTGTTTTATCGGGATGCTCACGCGCCCACCACCTCCGGGCTCATGGGCTTGTACAGGCGCTCCCCTTTGTCGTAGTCGAAGTCGATCACCAGCACGGTGCCGACGTCGAACCCCTCGGCCACCTTGACAGCCGACTGCAACCCAGCCAGCACGATGTCCCCGCCCCAGCCGGACGCTCGGCCAACCTTCGCGGCCAGGTCGAACAGGTCGTGGTGATCCAGCTCGACCTCGGCGACTTTCACTGTCGTCGTCGCGCGCGAGGTGTCGGTTCCTGATATCGAACGCTCACACCCACAGGCCGGGCCCGCTGAGCAGATGAGCGCTTGTTCGTAGCAGATCTCACCTTCGGGCACGTAGCAGAACTCAGTCACCCCCGGGATGTTGGTGGCGACAAGCACTTTCATGATCATTCCTCCTCTTTGAAGTCGAAGTAGACGCGCGGACTGTGCTTGAACTCCAACGAGCCGCGCTTGCCGTCGGAGCGGCGCTTGACCATCACGAAGGGGGCCAAGAACCCGATGAACTCGAAATCACGGGTGGCCTCGTCGGTGGTCCAGGTGGGACCTTGAGGCTCCTTCCCTGTGTCATGACTCTGGATCTGGATGTCGCTCATGTGTGTCTCCCTTCCAGTTATAAGTTTACCTGATAGGTTAATCGCCTACCAAAGCACCACCTCGGCACCATCCCCGCCGTAGCAGCGTGTCGAGATGCGTTCGCTGCCGTCGGTGAAGTAGGCCGGGTAGCTGCCCACGCAGGTCATCACATAGCTCTGGTTGGTGACCGGCGAGTAGGCAACGAACTGACTGGACCGGGTGGCGAAGTAGACCTGGCTGACGATGTTGGCGAACGTACAGCTGGTATGGCCGCCGACGACACCGGCGTGACCGCCGGGGCAGACGTCGAAGACGTCAGCGTGGGCTGTCGGCGCCAGCAGCAGGGCAATGATCGGCCCGGCCAGCGCCAGAAGGACTTTCTTCACTAGCGTTTCTCCTCGCTCTTGTAGTCGAGCCAGGCCGACTGCCCAGTCTCGGGATTGCGGAAGGCCACCGAGACCCAGAACTCCTGGGTCTTGCCCCACACGTTGTTGCCGCCCAAGTACCGGCGGTCCTCCCAGTTCCAGTGGGTCTCGGTGAACCCGTTGTCGTGCAGCCAATCCAGGCCTGCAGTGTGGTCGGTGCCCAGCTCGATGGGCAGCTTGTTCTTGTCGATCCGCAGCTGGACTCCCCAGTACCGCAAGGCTGAGTCCTTGGTGCGGTAGAGCAGCTCGAAGCGGCTCTCCTTGGTTGGTGTCATCGGTAATCGTCCCTTCGTGCGGCCCGACGCAGCGGGGTGCGCCGGGGGTCGGAATCCACTTGCTTGCCGTTGAGATAGAGCACCCAGTGATACTGAGGGGTGGCGTTGTGCACGTTGCCGTTGCGCGGATAGGAATAGCCCATCAGCCTGCGCTCGATCATGTAGCCCTTGCCGACGTGCTCGTGCTTGTTGGCGTGCTCGGGCTTGCGCGGTGTGATCATGACGCTCCCAACAGCTCGTCCTCGTACTCGGCCCGTTGCGCCTCGACGTAGGCCTCGAAACGCTCGCGCTCCTCGGGCCGCATCTCGCGGTCGACGGCGTCCTCCCACTCGGTGATGCCGTAGGCCATGCAGCGCGCCGCGCGCTTGTCGAAGTCGTCGATCTTCACGTGGAACAGGATGGTTTGCTGCTGGCCCTGGTACTCGCCGTGGTCCTTGACCTTGGCGCTCAGGATCACCGTCTCCTGGCCCCGCTCCAAGCCGAACAGGCTCTGGCTGGATCCCGAGATCTTGATGATCTGACCCGAGTCGGTCTCGGCGATGATGAACATGGTGGCCGAGCGGTTCCAGGCACCCTCGTTGTACTTGGCGAACCGGATGGTCACCGGGATGTTGGCGACCTTCTCGCCGATCTCACCCAGGAAGCCCTGGACCAGAGCGGCTCGGCGGTCCTGCTCGGCGTGCGCCTCGTCCCAGTGCTCGGCGAACTCGGCGGCCCTCTGGGCGGCCCGGGCGATCTCGCCCTGCTCGTCGTGGTAGGCCCGCAGCTCGTCGCCGTACTCGGCCCACAAGGCCTCCTGCTTGGCGTGCTTGCGCAGCGTCGACACGGCCGAGCTGCGCTCGATCTTGCCGGTGCCCCAGCAGCCGAAGCAGCCGCCGGACGCCTCGCCGTAGTAGGTGTGCCAGCGGTAGATGCCCGAGCCGCCGCAGCGCCCGCAGTCATCGCGCCGGTGAATACGGTCGCGCGCGCCCTTGTCGGGGTACGGGTCCTCGTACTGGTGAAGCTCGTAGGTCTTGCCGTTGGGGGCGTACTTCATTGTGGTGGTCATGGCGTGTGTCTCCCTTCCACTTACAGGAACAGTTTACCTCACAGGTATATTCCTAGGGAAGCCCCAAGACGCCAGGGTTTCAGCTGGGTTTGGGAAAAAGAGAGATCGACCGGCAGCCCCGGTCGCGGCGTGAGACGCGCGCTACTCGACGAGTCAGGCGACGGGGTTGCGGTCGGCTTGCACCGATCGCGCCACACGACGGTCGAGGTAGATCACTACGGCCACAAGGATTGCGACAGCAAGGAAGTCCAGACCAACGATCATGATCAGAAGTTAACACCGGTATTCAACAGGAGTCAATTACTGACGACCTCTCCCTTCAGGTGTTCGGCCAAGACATGGACGGCCTCGCGCATCGTTTCGTAGACGGCGCCGAAGGCGTGGTCATCCGACTGGTTGTCCCACACGTTCCAGAGTGGGTGAGCGTGTTCCTCGTCGCCGGGGCATTGGTATCCCCGCCCCCGGCCGGTGCGTACCGGATGCGGGGCATCGCAGTATGTGGTGGCCGCGTAGTCCATGCTGACGGTGTAGCGGCCGTCTTCGGTATGCCACATCCCGTCCCGGCGCACCAGGGGAACCCCCTGCACTACTCGCCTCACGGTCGCTCTTTTCCGAAGAAGTTGCGGACCCAGCTCGGCCCGAACTTGCCGTACTGGCCGGGCTCGGTGACGAAGATGCCGTCCGGCCAGCCCTCGGTGACCATCACCACGGGCCCGCCGTAGACGCTGCCGACGAAGGACACCGTCGAGCTGTCCTCACCGGGGTACTGGACGACGGCGGTGTAGCGGATCTGGCCCGCGATGCCACCGGTCTTCTTGATGTTGAGAACTTTGGTCATCGCATCTCCTTCCATCGGTTGCGATTCCCCTTTCCGGGGTGCTTGTCGGGACGCCCGGCGGGCATCCTCTTGGACTTCGGCCGGACCTCGACCCACCGGCGCACACGCTCCTTGTGGGCCAGCTCGGCCGCGCTCAGCTTTGGCATCGCTCCTCCTCTCACGCGTCGATCCGACGCCCTTCCTCGTCCACGTTCCAGCCCATCAGCCGGGCGTTGGTGAGACGGTCTTGGCGAGCCATCTGTTCGGCCCCCACCCGCTTGTACTCGGCCACGCAACTCTGCAGGCAACCCGAGAAGATGCCGCCGGTCAGGTTCTGCATCAGATGCGCGCTGGACGCCACGGCAGCTCGATCCTCAGAGGGGACCTCGACCAGGACTTGCGCTTGACGGGGGTGCATGCCAGCGAGGTCATCGCCCCAACCCTTCTCTCGGGCCTCACGCAGGCCCAAGGTGTAGGTGCTGGACTCGGCATCCGGCAAACGGCCCAGACGGTAGGCCCAGTCGGAGGCCTCGGCCTTGCTCATGCCAGCCGCCCAGGCGGCGCGGAACTCGGCGTGCAGCTCGGGATGCAACTCGGCGACAGCCTTGCGGGCTCCAAGCTCACGTAGTTGGTCTTTCATCGTTGTGCCTCCCTGATCTCACGCGCCACCCCTTGGCGCTCGATGCGTCGTTGCTCCCGTCGGTAAAAGGCCCGCAGCCGGGAGCACATCCGGCGGCCGCAGTTGCACTCAACCTTGGTGTTCCTGCTGTTCTGGTGGGCGCGGCCCATCATCTTCATTGCCTGACTCCTTGCTCAAACGCGGCCGCAACGACCTTGGCCTCTTTCAGCGTGCCGACGTTGGCGAGATGCTCCTCGCCGCAACGGACCGTCCACATGATCTCGTTGGAGTAGAGGCTGCCTTCGCGTGTCCGGTTGAGTCGATACTCGCCACAGACGTACTGGCCGGGCGCTTCCCTGATGAACTTCATGCCCGCACCTCCCTTCCACGTACAGGAACAGTGTACCTGACAGGTATATTCCTAGGCTAGAGGGATGGCCCTCAAACGCGCGGATGAATTGAAACCTGGGGACCGGATCCGGATGAGAGTCGGCTACGCCACGGTCACCAAGACCGAGCCCCTTGGGGACGACCGCACCCTGCTCACCTTCACCTACGGAACGAAAGGTCCGGCCGACAACGACCTCACCGTGGACGTCTTAGATCCTGACGATCCCGGGGAGTGGGTGTTCTATCCCGATCGGGACTAGCGCATCACTTCAGGTAGTTGGGCGTAAGGACCGCAGAGTAGGCCCAGGCTGTGGGGCTGAGGATCGCCGACTGCATGGTGACCTCGTTCACCGGCTGGGTGGCCGACACGATGGCCGTGTCTGTGTACCGCAGCGCGGTCACGTCGTGCAGGAACTGGCTCTCGCCACCGAGCCTGCAGAAGTAGCGGATTTGGGCCACCTCGACCCAGGCATCGTTGATGTAGAAGTCCCCGCCCGCGTCCCCGCTGACCACCGCTTCCAGCGTGTAGATCTGGTCGTTGACGTCCGGCAGCTCCTGGAAGTCGGTCTGCAGCTCGTACCAGAAGCCCGTGGCGCCGGGGTGAGTGTTGGGGTTGAAGGTGTACTCGTAGATGTAGACGCCGTCGCTCACCCGGCGCAGCCGCAGGATGATCTGGTCGCTGTCAGCGACCGGCTTCTGGTAGATCAGGTTCAGCCGGAAGAGGCCATTGGGTACGAAGCCGGTGACCTGCCGGACCGCGATCCCGGCCTCGCCGTATCCGGCCGCGCGCGTGATGTGCAGGACCCGCTTGCCCTGGTAGGTCATGTTCGGGTCGACGTTGATCGCCACCTCGGCGAACGGCTCTCCCCAGACGGTGGTCGGGTCGGCCCACATCGTGTTGTCCGAGGCCCAGGTGCCCCCGGGAAGCCCGCTACGCGGCGGGATGGTGTCGGTGTACCAGGCCAGTGCGGTCGAGCTGATGTTGGTGTTGAGCGGGTCGGCGTCGGCCCACATGTCGTCAGAGCGCACCGTGCCCGAATCGTTGAACTGGCAGTCGACCTTGACGAAGGTGGACTGGGTAATCAGGTCGATGAAAGTGGTGCCCTCCACCTGGTCGGTGGAGTAGATCAGCACCGTGTCGAACCACACCTGCCCGGCGGTCATGTCGGGGGTGACCACCAGCCCGAGCTTGATCTGGGCGCCCAGAGTGGGGACCTGGAAGGTGCCGGTGAGCTGTGCCCCGCCTTCACCTGTGACGTCCCACATGTTCGTGGTGCCCGGCGCGTCCATGCTCGCGATCTGCTGGGACAGGAAGTTGCCGTCGGCGTCATAGAAGTTGGCCTGCAGCTGCACCGACTGCGTGGAGGCATTGGTGACTGCGCCCTGCCACTGCACCCACACGCTGGCCCCGAAATTGGCGCCCGGCGTGACGTTCGGCCACGCGGTGATCAGGGCGGAGAGCAACTCCTTCTCGGTCCCGGCGGCGGTGACCTTGGCCGAGCCGTAGTGGTAGCGGCCCATCGCCGGGTCGACCGACCAGCTGCCCTGGGCCTGGTCCCACTCGTCCAGCGTGGTGTCGAACAACGGATTCTGGATCTCGTAGGTGATCCCGGCCGTGGAGATGGGCCCGCTGGTCAGCTGCCGAATGTTGTTGTAGATGAACTGATTTGGGTCGTACGGGTTGAACTGGAAGTTCGGTGGATCCTGGGTGGAGATGTAGGTGGTGCGGAACGCCTGCACCTCGCGGATCCCGGCGAAGTAGGCGATGGCGGCATCACGTATCGCCGTCTTGATCTGGTACTCGTGCACGCTGGTCGTGGTGAACCGCAGCCGGGTGGTGGTGTCCGGCGTGGGGTTCAGCAGCGTGCTGGTGACCTGGGTGAGCCCCTGCATGACGGTGGCCGCTATCGCCAGGGTCTGACCCGGGACCACCCAGAAGTCCGAGCCCTGCAGCGGCAGCGACGTCGAGGACGGCGAGAAGTTAATCAGCGGGCTGAAGGCCCCCGCGATCGTCGAGGCGATGCCGTTGATCAACGGGTTGACCACCTGGGCGCCGACGTTGTTCAGGAAGCCACCGAGCTGCTGGGCGGCCAGCACGGCCACGTTGGGCAGCTGACGCCGGTAGACCCACGGGCTGGATATCTCAGGAACGATGTCTGAGGCCGAGGAGCCCAGCGTGTTGGGAATGGCCGGTGCGGTGCTCGTGGTATAGCCCGGACCCACCTGCACGCTGATCGGCGACACTGTCTGACCGAACACTGAGTTGACCGCAGCAGTGATCGTCGAGGGGTTGAGCCAGTTGACGCTGCCGATGCCACCGGTGAGGATCTGGCCGCCGATCGATACCAGACCGTTGATGATGCTGCCCAGCGTCGGCTTGGTCTGGGTCTGGCTCACCGAGATCGGGAAGACCTGGTACATCACCTTGATGCCCGAGTCGTAGACCGGGTAGCTCTCCTGGGTGAGGTTGGAGAACTCTAGCTGCAGGTACTTCACCATCACCGGCTTGGGGAAGTAGAACTTGCCCTTCTGGGTGACATAGTTGGCGAAGATCGGCGTCCAGATCTTGGAGGTGTAGAAGCTGGCGTGCCCGCCGCCGATCGGTGTGTCCTGCAGCGTCCAGTCGACCGCCAGCACCGCATCGTCGAGCGTGGTCGACGGCACGATACCGGTGTTGGGGTCAGGTTGCACCGGGTCGGGGTTGACGTACATCGCCGGGTTGGCCTGAAACGCCCGGTACCCGTTGGCCCAGTTGCCGAGCTTGACCACGAGCGCAGTCATGTTGCCTCGGAAGTCCTGGTAGCCTACCTCGCCGTCCAGCGTGATCTGGGTGGGCAGATGGGGCGCGCTCTGGGTGGAGTCGGCCATGAGCTGTCCGTCGGGCCGCGTGACCGACAGGAAGACCTGCGGGGTGGGCTCGTAGACCCAGCCGACCACGATGCGCATCGGGGTGTACTGAGTGGGCAGCGGGGACAGCGGCACCGTAAAGAGCTGCGTGTCCTGGCCGTTGGTCAGTTCGAGCGCGATCTCAGAGGCACCGGCATCGAAGTACACCCGGGGCCAGTACTGACTCCCCCCGGCGTTGGGCGGCGAGTACCCGGCGGTGGTGGTCTGTACGTTGACCTTGGGCTGCGGGGCGCCGGTCAGGGAGTTGACCACCTGCAGGTCGGGCACCGCCTGCTGACCCAGCTGGTTCTGGAAGTTCACCGTCCACGGGCCACCTGGGTCTCCGGCCACCAACACATTACCGGTACCGATCGCCGCGAGCGCTGCCAGCGCGGTCTGCATGGCGTCACCGGTCGCGTTGTTAGCGATCGAGGCGCTGTAGTTGGTGCCGTCCAGACTCAGCTCGAAGGACCCGCCGACGGCGTCCCCCACGATGGAGATGGTCTGCACGGCGTTCAGCCCCGGAGACACCCCGAACAGGATGGGGTTGTTCGGCGGTGCACCAGTAAGCACGTCGAAGTCGGGCGCCCATTGGATACCCATCCAGACGGGCTGAGACAGCTGTGGGCCGATCGCCAGCGCTATCTGATAGAGACTGGTGCCCCCGGTCGCAGAGATGTCGGAGAGACCCGATCCGGCCGTCCACTGGGTGTTCTCGTCGATGTCGGGAGGCAGGCTGACCGGCGACAGGTTACGGGTCCCCACGGTGTCGTCGACCGAGTAGTAGAGGTTGAGGTTCTGGTTGATGTAGACCGGGTCGATATAGAGCGTGTCAATCAGCTGCGGCGTGCCGTCGGGGTTACGCAGGTCCAGGTAGAGCGACACCACGGCCTGCGGGTCAGGCTGGGGAGCGCTGCGCCAGAAGGTGAAGGGCTCGTCGTCGATCGCGTCGGAGGCGCCCCAGTCCTGGATGTACTTGGCGATGACGTTTCCCAACGCGTCCTGCTCGGGCTCCATGGCCTGAGTGCCGTCGGACAGGGCATAGATGTTGCGCCGGATCAGCCCGTTCTGCAGACCGATGTTGAACGGCTGGTTGCCCAATATGAGGTCGGGGTTGCGCGAGATGCGGAACTGCACCGCCTTCGCGACGATCTGATAGGTATAGACGTGGTACTTGTACCAGCTCACCTCCTGAGACGAGGACAGCGTGATCTGCATCGGCTGGTAGCTCTCGTCGCGCATCTGGATCCAGTTGTTGTTGCGGTCCTGGTACCAGACTTGGAAGGTGCACGAGACGCGCAGGATCTCGATGGAGAACTCGCCGATCGAGAGTGGGAGTTTGAAATTGACGGTCAGCACCTCGATGGTCGGGTCGGTGGCCGAGCGGGGCTGAGAGAACCAGACCTGAGGTGCCGACGATGCGCTGCCCGCCGCGCTGGTGGTGATCTGCGGGGTATTGGGCGCCGACTGCTGCTTGCCGATCAGGTCCTGGACCAGGTTCACCAGCGGTAGCGGCCAGTGGAAGTTGAGGAACATCCCCTGTAGGGGTGAGGCAGCCATCAGCCGCTGCTCCCCGCCGCCCCGGCCGGTGCAGCCGCGCTGGTGGCGAAGACCTGATTCCAGCCGGTCTGGCTCGTGGGAGAAGGTCGCAGCATCGTCAGCGACATCGAGAGGGTGGAGTCCATCGTGGGCTCCGTCGCGGCGATGGCGTATTCGGGCAGGAAGACCTCCTTGGTGATGCTGGCCTGACCCACCGGGATCCGGTAGTGGTAGTTGTCGGCCTGTCCGCCCAGCGATATCACCTGGTTCATCTTGGCGGTGATGTAGGCCTGCTGGCTCGGCCAAGGGAAGTTGTACGGCGTGCCGTCGGGATTGATCGGCGGCGCGGCGTTGGGGGTCTTGCCGAACTTGCCACCCGGGTAGTTGTCCGGGCTGTCCACGATCTCGTAGGTTTGCCAGGCCCCGAACTGCGAGTTGTTGACGTAGGACTCGAAGTCCTGCGCAGGCAGGTAGGTCTGCATGGGATCGGCCGGGGCGGCCGCGTACGCCGTCGACAACACCGCGAAGGTGTTGATGTAGTCGCGCGCTATCTGGAAGCTGGTGCGGTTGTCCCCAGCGATTGGGGTGCTGCTCTGGTAAGTGGTGTGAGCCGAGCCGACCTGGCTGACGACGACGCTGAGGATGGTCTGCATGATCAACGAGATGTTGACGTCGGCACTGGGATAGGCATTGGTGATCGGGCTCGGGTCCCCGCCCGCGTAGCTGGCCACTATCGCGTCGAACAGGGTTGTCGTCCAAATTCCGTTGTCGTCATCACCCGTAGTGGCCAGGACGTCGCCCGGATTGGCGAACTCCCACCAATACGAGTCGGTGGCAGCCAGCCGGTTGGCGCTGATGCCATGGCCGCCGGGGTCGGTACAGCCTGGCGCGATGACACCCGCCTCGCGACGAGGGTTGCCTATGGCGATACCGGCCAGCAGATCGGTATCTCGGTGCTGCATGTAGCCGGTGCGCAGCTCGTCGTAGACGTTGGAGGTGACGATGGCGCCCTCGCCGGTGCCCAGCAGGATGAACTTGCCGGGGCTGTTGTTGATCATGGTGACAAGGGCAGACACACCTGCGTCGATCGCGTCCTGCAACGGCAGCTCGGTGTTCGAGGGGTAGGGCACCCACACGTAGCGGATGCGAGGGTCGAGATTGGCAGAGAACCAGCTCGACGGTGTGCCGGTGGTGATCTCGTCGACCTCGTAGACGGTGACCGCCGTGGCGGTGGAGGCCACGAGGGTGCTCAATGCGGTCAAGTTGGGCAACGCCAGGCTGTTGATGTAGTCGCGGCCGATCTGCACCTGGTCGCGCGAGTCCCCGGCCACCGGCTGGTAGGCGGGGTTTTGGTACTGCCCATGCGGATGTGTACCGCCGGGCTCCGCGAAGTAGAAGAGGTCCAGCAGGCTCTGGATCAGAGCCTCAGCTCCTGCAATGCCGCTAGTGATCAGGGAGACGATCACCGACAGAATGCCGTTGTAGTGCTCATAGATCAGCCCGAACAAGGTACTGAGGTCCTGGCCAGCCTGGTCATCGTAGACGTTGCAGGAGATGTCACCTGGGTTGGCGAACTCCCACCACAGGGGCTCGGTGTTGGCCAGCAGGGCCCAGTTCATGATGCCGTGTCCGCCAGGGTCGGTCCCGCCGGGGAAGATCTGCCCGGCCTGACGCCGGGGATTGCCGTAGGCCAGCCCGGCCAGCAGATCGGTCCGCCGATTTTGCAACGAGCCGGTTCGGATCTCGTCGTAGACGTTGCTGACGACGATTGCGCCCTGGCTGTAGCCCACGATGATAAACGGGCCCGTCCAGGCGTTAATGGCATTCGTCAGATTGGTGACGCCCTGAGCCACGCTGGTGTTCATGGGGTAGAGATCAGCGGAGTAATTGACCGGGATCCACTGGAAGAAGTCACCGTCAAGAGTGGAGAACCACGAGTTGGTGACCACGGCCCCGGGCTCGGGAATGCTGCCCACGAGATTGAAGGTGCCCGACAGCTCGAAGACTGCGACCTTCACCGGCGTCGAGGTGTTGATCGTGCCGTAAGAGACCGAGTCGATCGGCGAACGCGCGCCCCCGCCGGTCAGATAGTAGTAGCCATACTCCTGCGAGATATTGAACGCCGCGTAGGGGGCCAGCGTCGGGTCCTTGGAGTACATCCAGGTCTGGGTCGGCAGCAGGTCGATGGGTAGCAGCTCCGGCGGCGGCAGCTGGCTTATCAACGGGGTGTTGGTGACCACCTTCTGGACCTCGTAGTAGGTCGAGTCGGAGGCGGCCGCCGTGATCGGGACCGGGATCTGCACCGGGATGCCGTTGACGTTGATCGTGACGATGATGTCCAGGGACATGAACATCGCGAGCATGTCGCGCGCGAGCCGCATCTCGTCGGGGGCCAGCGACGTCTTGTGCGGCTGGATCACCAGCTCGTTGCGCACGCTGACCGGCGAGCGCCCCAGGTCTGCGGTGATCCCGAAATTGTCCATGTAGCGCCAGATCTCATAGACATAGCAGTCCACCGACAGTGCGGCCTGCACGCACATCCGCACGCCCTCGACGGTCGAGCCCAGCCCGCACGCGACGAAGTGGTCGCGCACCCGCGCGCGGTACCACGCGTCTTTGACTCTGACCTCGTTCCACTGGTTAGCGGTGAGCATGTCGGTCAGGGGGTTGTAGGGGTAGGACTCCTCGGGCGCGCGCGCCAGGAAGTGCATGTTGGAGAAGACCGAGTCGAGGTCGCCGTAGTAGATCGTCTCCATAGCCCCGGCCAGCCGCGCGATGAAGACCTGGTTGACCAATGCCCCGGCGCCGGTGGTGCCGCAGATCGCGTCCACCAGCTTGTACATGGCGGTGTCCGGTGTGGCCGTGTACGCGGTGTCGTCGCAGTGCATTAAGAGCAGCTCGGTGCTCTTGGGTGGCATCCACGGCCACGGGCTGTTCAACACCCCCATTACGGCGCCGCCGTCCGGGTGATGATGGAGCCCAGGAAGTAAGCGACCTGGTTGTCGTCGAGCTTGAAGTCGGTGGCCTGCACGCTGAGGGGGGCGATGTCTTCGGAGTTGGCGAACACCTGGATCCCGTAGACGTCGGGGTTATCGGTGCTGCTGGTGACCTTGACGTCGACCACACCCAACACCTGGCCGATCACCGAGCACAGCACCGAGAACTTGATCTGCGAACCGAACGGCAGCCCGGCGATGTAGCTCTGCAGCCGGGTGGCCACAGCGGCATTGACGGTGGCCGGGGAGTAGCTGCGGTCGTACTCGATGTTCAGGCAGGGCTGCAGGTAGACGTACTGGGCCTGGTGCACCATCACGTCGGTGGTCAGCTGCTTGGAGGTGGTCATCACGTTGTCGAGCACCTCGGGCACCTGGTTGTAGACGTATTCCAAGGTCAGCTCGGCGCCGGTGGCCGGGCCGGACGAATCCCACTCGATGCCGGTGGCTTCCAGTCGCGAGCCCTGCAACAGCGTGATGTCCTGGATCACGAAGTAGTGGGTGCCCAGGGTATAGATCTCGCCGCCCACGGTCAGCGTCGGCGGGAAGGTGACCAGCGGGACGTTGCCCAGCCGGGTGTAGCGGTTGGTGGCCACTGGGCTACCCGTAGATCCCAGGCGCATGAAGTTGCCGGTGTAGAACGGGTCGCCGGACTCCGAAGACAGCTCGGTGCCGTCGATGACGCTGCGCTCGGTGACCGTGAAGGGCGCGATGCCGTCGCAGAAGACGTCGACCTTGTTGGCGATCCCGTTGGCCGGGTCGTTGCGCGAGCACACCGGGGTGTACTGGAACTCCAAGTCGACGATGTCGCCGGGGCTGATCGCACCGGAGGACACGGTGGTGAACACCGGCGAGATGCCGGTCGACAAGACGTAGTCGTCGTTCTCGGCGTAGAAGGTCTCGGTCGGCTGGCCCAGGTTGATGAAGCAGCTCGTCTGGTCGGGCCACACGTACTTGACGTCCTGGTCGACCGGCAACGCCAGCGTGGTGGAGGGCGCCGCGATCTGGGTGGTGTAAAGCGCGGTGGGCCCGAAGACCACGACCCGAGTGACCGCGTTGTTCTGCTGGCACAGCGCGATATACCAGTCGGCGGTGCCCGCGACGTTGCGCAGGAAGGTGTCCTTGAACCGCTGGCGCAGCTGATCGTCGCTCTCGGGGTCGGTACCGTCGGTCATGGCCTGCAGGTTGGTGACCGCAGAGGAGCCGATCGCCGAAGACAGGTTGGTGATCGAGCCCGGCGGCACGTTGCCAGCCACGCCGACGGTGGTGCAGGTGACCGGGACGTCTACCGAATAGTCACCGGCTGGCAATACCACGCTCTGGTTGGCCGAGTAGTACAACTGGGTGGTCAGCCCCGACACGCCGGTCCCGGTGTAGAAGGTGACGCCCTGGCTGATGGTGTAGTCGGAGGTCGAGGCCACCGTGAGGGTGACCCGCACGGTGCCCTGAGCTGGCTTGCCCGACAGCCTGCCGTAACCAAAGATGCCGACGAACTGTTCGAGTTCGGCCCCGGCCTTGGTGTCGATGTCCAGCAACGAACCCACCAGATAGGTGTCGATGGACGCGGTCGAGATCTGTTCGGCGCAGGCGTCGATGATTTTGCGCTCCGGCGTGCCAATCGCACACGACAGCGTCGGCATCGTCTGGGCCAGGGTGGCCAGGATCTGCTGGGCTATCTGATCGGGAGTCTTGCTCACTCCGACTCCCTAGACGCTCGTTGAGGCTGAAGCTATCGCCGTGGAACCGCTGCCGGTGGCTACCGAGACCGCCACGCTGACCGTGTCGAAATTGAGGCCCACCTGCACGCCGGTCAGTGTTTGGAGCAGCTCGTCGAAGCTGAATAGCTGCGGGCTGTTCTGGAAGGCCATCATCTGGATCACCTGATAGTTCCCCAGCACCCGGTCCACCTCGCCCTGCACCTTGGACTGGGTGGTCATGTCGACGACCCCGCCGATGAAGTTCGGCAGCTCCGAGCCATAACGAGGATGGAACCGGTCGACCCCGAGGCGCTCGGTCAACCACAGACCCATGTCCTGTTGCAGCTTGGCGGTCCCCGAGACAATCGCCAAGCTGGACCCCTGCTGCACCAAGTCGCCGTTTTGAAGCGCCAGCGAGAACGTCATCCGCGAAGCCTCCTCTCTCCCTTTAAGGCGGGAGAGGTGAACGCCTACAGGGCGTCAGGAGGCTATGGGTAGCTCACTTGCCCGAGGGAGCCGCCGGAGCCGTAGGAGGCCTAGGCGGAAGCGGCGGTGCGGCAGCAGCGGCCGGGGTCGGTGTTGCAGGAGGGGTCGGTGCAGCCGGAGGGGCCGGAGTCGGCGTAGTCGTAGTGGTCGACGCCGTAGACGCTTTGACGTCGAGTTCGTCCCACGCTTCGATCTCGGCGACCTTGTCGTCGGCGTTCTCGTAATAGCCGCCGTTGTCGGGGTCAAACACGAAGTATTGACCGACAGCGACCGCCGGGCCGGTACGCACTGCCACCTGTCCGTTGGGGCCGCGAAACGCGGTGCCCTTACTGAGGGTTGAAGCCATGGTCAGCACGATATCACCGGACCGGTTATCTCATGCCCATGAAGAACAAGTTGCGCTTCCGTTTGGTCGGGGCTGACACCTGCTGTATCGGACCCGGCATAGGTGCTAGCGGACCTTGGCGAGGATCGGCTGTCGGGTAACTGGTGTTCGGCATCAGTTCAGCCCCTTCACGAGAAGTTTCAGCAACTGGATCTGGTTGGCGACGTTGCTGGTGGAGCAGTTGGCGTTGAAGTTCACGAAATTATCGACCGACGTGTCCAGATTGGAGATCGAGCCCGGCGAAGCGCCGCCGCCGAACAGTGGGTAGATCGATGTCGCAAAAGCACTAGCGCCAGAAAGAACATGGCCGATGCCGCGACCGCTTGAATTAGCGCCAACGCCACCGATGGCGGTTAAAATGAAGTCGCCTTCAAACTCCCAGAAGCCATTCGCCGCACCAGATACCGTAGTCATTGCGGGGGTCTGCAGAATGGCGGCGGTGGTCGTATTGCCCTGTGCGCCGAGCCGACAAGTGAGCGTATAAGTCGGGGTGCCGGTCGATGACACAATACCGGCTGCCTTGATCCTGATGCCGCGACCAATTTGCGCGTTATTTGGCAGCCAGAAGTCTTTGGGTATGCGTGCCTGAACACCCATCCCCGCAACGTCGTTGATCTGCGATTCAACGGCGAATGTATTCTTCGCCGTACCGACACCTGTGCTTGTGTAGAGTGTTTCCACCCACGTCCCTGTGTTACCACCTGACATTTGTGTTTCCCTTTCCTAGTAGCCCACGCCGTCAATGGCGGCAAGCATCGCGGTTGCGTTATCGACGTCGTAGATGAACTTCATCGTCATGCGTTTGCCCATCGGCGTGACGTTGGGCAGCGCCCCAACCACCCCCATCGGCGCGAACTTCGCCGTCCAGATGAGGTTCTGCGGCGTGTTGTTGTCGGTGATGAGCACCTCGAACGGGTAGCGATCGGGCGGGCTGCCTGTCAAGTCGAGCGCGAGCTGATTGGCCAGCCCCGTGATCTTGTAGCACTGGAACGTCTGCGGGTTCAGCGTCACCGATGCCGGAGAGCTGGTGTTGAGGATGACAACGCTGGTGGGGGAGAACTCGTCAAAGGGCAGCGCGCTGGTGCCCATCACCGGGGAGCCGGTCGCCACACACAGCCACGCCGTGCCGCCGTAGGTTGTGCCATCGCCACCCACCGTGACTAATGCGCCCGGGAAGTCGGCTGAACTGTTCAGTGCCGGGTTGCGGGTCAGGATGGTCGACACGCCCGTAGAGCCCGGTGTCGTCACGTCGTACAGGCCGTTCTGTGCCGGGGCGGTCTGGCTGACGAGTAGCACCTTCTCTAGCGCGCCTAGTGTGTGCCCGTCGATGACGGTGGGCCCGGTCGCCGTATAGGTGAACGTCGCCCCGACCGCGTTGCTGCCTCCGGCGGGTTGGTTGTAGGTGCCCACCTGGTTGCTCTGCGCGACCACGTTGGCGAAGGGCTTGGACGGGACCGAGTTGACTGCGACTTCTAGCCGGTTCTGGTTGACGCCGTCGTAGTAGAAGTTGCCAGGACTGCCGACGACCGGCGCACCGTGACCGGCCGGGCCGCCGCCGGTCGGCAGCCAGCTTGCGGGACATACGGGCATGTCTCTCCTAAACCACCATGATCGGTGTGGTCGGCGGTGTGGGCGGTGCGGTCGGCGGGGCAACGCGCGGTGCCCGGTTCGGTCCTCTGAATTGTGATATGTCAGGAACAACATCGGCCGCTTGCACGGCCGGTGTCGGCAATACGGTAACCGCCGTGATTGTGTTGCTTGCTGCCGACGTGCCGGTGATTCCGGTGTACTGCGAGGCGGTGACCTGGACCGTCCACGCGCACTGCTCTTGGTCGGTCAAGCCGGTGATGACCACGGTGACGTTGCCCTGCTCGTCGGGCTCGCTGAAGGCTCCGGCTGTGCCGGGACCGCTGGCGATCTGGTAAGTCCACGGGCCGTTCGCGCTGAGCGGCTGCTTGAACGTGAGCTGCGCCGAGAGATTATCCAACGGCGTGGCCACGGGTGCGGTCGCCAACGCATCCCAGATCAATGGAGTGTTCGCGCTGAATGTGTTAACGAAATCGACTGCGGTACCGGACATTCCGGCCGATACGCCGTAGATGTGGACACGGCTCGTCTTCTGTAGCCGCCACCCATTGGTGTCATCGTAGAGTGCGTCGGTGACAACAATCCAATCCCCCGTGTAGGAAATGAGTTCAGCGTCATCACCACGCAAAATTTTAATTCGCCAGCCACCGTTGTACTGCGCTAGGTCGGTGGCGCTCTCGGTTGTGTATCCCAGGTTAAGTGCAGGATTCATCAGCATCGCCAGTAGTGCGGCGATCTTACCGGCAGTCTGACCGCCCGGCCCAAGTTCCATGCGAACGGCCTGGATGCTTTGAGGTGTGAGCCGGGTGACCGGCAAAACATCTGACATTGATTCCTCCTAGAACGGTATAGCCAACATGTATCGCGGCCCGAAATTACCTGTGCCGGTATTGACCAAGTATTTCATTTTGAAAACTGTTGCGCCTTGCGCTCCCCCGGTCATCAAGTAAAAACCGAACAGAGAGTCAGCGGTCAACCCGCCCGCGCCAGTGCTGGTCTGCATACCAGACGACGCAAATCCGGTTCCAATGTTATTAGCTCCGGTAATGCCAATGGATATAAAGCATTGTCCGTTGACCGCTGTGTTGTAAGCGAACTCGCACGATATGAAAATAGCGACCATACCGCTTGGGCCGACGTTGACGGTAAGTTGATCGCTCGTTGTCGCCAAATCAGCCCAGGTAGTTGACGTGGTGGTTTCCGTGTACGTGCCTGGCTGCACCGCAACATACTGCGGGCCAGAAATAGCCGCATCCCAGAATGCGAACGAGGCGATCGATCCCGGCAATTGGCGGCTGACCGAGTCGATCCACATCACACCGTCGTAGCCAGCCCCAGCACTCTGCGCACCGTTGACGCCGTAAATGTAGTCGTAGGTGTGACTGCCGAGTGTGCCGTAATAATCGTGCTCGTAAGTTTGGCCGCTGCCCGAATAACAGCCTGAGCCGCCGCCGCCCCACTGATTGCCGTTATAGCCGTTGTAGGCGGGCGCGCTGCCGTTGACCAATGCCTCGCCACCTTGCGCCGCGCCGTAGGAGCCGCCGCCGGTCGGTGCACCGCCGTAGGCCGCGCCGCCCGCACCACCAGGGCAATACACCGATCCGCTGCCGAGCGCGCCCGACCACGACGCGCCGGTAGCCCCGCCAGCTGCTCCGCTTGACCCGTAGTTGGCGTAGACCGGTTTGCTGAGGCCGCTGTTGCCGCCGTAGTAGTAGTACGTGATCTCGCCGGTCGCATAGTATTCGCTGGACCCGGGCGGACCGCCGCCGCCGATGGTGATGGCGATCTGTTGGCCTACCGAGAGGCCATTCGCCGCGCCGATAATCGTGCTCCCCGAGATTGACCCGGAACCGCCGATACCGTAGTTCTCGGAGTACCCACCGCCGCCGCCACCATTGCCCCAGGCGTCGACGCCGCCACCTCCACCGCCACCTGCTCCGTAGCCGTAGATGTCGTAGAGGTCGCCGTTGACCAGGCCCCCGGGCGGTGTGAAGGTGTAGCCACCGGCCGCGCCCCAGCCCTGCGTTTGAATGATGGAACCATCTGTGCCGAATCCGCCGTAACGGCAGTTGGAGTTGATGGTGCCGACGTTGCCGGAGTCGGTGACCGTTGCGTCCAGGCCGCCGGGGCCGGTCAGCGTTAGTTGACGGCCGACAGCCTCAAACGTGTAGGCGTAGTTGGCTACGAAAGCCGGTGCCGCGAACGACAGCAGGGTGTGGTACACACCAGCAACGCAAACCCCGATGACGCCACCACCAGGCCACCACTCGGCGTAATGGAATGAGGTTGCGGCAGCGTTGGACCGCAGAATCAGCGCCTTGGCCCAGCCGTCGGCGGTGCTCCAAATCCCGCTGACAGCTTGAGTGTCGGTCTGGGCCTTCTGCGCGGTGTTGATCGCACAGTTGTAGGCCGGGCCCGAGCCCGGCGTGAACGCCACGAACCCCGCTGGCAGACCTCCGACGAACCCGGTCTGATACGAAATACCGCTGTTGCCGCCTCCGTAGAACTTGGGGAGCTGGGTCTGGATGGACGAGATCAGCTGGGATTGTTGGTTGGCCTGTGTGGCCGAGTTCAGCGCGGCGGCGGCCACATCGGTCGAGGTGGCGGCGGGCAACGTAGAGCCGGTCCAGTTGTTGTGCAGCGGGGTGAGGAATCCGGTGAACTGCTTGAACAGGTCGCTGAGTTCGCTACCGACCACCGGGATGCCACTCAACACACTGTTGATGGTGTCGACAGCTCCGCCCGCGAATCCCTGGGCGGCCTGGGCGATCCCGCCGGTATTTCCGATGAACGTGCCCAGCGCCGCCGCGCTCTCTTGTTCGGCGTAGGAGACGATGTCGTTGATGTCGGACGTGTTGAGGCCGGTGGAGGCGTGTACTGCCTGTAAGGCCGTCGACATCGGCAGCGTGATGTCGGGCAGCACTGCAGGCGGGAGCTGCGACACGATGGTGCTACCGGGCTGCTGTCGAAGGGCGGCCTCTAACTGCGACAACGAGTTGTTAGTGGCGGTCGACCCGGTGTTGATCTTGACGATGGTGTCGAGCACCTGCTGAGCGAGCTGCGTGGACCCGGCGATTGCGGTGCCGACGCTGGCGAGGTTGTTATTTCCGCCGCCGAAGCTGATCGGGAACGCCCACGGGAACCCACTGCCGCCACTAAGGCCGACCGCGTTGGTCACCAGGCCGGTGAGATCGTCGGCCAGCGTGGTCGCCCCACCCAGAACCCCAGAGACCGCCGTCTGGGCGAGCTGACCGAGGATACGGCTGACGTCGACTGTTCCGGCCCAGCCGCTCGTCAAGGAGGGGATCTGGACCTGACTGAATAGACCGCTGATGATTTTGCTTGCGTCTAAACCGGGGACAACGGAGGACAGGATGTTGGTTAGCGGGTTGCCGACGCCACCCCATAAATTCGAGATGACCTGTTGAACACGCGATTCCTCGCGGATTAAAGCGTCATCCCAGTACCAAACCTGACTGCCGACATTGGCGCTCACCATCCACGCGAACGGTTGAAGCGTGTCATAGCCAGCCGGGATTGTATAGACACCACCTAGCTTCGTCCACGACGAATTGGGAATCACATTCATTCCAACGGCAGAGCCGAACCAAATAATGGTGTTGGCATTGACGCCAGTCGAGTCTGTCAGGAACGCTGCTATGCCGACTGATCCCGCTGTCGTCGTGTTGGTCGCCCCAGCTTTGATATAGGCTTCGGCGTAAAACGATTGTCCCGGTTGGGCTTTGATAACTGCGGTGAACGGCCCGGTGCTTGGGTACGGGCCGAGGTCGAATGTTTCCGACGCACCCGACGCTGTACCGCCTGTGAACTGGATGCACTGCGTGCCGCTATGCGCGGTTGTCGTAGTATAAGCGAACGAGCCACCCGCGCCGGTTAAAGGGCCGCGATTGATGGTCGAATCACTGAAATCTCCATTGATAACCAGACTACTCTGGCCGATCCGCGCTGTCTGCCAAAGGCTTTGAGCCAAAGCTAGCGGCGTCATCGACAATGGGAATGCCCCGCTGATGATCTTGGAGGCATCTAAGCCCGGGATGAATCCTGAGCCAAAAACACCGGAGATGATCTTGCTGACGTCGAGACCCGGGATCAGCCCGGTCCCGAAAATTCCGCTGATAATCTTGCTTGCGTCGAGGCCCGGTATGAATCCCGAACCAAAGACACCGCTGATGATTTTGGACACATCGAGGCCGGGAATGACGCTCGATAAGACCGACCCGAGAATGGACGATCCGCCAAACAGTGAATTGATAATGTTCTGGGCAGCGGTTTCCTCGCGGATCGTGGCGTCATCCCAGTAAAAGGTGCTATCGCCAGCCGAGCCGTTGTAGTTGTTCGCATCGGCGTACGGCGCGAACAGGTCGTAACCCGTTGGGATAGTGACGTATCCAGATAGTTGTGTCCATGCGCCCGTGGTGGCGTAACCGGCTATGATCTGAGCATCTATGCTGCTTGGGGGGTTAACGCCTTTGGAGTCCCAGATTTGAGCAGTTAAAGCCATGTGGTTGGGTTGGGTGTTGGTGGCCGCGCCGTAGACCCAAACCTCCAAATAGAACTTCTGTCCCGGTTGGACTTTGATCGCGGAAGTGGGTGGGTTGGGTTCGTTTTCAATGTCATTCACGTTGGGCAGCAACCACAACCAGCCCTCGGAGTTGGTGCCGGTGAAACCGCCGCCAGTGACGCCGTGGATGTGCATCTTCCAAGACTGCGTTCCGCTATGGGCCACATCTGTTGAGTAGGACTGATCGGCGGCACCGCCCGCCGCGATCCCGGCGCGGTCAGTACCAGGAAATGAACCCCACGACCGATAGATGGTCGAGTCGTCAAAGTTAGGTGATATCACCAAGTTTGAGCCAGCGTTGGTGCGCTGGTTGAAGATGTTGATAGGCAGCAGAGCACCGAGATCACTAGTCAGACTCGTGATCATCGACTGGGGAAATGCCCCCGAAATGATCTTGGAGGCATCAAGGCCAGGGATCAGGCTGGTTAGGAATGTGCCGCTGGTGATTTGGCTGGCGGGTAACAACGGGATCAGTGTGCCGCCCAGGACCCCACTAATAATTTTACTCGCGTCGAGGCCGGGGATTAGCCCCGTGCCAAGAGTGCCCGACAGAAACGACGATAGGATCGAGCCACCCCAGCCAGACGTAAGGCTCGGTATGAGCGATTGGCCGAACACGCCGCTGACGATTTTGGCTGCGTCGAGCAACGGTATTTGGGCGACCCCAACGATTCCGCTGATGATCTTGCTGGCGTCAAGGCCGGGGACAACGGCGGCCAGGATGTTGGTTAGCGGACTACCGACAGAGCCCCAGAGGTTGGAGATGATGCTCTGCGAACGGGTTTCCTCGCGCACCAGGGCGTCGTCAAAGTAGAACACCTGATTGGCGGCGTTGCAGGCATTGGTCCATGCGAATGGGAACGCCGTGTCATACCCCGCTGGGACTGTGTACCAGCCAGACACTTTCGTCCACGCGGAACTGCTCAGGCCCGACATGTTAACGGTGCCCAAACCTACATAGGTTTGTGCGGTGACGCCGGTTGAGTCAACAAAGCTAATGCCGAACGCCACCGTTCCCACTGTTGCGGTATTAGTTGCTTTGGCCTTAACGTAAAACTCGCAGTAAAACGTCTGTCCCGGTTGGGTCTTCAGCCCACTAGCCGCTTCCCATATACCCGTCGTGGGCACCGGGGCCAACATGAAGAAATCGTTCTGCCCGGTGGTCGAGGTTTGGGTAGTCAGCGCGAGGCACTGTGTTCCACTGCGAGCGGTCACCGTGGAATACGCTAAAGATGCGCCCGTGCCGAGAGCACTGCCGTGAGTGATTGTTGAATCTTCAAACTGCGGATCGATGACTAGGTTTGTATTACCCTGCTTACCCGTCTTCCAGAGACTCGTGGCCAAAGCCAGCGGCGTCATCGATAACGGGAAAGCACCGGAGATGATCTTGCTGGCGTCTAAGCCGGGGATGAATCCCGACCCGAAAATTCCGGAGACTATCTTGCTGGCGTCGAGGCCGGGAATCAGGCCGGTGCCAAAAATTCCGGAGACTATCTTGCTGGCGTCGAGGCCCGGAATCAGCGAGGTGAGGAGTGTCGTCCCGCCCGACAGCAGTCCACCGAGCAACGGAATGCTTCCGATCCCTGGCAGCGAAGGCGATCCGGAGCCAAGGTGGGTTGGGGTCCCGAGGAGACCAGTCAGGTCGGTGAAGACCGACCCCAACCCGGTGAGGCCGGAGAGTCCCGTGGCTAGACCAGGGAACAAGCCCAGGAGCTGAGTGGTGATAGGACTGGCGGTGGAAAGGCCACCGCCCAACAGATTGCCGGAGCCCAGGAGACCACCCAGGACGGGAATGCTGCCGACACCCGGCAACGTCGGGGATCCAGAACCCAGACCCGTAGGAGTCCCAAGGAGGCCCGTCAAGTCGGTGAAGACCGCTCCTAGCCCAGGAAGGCCAGATAGGCCCCCCGCGAGCCCTGGGAACAGCCCGAGCAGCTGAGTCAGGATGCTCGTCGAGGTGCCGAATCCCGACAGCAACCCCGGAACGCCCAAGAACGACCCGATGCTGGTGGTGCCAAACAGACCTTGCAGCAGGTTCTGGAAGTCCACCACCTGAAGCAGCTGGCTGATGGTGTACGTCAGCCCAGAGATCGCTTCCTGGGGGATGCTGGGGATGTTGTTGATGTTGAACAATTGGGCGGCGTCGAACTTCCCGGTGCCGTCAAGGTTGCGCAGGATGGACCCGGCGATGTTGTCCAGGGCCTGAGAGTTGATCAGCCCGTTGGGGGACAGATTCTGCAGACGAGGCACGATGCCAGCGACCAACTCGGGAATGGTCAAGGTGCCGGTCGCCAGCCCGGTAATGTCGCCGAGCACGCTGGTCCACAAGCCGATCAGATCTGCAGGAAGGGCGCCGCTGATACCGGTCATTCCTTCCAGCAGGCTCAGCAAGCCGGAGGAGGTGCCAGAAGTGGAAGGAGTGCCGAAGGTCAGGCCGGTGCCGCTGGAATCGACGAGAAGAGATTGCCCGGCAGAGGGCGTACCAGAGGTGTGTAAGTTACCCAGCCCCACCGATCCGACGACATCCTGCAGGGCCGTCCCAGCCAGACTGAGGAAGTTCTGGACCTCAGTGGTCAGATCGGTCGCGGAGATGCCGCCAGAGGGCAGCTGGAAGGCACTACCGGCCAACGCAAGCAGTGCCTGGACGTCGGCAGCCAGCTGGCTGTTAGGGATACCACCCGATGGCAGGTCGTAGGTACCCAGCTGGATCCAGTTGCTGCCGTTGGAGTAGGCCGGGGCCGCCCCGTTGTAGACCAGCGATCCCGCGTCGACGGTGCTAGCACCCGGCAGCGAGGCGGCGCGCTTATGTCCGTCACGGGCGCGTGCAATCGAGTCGGCCAGCGAGCTGTTGGCGTTGGCCAGCCTCAGCGGGCCGTTGGCGTTGACCTGGGTCCCGTGCAGCTGGATGGGCCCCTTGCCGGTGCCGATCTGCTGCTGGCCCTCGGTGGCCGGGAGGGTGATCTCGGGGGTGTTGAACGGGATCTTGGCGTCGAGCACCCAAGTGATACCCATCCTGGGCGTCGGTGGGGTCTGCTTCGTGATGTACCACTGCTCACCGACCGACGGGGTGACCTGCACCGAGCCGACGTGGTAACTCAGGTCGATCTGGACCTGGGTCTCGCGCCGAGTTAAGCCCAGGGCGGTGTTGCTTGCCGCGTCGACGGACAGGATTGCCACCGCTTGTCTCTGCCAAGCGGGGGCGAGGGCCGTAGCGAATCCTGGGTTGGTCATGTGCTGATCGTGGTGGTCGTCGGGACCTGGCCGGTCGTGGTCGGGATGTTGACGTTGGCGCCTGCCCACAGGTTGCGCACGTTCGGGTTGGACGGCGCGGTCACCACGCACTCGGTTTGGAAGCCCTGCTCGAAGTCGAAGTGGTGGGTGACCTCCTGGACATAGACCTGCAGGCTGTGGTTGACGAAGAGCACCCTCATGCCCGGGAAGAGGTCCGGCATGAAGGTCATGCCGACCGAGGACTGGTACTGGGCCGCCCACTTCTCCATGAAGAGACGCACGGCCAGCAGGAACTCCAACTCGGCGGTCCCGGCCATGGCCTGGGTGACCTGGACGGGACGCACACCGAAGCGCGCCATGAGCGCCTGGCCGGTCATGTTTTCCAGGTCGCCGGGGCTCACCAGCCGCATCCGCTGGAAGAGCGCGGTGTTCTCGACGGTGGCGTAGCCCATCGTCAGCAGCCAGCCCATGGTGGCGTCCATCTCGCCGACCATGGACAGGTCGCCGTTGACGTAGACGTGAGTGGCCAGCGAGTCGTCGGAGAAGTTGAGTGTCAAATCCTTCAGCTCGACGTCTTCCAGCAAAAAGACAGCCGGTTTGCCATCCATGCCGAAAAAGTCCGGATAGTAGGCGATAAAGTCCCCGTTGGGTGCGCTAGCGAAGTTGCGGAGACTGGCTGCAGCAACCGAGGCAACGGCCTGGAACAGCGGCTGGGCGTTGATGAAGTCCTTCTCGGGGGTGGCCGCCGAGTACATGAACGCCGTATCGGAGATGAAGGTCTGCGGCTGGAAAATATAGGCGAACAAGTTCTGCGCGATCGGCTCTTGGAGCGCCCCGGCAGACGCACCGGCCACCGAACCTTGCGAAGCCAGAATGATCGATGGCGGATTACCCGGGCCCGATATCTGCGGGTTGTTGTAGGGGGCGCCGGTGATGGCCCCGCCGACTCCCGGGATAGCGCCGCCATTCTGGCAGTACCGGAAGATCCCGCTGGCCCCGGACGGCGACACGTAGGCGGGGCGCCGGTGGATCGGCACCCCCTCGGTGGAGGCCTCGATGATGGTGCCATCGCCGAGCCACAGCATGGTGTGGCCGCCACCATCACACTGCATGGCATCCCCGCGCTGGATGTTGGACGGCGCGATGCGCTGACCATGAGTCGCTTGCGAGAAGGTGTCACGGCCGATAGCCACGCCGATCGAAGCAAAGGCCGCCTGCAACAAGCCCGAGCAGTCGTACCCGTTGGGCCCCGTGCCACCCCAGATGTAGGGCTTGCCGATCTGGGCGGCCGCGAACGCAATGGCACCCTCGGAGTCGGGATTCGGTCGGGTGCCGGTAGCTCCACCGACGGTGGGAGCACCAAGACCGCCGCCGACACCGGTGCCTGCAGAGCCGCCGCTGGTGAGGATGACGCTGGGGTTGAGGCCCGGGCTGGCCGTCGCCGAGTTGATGGCACCGGTGCCAGAGTTGCCCAGAGTATTGGCCAGCGACGTGGCCTGCTGAGTGGGAAGGCTGCCGGTGGCTGTGGACACGGTGCTGCTGCCGGGAGACGACGTGGCGTTGCGGTATTGCTGCACCAGCTGAGTGGCCTGCGGGATGGCCGCGTCGATCAGCCCTTGATACTTGCTTTGATTAGCCGCGCGTTGTACATCCCAGCACGCCACGCCGGGGTCGAGGTTGCGCCAGTCGTAGGTGGCCAGATGCTGGAAGAACATAGTGGCCGCCTGACGCGGATTCATCTCCTGGGCTACCGTGCCCCAGCCGTATTGCGCCTGCTGCTGGAACAGGCCACAGGATTGACCGTCGCCGCCGGTGGGAGGATTTCCGTCGCTGGCGATGTTCTGAGACTCCGGAACCCCTGGGTTGGCCCAGTTATGCAGGCTAGACTCCACGATCGCCGTGGCGACCCCCAGAATGGCTGCATCGCTACTCAGCAAGGAGGTCTGGTAGTTCTTGGCCACCGTCTGGGTCTGCTGGAAGGCTGTTTGAGTGGCCTGATCACGAGACCCCTCACCGACGGTCGCCGCCTGCGACAAGCCGGTCGCGACGTTGAGGTTCTGGGTGGTGGGACCCATGCCCAGAGCGTCACAGGCAGCCACGATCTCTTGGACGTAGAAGGCCTGACCGGATCCACCCGCACTAGGCGCTCCTACCCCACCAGGAACAGGAACGGACGACTGTGGGCCCGGGGCTCCGGCGCCAGTGTTGTACGAGGCGGCCGCGCCCGGCGCCGGACCGCTGACGTTGCCCTCGATGAGCTGCTGGAACCACTGCGCGGACCGCTGGTTCTTCTGCTGGTTCTGCATCTGAAGCTGCAGCAGGTCCATGAAGCCGCTGGGGAAGTTCTGGATGTGCACCGTGGGAGGGGCCCAGTGACCCACCTGGGTGAGCAGCGCCGCCAACAGGTTGCCCAGGCCAGTGTCCTGATACTTGCCTGAGGTGCCCTGCTGAGCCTGTCCGTCACCCTGGGTGGCCGTGCTGGCCTGCATGAACTGGTTGAAGATGGCGATAGATTCCGGCAGCCCGGGATTCCACCAGTAGCACAACAGCCGCTTGAGGGTGCAGGTCGCCTTGAACTGCACGATACTGGGGTAGAGCTGCAGGTACGGGACGCTGTCGAGGTAGCCGGAGAACACCTGGACCCAAGTCCCGGCGCGCTTCATGTAGCAAACTATCCGGTCCATACGCGAGAAGATCGGCGCGTTGTTGATCAGGCTGTTGGTGTAGCGCAGGTTCTTGTTGTGGCACTGCCAGATCAGCGTCGAGGCGGAGTTTTCCTTGCGGATCAGCGTGCCGCGAACCAGGTCGTTGCTGATGTCGTACTGCACCGAGTTGTGCGCGATGATGATGCGCACGTCCGGCGAGTAGACCAGCGTGTTGTTGGCCGGGGTCGGAGAGGAAACGTGGTTGGCCTGCTGGAAGATGCTGTTGTACGGGCTCACAGGGGCATTGGGCAGCGGGACGTAGTCGCCCGCGCCAGCTGGCGAAAAGATACCGGGGGTTCCGCTACCGTTGCCCGAGGAGTCGCCCGGCAAGATCGTCACGCGTTCGTCACCGCCCCCGGTAGGGGTGTCACCACGGTGCCAGGTTGGCCGCTCACCGGAGGGGTCGGTATCTTCATCACTCCGTCGGGGCTGCCCAGGCCGTAGACCGTGTCGAAGATCGGCGCCTGCGAGGCGATCGTCGTCCGCGAGGAAACGAAGCAGTCAATGAGGTCGATGACGAACCTGGCCTTGGGTGCGTAGACAAAGCGCTCTCCACCGGCCTGGAAGTTTCGGATGACTCCGGTCCAGTTGAGGATGTTGCGCTGGGGCCAGGTCAGCGTGACGCCGGGCTCGATGTCGTTGGTGAGCGCATTGAGCTGGGTAGCGCGCACAAAGGCCTGAAAGCCGTTGTAGTCGGCCACGCTGGCAAAGATGACTTCCAGTTCCAGCTGGGGCTGCTGAGCCTTGATCGGGAAGTAGACGATCTTCTTCTTGGTCTGCCCGCTCATCATCGTGCCGAACATCGGCGCAGAGAACTGCAGGACGTTCATGGTGAACGTCCCTGCATAGGTGGTCGTGATGACGAGCTGGCTCATCGCGGCTGCACTGCGGGCACTACGAACTTGTCGTCGGAGCCATCGGAGTTGACGGGATACAACAGCCCGATGTCGTAGCTGAACCCGATGCCGTTAAGGTCGACGTCCGGCGGAAAATGGGGCAGCGGGTTGGGCCGCGAGACGGGGCAGTTAGATGCGTAGGCCATGATCTCTCCTTAGGCGCTGAGGACGGGCGGGGCTGTGGACGAGGACGGCGCGTTGTTGAGGTTGTTGAGGCCAGGCAGCCCCAGCGAGCTGGCAGCCCCGTTGGCCACGCTCTGGATGGTCGGTTGCCCCGGGGTGGACGAACCGGCGTTGGGCCCGTTGTACGTGCCGTAGATGGCAGCAGAACCGCTGTTGTACTGGTCGCGCCGCCAGCCGACGCCGTCCTGCAGCGCGGCCAGGGTGGCGTCCAGGATCGCGCCGGACACCACGCCGGAAACGTCTTCCTGGACCTTGAAGTGCAGTTCGAGCGGGCGCACCGTGGCCTGCACCTGATCCTGGAACGGAATCGACAGCTGGTAGACCTGGAAGTTCCAGTTGCGTGTGGTGTAGACGAAGTTGCCCGGCGGCGCCGACGGGTTGCGCTGGTAGTCCAAGAAGTCACGAAGGAACAGCGCCAAGTTAGCGGCGTAGGCCCAGCCCGCACTTCCGGCCTCGACCACCACAACCAGGTCCTCGATCTTGCAGGACAGGATTTGGCACACCCGTCCGCCGAAGGTCTGCTCGATGTGGGTGTTGAGCTGGTAGGAGAACCGCACCGAATTGGGGTTGGTCCGGAAGCGCCAGGTACGGCCACCGAAGGCCAGCGAAGCGATACCTCGTGAGACCGTGCTGAACTCGTTGCTTGAGTAGCTGTGCGGTGCCGTCATCGGCAGCTGCGGGAAGGCCAGCAGAGGCTGGGCCTGAGCCCCCAGGACGCTGGGGTTTTGGAATGGACTACCCATCAGCCACCCCTGGCCCCACGCGAGGTGATTCCGTCGCCCGGCGGCGGGTTGTTCTTGGTGGCGTTGCCGTAGCCCGAGTTAGCGGCCTGCTCGTTGGCGGTGAGGGGGATGAACGAGGGCACATTAAGCACGCTGCGCATGTTGGCCGGGTGCACGGTGATCTGCAGCTGACCGTGCACCTGGTTACCGGCGCCACCCATCCCTCCTTTGCCCTTCCCCGAGCCGGGAAGGTCGGAGATCGCGTCACCTGGCCCCTGGTCCCCGCGTTCGCGGATACGCATCTTGCCGCTCTTCAGGTCGCGGATCATGTCCTGGTTGGAGGGATCGAAAGCCTTCCAACCCTTGTCGGCCGAGCCCACCTCAATGGGCATGCCCCCATAGGCCTGCATAACCTGGTCTTCGATCTCGCTACCCTCGCTGCGACCTGAGTAGCCGTGTTCTTTGGCGTACCTCTCGGCCTGGTCGGGAGTGATCTGAGCGTTACCGCCGAAGGCGTTCCCCAGTCCGAGGGGACCGCCCATGTCGGCTCGCATGTGCTCCTCGCCCCAGACCTGACGGCGCTTCTTGGCCTCCTTGTCGTCCTGTTGCTGAACGTCTTTCGCGGACTTCAGGGGGTCGAAGTCGGTACCGGTACCCACTGCCTTGGCGGCCTGGTAGAGGTTCTTGGCCTGAGCACGGTCGAGGTGTACTCCCAGCATCGTCCCCACCAGACGTTGGAAGACGCCGACGTTCGGCGACATTCCCGCAATTCTCTTCAGGGTGCGCCATTTCGCCTCGTTGAATTGACCCGAATTTTGCAACGCTTCGGCAATGGATCCCGGGTCGCCCATATTGGCACCGGGGACACGCATCGGGCCGCCGTTGGCGCCCCCGAATTGCATCATCATGTAGCCGAAGTTGGGGTTGTTGATGGCAGCCTGATCCAGGGCCGGGCCGACCCCTTTCATTCCGGGCATGTCTGAAAACTCTTGACCTGCGATAAGGCCCTCACGACCGGCAGCCTGGGGGTTAGCCCCACTCTGTAGGGCAGCACCATAGACCTGCTCGTAAGCCTCTTGGCGGTAAGGCAGCGTGTTGTAGCCGGTCTTGGAAAGGTCCTTCATCGAGGTCATATTGTGTTCGAGGTTCTCGGCCATCGATTGGATGGATTCGTTGCTGTTTTGCGCGGACTTCTGCAGCAGTTTGGAGGACTCGGCCACCGACATGTTCATTTCCTTGAGGTTGTTGGCCATGAACTGGGTGACGGTGTCGAACTCCTTGCCGGTGTAGCCCTGGGTCAGCGCGCTCTGCATGATCTGGCGCGACTGCTCGGTGGTGATAAACGGGTTCATCGCCATCATGCGAGCCTGCATCTCGTAGCCGAAGCCCTCGCCGAAGCCACCGCCTCGAATCGAGCCCAGATTGCGGTAGCGCTGGACCTCCTGGCCGCCCTTCTGGATGGCGCCGAAGACACCCAGGCCGACGCCCAGGGCAGCACCACCCATCCCCGCAGCTTGACCCAGGCTCAGGCTGCCTGCGCCCTCATCCTCGCCCGCATTGCCGCCCTCTTCGGTCTCCCCCTCGGTGGGCACCGATGGGGAGGTGCCGCCACTACCTCCCCTGCGGGGACGGGGAACCGTCGAACCGGGACCTTCGCCGATGGCGCCATCCTGCCGCTGACGAGCAGCTCCCCAGCCCTGCATGGCGCGTCCGGCCGCGCCGAGCATGCCGCTCATGCTGCCGCCCATCCCCAGGCCGCTCATGACGGTCCCAGCCGCTCCGGTCCACTGCGCGGCACGGTTACGCCAGGCCTCCCAGGGGGCTTGGCCGGGCTTCGGAGAAGGTGGTCCTCCTCGGCCTCCGCCCAGGCCGCCGTCGCCCGGGCCCGGAGAGGGAGGCGTCGACTTGGCCTCCTGCACCTGCTGGTCGTGGTCGCGGCCAGCGATGGTGCGTGCCAGCCTGTCCAGGGACTGGTCCGAGATCGACACAGGAGGCATCTGCTCGCCGGGCTGGCGACCACCCCACGCCGCTCGGGCGTTGAGGTAGGCGCGCGGGTCGTTGGCCATCAGGTGGTCGAACTCGGCCTGCGAGCCACCGACGGCGGGGACGGTGGTCGGCAGCGGACGGACGTCGCGGTGCGGGCCGCCCATCCCTTCGGCGCCTCCCGACCAGGGAGCGGTGTACTGCTGGGGCACGGCAGTACCAGCCTCTGCCTGCCCGGCGCGCTCCTGGATCTGCAGGATCCGTTCCAGGTTGGCGGCCAGGTTGCGGCTGGTCTGGATCGTGCGCTCCTGCGCGGCGTTCATCAGGTCGATGTAGCGCATGAAGCTGTCCACGCCGCGCGCGGCCGACTCAGAGTTGACTCTCGTACGCTCAAGTTCGTTGTTGAACTCGCGCATTTGGCTCATTGCCTCTTGCGGGATCTCGAAGTCGATCCTCGCCGAAAGAAACTCGTTGCCCCCAGTGGTCATTAGACGGGCGTCCCCTGGGTGTCAGGGACGAAGTCCGGTGGCAGCATCCCGGCCGAGATCCAGCGCTTGGCCGCAATCTGGTCCTGCTGGCGCATGAACTGCTCGATGGCGTCCTCGTCCTCGGGAGTGAAGGGCACGCCCTCCTCGGACTGCTGCTCCTCCTCGGTGATGCCGAGCATCTTCAGCATCTCGTCGCGGTAGCCCAGCGCTTCCCACTGGTCAGGATTCAGGTTGAGAGTTTGCTGGATGAGGTAGGCACGCTGGTCCGCCTGCTTAATCCGGCGCTCCATGTATAACCAGTACAGCAAAGCCCAATGCTGTATCCTGGTGACGTTTCTCCGAGTCAGCAAACCCTTTTCATAGGCTAGACGCACTTCCAACTCAGCTCCCGCGTCTAGCCTCTTGCTTTTACCAGTTTGGCTTCCAGCTCGGCGAACTCTAGGTCGAGGTCCTGGATCGCGCGGTAGATCTTGCTGACCACTGGCGGGTAGAGCTTCTCGATCTTGGCCACCTTCGCCTGGAAGGCGGCGTCAGGGTCCTCGTCCGGAGACAGGCTCTGGTAGAGCGCCTGGCCGTCGATGGTGCGAACACCACAGGCCACTACGGCGATCTGGTAGGACCGCGAATCCGCCGGAGGCGATCCCTGGAACTCCCTGCAGTACTTGCCGATGAGCTTGTCGTCTCCGACGGAGAGGTTCTCGACGAACACCGGATGCCCGTAGACATCGATCTGCTTGGACCGGCGCCCGATGGTGAGGATGTCGGAGAACTCCTGGCGCTCGGCTGGGGTCAGCTCGGTGATCTGCTCGGGCTCAGCGACCTGCTGGGGTGCCGCCTCCGCACCCGCCTCGTACCCGGGCTGGTCGTCGTCGTGGAACTTCATGAACGGTTCGCTGGCCGGTTGGAAACCAGGGATGCCTTGAGCGGCCGCAGCTGCGTCCTGCTGGGCCTGGATCATGGCGGGGTGCACCATGGGCGGCGTGCCGATCTGGGGCCCTGTGCCAGGGTTCTGGCCCGGAGGAGGACCCATCTGGGAACCACTGGGCGCCACGGGCTGAGCCAGCGCGGGGTCGATCAGCTCGGTGATTGGCTGAGCCATAGCTGGGTCGGGATGTAGACGACGACCAGACATCAGCCCCCCAGACCAGGTGGCAGGATCGGTGCCGATGTTTCACGTGAAACACGCTCCATCGTGCCCGCCTGGATGCGTGGACCCATGCGCTGCGCCATCACCGACGGAGCAGGAGACGGGGAAGGCGACGACGGCTGCTGCTGGTGCTGTGGACGCCGAGATTCGGCTGGATCGATCTCGGGAGGAGCTTCGTACTCTCCCGGCGCGTGCACGCCGTCATCCAACCCGTATTGATCTGCTTGCCGGACGATGCCCAGTCCCATGGTGCCTCCTTAGACGTTCGAGCTGTAGCAGTACTGCCAGGTAATGGTCTTCGGCAGGGACATCGTCCCGATCGTGATGTTCTCGCCCGCATCCACGTCGGTGATCTGGGTGGCGTGGTAGACCAGCGAGCGCATGATGCCGGTCGGGCTCTTGATGACCTTCTGCATCGTGACCGAGCCCAAGCTGGTCTGCCGTTGCAGGATGTCGAGCAGTGTCCAGGTGCCCGCCAAGCCGGGGAGCGCCTGCCAGACCGGCTGGTTCCACAGCTCGTAGAAAGTTCCTCGCATCGTGCCGACGCCGACGGCCTGGGCGGTCACGATCTCGATAGGCACCGACTCGTCGATGGGCTGGATGGCTTGGGCGGCCGCCACCGGAGTGGGCTGCGTGTCGTTGATGACCTGCAGCATCGCCATGCGAAGGCCCTGGTACATCATGGTGGTAAACCCAGAGCCACCTACACGGGTTAACGATGGAGCCACATCTCCTCCTTATTAGGTGTGCTGCAGCGTGTTGGACGGACCGCCGAAGTCGGTCGTCGACGAACTGGCCGGGGCCGTGATGGTCGCACTTCCAGTCGTCGAAGTGTTCGTCGAGTTGGCGATGTTGCTGGTCGTGCCCTGCTGGGTGACGTCGCCGGAGGTCAGGCTGATGTTGAACGTGACCACAATGTAATTCAATGGGAACGCGGGCAGCCAGCTGTAGCTAATCTCGATAACGTCCGGGTTGGTCAACAATTGTCGGGCCGCAAGGCCGTAATAGTCGACCATTAGTCCGTCGCGTCTAAGGCTCTGAAGTGCAGCTTCAGCAGATGCCTTCACATTCACGAGCGTGTAGTCGTAAATAGGCTGACCGATTAAGTTTGCGTTTTCGAGGTAGTCCCGCAAACGATAAACCATTGCATCCTGTTGGCCTATGATCGACCATTCCCGATGCAACATGTCGATGTTGTCGGTGGTCACCCCGTGCCGGACCTGGATCTGTTGACGGCGCGTCTTCTCGATGACGCATAGGCCGTTCTCAGTTTCCAGATTCTTCTGGGCTTCGGGCTCGACCTCGGGGATGTCCGTCCAGCCGGTAGGCAGCTTGCGCGTGAGCGGCATCGCCCAGCTCAACTGCATCGCCATCCCGGCCAGTGAGGCCGCCATGAATTGGGCGCCAACTGTGACATCGTTGTTCAGCTCGGTCGAGAAGTAGGTGAACGTTGCTGGCGAGAGCAACATGATCCGCTGGTCGGTCAACTCCATCGCGTTGGTCATGCGCTGACCAGAGGGAACGGCCGTGCCGGTGCCGTCCATGCCCATGATCGCCCGGCGCTCAAAGCGGTTGGCCGACTGTTGGTCCACGTGCTCCTGGACCAGCTGCTGCAGCGGCTGCTGGCCGGTGCAAGGCACGATAATGCCGACCAGGCCGTTGTCCGCCAGCTTGGCCAAGGCGTCGTTGTAGTCGCCAGTGGTGGGATTCCCCGGGGTGGTTGGGTGCACCGGCGCGCACACGATCTGGTAGGCGCCGTTGAGGAAAGCGAACTGCGCGGCCAGAGTCAACTCGGACTGGATGGCGCCGGTGGTCAGGTTGTACGGGGCGCCGAAGGCGGTGACGATGTCGCGGTAGGTGTAGAAGAGTTTGGCGTCGTAGTAGGTCGGGTCGGTGAACTCATAGGCGACCTGGACCGTTGACCCCGCGTTGATGTGGCCACCGGCGATCACCCGGCTGATCGTGGTCAGCGCATTGCTGGTGCCCACAGTGCCGCCCACGTTAACGATGGTGTAATCAGTGCCCAACACATAGATCTGGCCCGTGTTGGGGTCGGTCACCTGGATGGTGGCGGTGTTGATGCCCTGGTTGGCTAGCGTGCGGTTGACCGCCGGTGTCGTGCCGTTGGTGTCGGGGTTGATGATGACCGACTCGATGAAAGTCCGAAAGCCGATCGCCACCCCGAACAGGCCAACTGCCGTCGGCAGGCTTGAGTTGACAGCCAGCTGCGGCCCAGGCTGTGGATTGACGTACACACCGGGCGGCAGGTACCGACTGAAGTCGATGGCCGACGACGGGTTGGTCATGGAACCTCCCTGCTAAAACGCGTCCCTCTCTCCCTTTCTTGCGCGCGGGCGGTTCGTTTACAGCGTTCGCGAGGTCTGGAAGCCGACCTCTCCTCGGCCCAGCGGGTCCGGTGCAGGTGGGTAGGCATCGGCGATCGAATCCACGGCTGTGGGCACGTAGTCGACTCGGGACAGGGTGTATGCACCGTCGTGCATGTACTTGATCTGAGTCTCCCCCATCAGCCCGAACGAATAGCTGTCGGTGTAGACCATGATGTCGGGCTGCCAGGGGGTTCCCATCTCTGCGCCCTGGCCTCCGGACTTCAGGCTGCCGAAGTTGGGCGTCAGACTCACAGACGGGTTGCTCATCAGCGCGGCCATGAACGAACGGTTCTTCTGGGTGTCCTGTCCAGCCTGGGTGACCCACACCTCCGGCGTGCGCGAGGCAACCAGCGACGTGGAGATGGCGTCGGCCATCTGGTCACGGTCCAGGTTGGTCAGCGCCACCAGCGACAGCGACAGCTCGCCCTCGAAGTGGAAGGACGCGACAGGCGTCCACACCGGGTTGCCGTTGACGATGGTCTGGACCATATACTCGTTGCCCAGCCCGCTCGGGACGAACTGGCTGAGCGTGAACTGGACCCAGATACCCGGATACTGCGTCTCTTCCAGCGGATATTCCAGATCGATATAGGGTGGCTTGCCCTGGACGCGGATGTCGACGCTCTTGAAACCGTCGCGCAGCGCGGCGACGATCGCGCGCTTGGTGGCCTCGATGGGACCGCCCTCGGATGCCTCCGGCAGCTTCTCGTTGACGTATTCAAGCAGGTTCTGCGGATCGTCCGACATGAAGGCGTCGGGACCATAGGGCCCGTCATCCGGGTTGGTCATGTTCTCCCCCTCCTCACTACACCGGCCAGGCTCTTCAGCAGGGTCATGATGTCCATCTTGAGGTTGGGCCTGTCTTCGAGGATGGCGTCGGTGATGGCCTGCTGCATGAAGTGCTTGGGCTTGATACCGGGGTGGCGCCAGCGCTGCTCGCGGTAGACCCGGCCGACGTGCGGGATGTTGACGTAGCCGGGCTCGCCGACGTGAGAGCCATGCCGGAAGTGCGGGCCGTCGCCCTGCTTGCAGCCGATCGGGACCGTGCGGTTCTGCACCCACCACATCAAGAAAGGTCGGGTGCCTTGCTCTTGATAGACGCGGATGTACTTGAGGTGGCTGGTGATTGCGACCCTCCCGGGCGCCTGCTCTGCCGGGACGATCGACTCGATGGTCTTGTCCGACCAGCCGAACGAGCGCGCCGACATACGGGCCTTCTTGGCGGCCAGCTCGGAGGTGCGCACGCAGCCGTTCTTGGGGTGCGGAATCCTCATCCCTCGATCACCCTCCCCTGGTTGTCCCAGCTCACGCCCGGGAAAGTCTGGCCGACGAGCGGGTAGTCGTAGATCTTGATGTTGGGCGCCAGCTTAGTGACCGGTGCGCGCTGGCCGACAACGTCGAGGTGGTACTGGCCGAACCGGCCGCCGGTGCGCAGCGAGTCCTGGTTGACCTCGCCGACGCCGTAAATGGCGTACACCTCCTGCGGGATGGCGCCGGTGACGTCCCAGCTCTTTATCCGCGCCACGTAATCGTGCTCGCGCAGCTCGGGGAAGGCCTCGGTCTGGATCTCGCGCGCGTCGGCCGCCCAGACACCGCGCTGGCCGTACTGCTCGGGGCGCTTGGTATCGCTGAAGAGCGCCCAGACGCGGGCGGCCGTGCGGGGACCGCCGACGAAGGCCGTGCCGTAGCAGATCGAGCAACTGGCCTTGCCGCCGGTGTAGATGTCATCGGTGCAGCGCGGACAGCGCGTGCCGTCCTTATCCCGGCTGGGATGGTAGATGGGCAGCAGGATGCACTGCTCGCCGTGAGCCTGCAGAGATCCCCTGACCCACCGACGGGCCCGGTAGACCGAGTACTGCATGGGGACTCGGATCGTCATCGTTCCCCCTGCTGCCAGGATGGCTGGCGCTCGACGTCCTCCTGAATGGCCTCCGGGTGCGCCGCCAGGTGCTGACGGATCATCGGATGCAGTTCCGGAGCACCGATGTGCTGCAAGAACTTGGTGTTCTCTCGAACGAACCGAGTGGGGACGTGAGGGAGGCCAAGGATCTTGGCGGCCGCCCACCGGTGGTTGCCGTCGGCCAAGGTGCCCGTTTGCCCGTCGGTCTCCATGGTGACGGGATCTTGGATCCCGTGCTTCTTGATGTGCGCCAGCAGCTCCTGGAAGTTGGGCTTGCTCTGCTCCATCATGGTGGACCGGTCGAAGACGATATGAGGGGCCAAATGCTCGGTCGGCACCATGAACGGCTCGGCAGCAGCGGCCGTTCGCGACGACGAGGCACCGAGCACCGAATGCCAAGGCCCCTCGTGGTTCTCGTCGATGGGCTCATCACCCGTGCTAGGGCCATTCCAGTACTCGTCGTCGTAGGGCCGGATCTTCAGGCCGGTGACGTTGAGGTGGGCACCCGGCGACAGCGTGTGCTCCTTCTCCCAGGGGAAGGATCGGATCTGCTCTCCGGCGTCGTTGAACTCGCGAGTGTTGGTGCGGTTGGGATCGGCTCCCTGCCCACCCCAGTCGCCCTCGACGACGGCCTGCAGATTGCCACCTCGTCCGGTGGTCTCGTCGGGCCACCTGGCGAACGTCTCGGCTTGAGCGGGGTCTTCACTCCAATGCCTGCCCAGACCGCTCCTGTTGTCGGACAGCCAGTTCAGTAAGTGCGTGCCCACCTCGGGGTGATCCCAACCCGGGTGGTGTTCTAGGGGCTGTGTGCCTGGTGGATTCAGAATGGAATGCACCTTCTCAAGCCCAGGCTGGCGCGTGTCGATATTGAGCCCTCGATAGAGCTTGGTCGACGCCGCCAGCCGGTAGGCGAACTGCTCGCGCTGCCGAAGGACCTGCATTACGGAATCCCGGCGAAGTTCGCTCGATGCTTTGCCAGCTCTTCGCGATAGGCACGCTCCGACCCTGGCGTCATTCCAGGGAGCGGCTGGCCTGCAGCTTCGGCAGCGCGAATCTTGCTTGAACTCATGCTCTCTACGGGATCGCGCGGCAGCGTGAGATAGTTGTAGCCCGCATGATTGGAGCCGACCTCGCCGGAGTACAGCGACGGATGCGGACCGCCCTCAGGGGCACCGGGCACGGTGGCGTCTTCTCCGGTGACGTTGACGATGGTGTGATTCGGGTATTGCCGCTGCACCCAGTTCGCGAGATCGGTGCGCCGTGGCTTCCCTGCGGAGTGCTCGACCTCCTCGGACGGCCCGGTGTGAACCTCCACGGGAGAACCGTTTATCTCGGGTGGGAATGCGGCCCGGCTCACGTTGGCGCGAGCCTGCAGGCCCAGTTGATACTGCGGATCCATCTGCTTCTTCGCCAACAGCTTGTCTGCGGTAGGCGTAACGACGGTGCCGTCTACTTGGTACCCAGCACCGGCGAGCGCATTGTGCGCGTCTCGCAGCGCGCCTACGTGCCCCTCGTGCGGCGGGTTGAATGCGCCGCCGTACACCAGCTTGACGGGTCTGTTTCTCTGGGGAGCGCTGTCGGTGACGTTTAGCGAAGCTCCCGGCATGGCGGGTGTCGCCAGCCGGTAGGCAAAAGTCTCGGCCTGCCTGTGGATGCGCATCACGGGATCCTCGTCGACGGGAAGCTGATCGCCGGGGCGGCGGGATAGAAGCGGAAGCTCCGAGCGAGAGCCGAGTAGGGGCTGAACAGGAACAGGCCCCGGCTGCCGTTCATGCCGAAGTAGCCACCGCCGAGCAGCAGCGAGCCCCGACCCAGCTGCAGCAGCGAGCGCTTGGCCATCTTGACCATCGTCTGGTAGTCGGCCCACTCGTCGTCGAAGACCTGCTTCCAGCGGGCCATGTACTCGCGGCGGTCCTCGTAGGTGACGTTCATGTTCTGCCACACCGGGATCTCGACGTAGCTGCGGATAAGGTGGCGCAGCACTTCCAGGTAAGTGCCGATCACCAACAGGCCGGTGAAGCCACCCTGGCCCGAGCTGGTACCCCCGAAGGCGTAGTCGGTCACCGGGAAGCCGATGTAGTTGAACCGGGTGGTGGCGATCTGGGCCAGCTCGGCGATGCGCTCCGAATTGAAGTGCGTCTGGAACTCGTCCATCAGGTGCGGGCCGCCGGTGGTGGAATCGAAGAGGTCCCCGAGCATCCAATTCACTTGCTCGACAAGGCCTTTCTCGGCGTCGGTGAGCGTCTCGTACAACGGCATCTGTTCGAGGATCTGCAGGTAGTCGCTGTAGGTGATGGCCTGACCGGCAACCTGATAGGACCACTCGGCGGTGAGCACCCCGATATTGCCGGTGTACTCGGGTCCAATGGCGTAGTGGTACATGCCAGTATCGGCGCGAGTGATCTCGCTGGCCGTCACGTTGATCACCTGAGTGCCGCGCGGATCGCTCAGTGTCGCATCGGGATTGGTGACGTCGTCGAACCAGACCTGCAGGGCCAGCGTCCCCGGGTCGGGGTCGACGGCAGTCTGGCCGTTATAGATGGTGATCGCGACGTAGCCATACCCGTTGAGCGAGACGAACTTTCGGGCCAACGCCGAGTTGGTGATCTTCGGGGACCAGACGGCCATGCCCGACGGATAGGCAACCACGATCCTCCTTACGGGCTATGGAACATGCACTCGACGAAGCAGACCTGACGCACCGGCGGGTTGGGGTTGTACCACAGGAACGAGGTCTCCTGGGCGTTGTGCTCGGCGATCACCCGCAACACATCCCCGGCTTGGAACGGGTAGTAGAACTCGATCTCGTTGGTCTGCGAGAAGCCTGCCGTGCCCGAGTAGGGGTTGACCGGCCCGCGTACCCACTCCCAATTCTTGCGCCCGACGTCGGCGCCGTTGACGGTGACCTGCACCGAGGACTGGTCCTGGTAGGTGTTGGACGGGTCCCAGCAGATCGAGGCGTGCACGTGGTAGGTGCCGGGCTCGGGGATGACGATATCGGTGGCGGAGACGTCGGTCACCATGAACTGGGCGATACCGAAGATCCCCCAGAAGAAGTCTTGAATGATCGTGGTGAGTGAGAGCGCGTGGCTCTCCTCGCGCAGCACGGCCTGGACGGTCTGGGCCTCGGCGCGGAAGTTCGGGACTCTGCCCATCGGCAGGATTTGCCAGACGGGGCTCGGTGTGGAGTAGGCATACCACTGGCGCCAGACACCGGTGTCGGTCTCGAAGATCATCTGGCCGACGAACGGGCTGGGCGGACGATTCACTGACGTACAAATGATCAGCGGGTCGCCGGTCAGGGAGTTGTAGTTGTGCGTATGGTTCCCGGCCGACGCCTGGTGTGCACCGGGCCCGATGGTGTGGTGAATCGACGTGTTGGACGTATCGGTGTCGGCGTTGGCGTGCGTGGAGGACTGCCTCAGGATCACCGTGCCGTCGGAGCCACCGGAGTGGGTGTGGGGCTTCTGGGCCGCATTGGCTTCCAGAGCCATGATCGCCGCACCTTCGTCGGCGATCGATTGCGGCAGGTCTCTCGTACCGTCCCCTGCCGATGAAGTGGGTGTGTTCTCGGGATCGGAGGGGATGGTGAACGTATCGTCGCCGCCGGGATAGGCGGTCGATCCCGATCCCACTGGTTAGAACTCCTTGGTAGGCGGCGGCGCACTCAAGCCGCTGGCTGGCGAGTTGACGACGCCGACCGAGTCGGCGAAGTCCTTAATCGGGTCTTCGTTGGAGTTGGCCAGGTTGTTGATGGCTGCCCGAGTCATATATGGCGTTGGCGGTGCTGGCTGAGTCATTTCCTACCTCCGGGTACTAAACTGGGAATCTGACCGGCGCGTCGGCCCTGGTGTCAGCCTTGACGCGCCGGTTACTTCTCCCCCTACGACAGCGGGTTGTTGTTGGCGATGCCGACGACACCGGCCCCGTCGTAGAAGTTCTTGATCTTGTCGTAATGGGACGAGGCGACCTTAGTGGCTGCCTGGAAAGCCGCCGTCTTGACAACGCCGAGCGCAGCCTGGGCGGCCTTGCCGTCCGTCTGGGCCTGCACCGCTGTGGCGGGCGGATTGGCCAACTCATCGAGAACGCTCGGGGCACCCGGAACACCGGGATTGCCCGCTACGACGCGGTAGTTGCCGGTAAACAAGATCCCCGGCTGTTGAGGACTAGTCATGGCTACCTTCCTTTACTGGTAGTACTGCTGCATATGCTGCGGCGTGATCGCCCCTGTATAGGGCTGCTGTTGCTGCTGTGGGGGTATCCCGGGCTGAGTCTCCCCAACGACCATCGGGTTGTAGGCCCAGTCTTGCTGGCCGGTCGACGGGTTGGTGATCAGCGAGGCCACCCACAGGTGCTCCTCGTGTTGGTGGGCGGTGCACAGGGGCGGACGCCCACCCTTGTAGTCGGCGTAGGTCATCATCGAGCTGCCGCCCTCAACCACCGGCGTTGACTGGCCATACTGGTCGCGACCCCACCGACCACACCGCAGGCAGGGCCGGGTGAGGATGTCGCGCTCGTTGTTTGACGGAGTGACCTGGACCTGCAGCTCGGCCAGCACCGACTCGGCGTAGCTGCCGTGGGTCGCCATCATCAGATCGATCTCTTCGTCCATGTCCTCCTCTTTGGAGATAGTGATCGTCTTGCGCTTCCAAGCACGCTGGATGCCCCGGATCTCCAAGGCCAGCTTGGGCAGGATGGCGACGTCGTCGCCGCGCCCGGCCGGACCGAGATCGAAGTCGACGCGGTGCTCGCCCAACGCCTGGTGGCAGCTGAATTGGCGCTGAGGGTCGTTGTGTTTGACGTAGAGCGTGCCCTCGTATTGGCGCAACTCGCGGAGGTTCATCACGGTACGCGGCTTCTCAGGCGCCGCCATGACCACATCCGGCGCGGCGGCGGGAGCCCCGACACCGCTTGCTTTCATCTGGTTGATGAAGCTCATGGCCTCGGCGAGCTGAGATTCCAGGTTGGCGATCTTCTCGTCGGCGGCGACTTTGTCAGTGGGGGTGTCGGTCGGTGCGTTCACGATGATCCTCTCGGGGTCAGGGAGTCCTGCCAGGGTTCTCTTCCCGCTGCGCAGCGTCCTCCTACCCTTTAAGGATGCTCGGGTGCAGGTTCACAGGTCCCAGACGCACTACAGCCCGCCCCCGGGAGATCGGGGCGGGCCGTAGGACTTGCCGCAGGGCCAGTGCGGCGCCGGGGTTTAGGTCGGATCTACCTGAGGCAGATGACTGGCAGCTGTCTCGTTGATATCAACGACCACAGGGCTCGTGACATGAAGGTCGCTCAGACCGTCGACGAACTCTTGCATGCCGCAAGGGCACTCTGACTGCACCACGATGCGCTGCAGATCGCCGCTGTCTCGACTGATCAGCGTCACCAGATAGTTCTTCATCGGGCTCTCTCTGCTAGTTGTTCTCTAGCTTTCCCCTAAAGGTTAGCCCATAGTAGCCACATAGCACATGAACGCGAAAGAAACCAGGCCGGAAAAAGCATTTTGTTTACCAGCCTGGTTTCTTCGTTACCATCCGGGTCACTCTTGCGTTTACCGGATCGGTTTTAGTTTTACGACTGCTGTACAGGCGTTACTGTCGCGTCGGCGGGCAGGGTACCGGCGGCCACAGCTACGGCGTTAGCCGGAAGGACTACCGGAGTGGTACCCGCAGGCACCTCGACCACCAGGGTGGTCGGGTCCAGAGTCCCGGCCGGAACCGGAGCGGCGTTAGGGTCCACCGGGCTCAGCGTGCCGCTAGGAGCCGGGGTGGGTGTAGGCGTGGGTGTCGGAGTGGGCGCAGGGGCCGGAGCCGAGGTGCTGAACTGGTCGGCCGCGCTCGTTGCCGAGCTGGTGCCGTCAGTGGCCGTCACAACCACGTCGTAGGTGCCGTCGGCCAGCGCCGGGGTGACCGCCTGCAGATTGCCGTCGTCCAACAGCGACCAGCTGGCGGCCGGAGTGGCGGCGCCGGTCGAGTCAACGAAGTTCACGCCCGACGCGTTGGCGAAGCCCGAGCCTGCAACCGTCAAGGTGTCGCCACCCTGGTCGCTGCCCGTGGCCGGAGACACGCTGGTGACCGTGATGGAAGCCGCCGGGGTTGGAGTAGGCGTCGGGGTCGGAGTGGGTGTCGGGGTAGGCGTCGGAGTGGGAGTCGGAGTGGGGGTCGGCGCGGGCGGGTTGAGGACATTCTGCAGTGCGGTGAGCTGGTCCTGCAGCTGGCTTATCGCGGTGGTCAGCGTGGCGACCTGCGCCTCGTCGGCCTGCGCGGTGGTGGCATCGGTGGCGATCTGGGTCTGCGCGGTGGCCAACTGGCCCTGCAGGTCCGCGATCTGGGCCTCCGCCGCAGCTACATCCGTACCGGCCTGAGAGAAGCCCTGTACCAAGGTCTGCACCTGGTTCGTCAATGTGGTCAATTCGTCGAGAGTTGTCACGATTGCTCCTAGCTTGGTGTCGAAATCATTGAATTTGGAATTGATGTTGCCGATGGCGGAGACGAGCTGATCGCCAAGGGCTCCCAGCTCCCGTCGAACGAGGTCGGCGAGGATGCGTTCGAGGTCTTGAGCTATCTCGCTCACGGCGCGGTGCCTCCTGGTTTGGTGTCAGAACCACCGTTTAGGTTACCCCGCTTCTTGAATAACCATGCTGCAATTAGGGGGGCCAACACGGCCAGAGCGTAAACCCGAAGCGAATCCTCAGACAAGAGCCGCCACCGCCGTCAAGACCACCGCGTCGTTGATGGTGCGAGCCTCACGCGTGGGATCCGGGTCCACAGATTCCGGCGCGTGGTGGTTCACCCACGCGGAAAGCAGCTCGGTCCATTCGGCGGGGCGCCGACTCATGAACATCTTGCGCCACAGCGGCGGCATGTCGGCGAAGTCGGCCTCGTCCAGCGCGGCCGCACGGCTGCGTCCCTTGCCCAAGCCCTTGCCCTTGGACTTGTAGCTCTTCTCGGCATACTGCCAGTCCTCAGGACGCCCGGCGCCGCCCAGCTCGCTCTCGTGGTTGATCAGCTGGCCGGTCTGGGGGTTGCGCTGGCGCTCGAAGTAGTCCTTGTCGTTCTTGTGTTTGAGCCACACGATGGCCTGTAGCTGCTTGGGGGTGATGTGCTTGGTGGCATCGGGTTCGGCGTCATTGATGCGCTTGGTGGCGTCGTAGAGGCCACGGTTGAACACGTCGTACTCATGGGCGGTGTTGGGGTTCTTGGAGGCATAGGCCTTACGCTCCCAGCCCCCGTGGGGCATGCTCGAAGCCCGGATGTGATGGCTGTCGATCGTGCCGCCCAGGTCTTTGTTCTGAGTCCAGTCGCCGTTGGGGTGCTGATAATACCCCTCCTCATTGATCGGGGTGTCGTCGAGGATGTTGTCGGTGAAGTGGCTGATCTTCGGGCCGCCCAGCACCCCGAACATCTGCGCGACGTCCTCGGGTGCGTGGTAGAGGTCCTTGGCCTTCTGGATGTTGCCGCCGAGCGTCTTGATGCCCGAGGGGCGCATCGCCATCGACGGGTTGTAGGGGCCGCTCCTGTTGACGTCCTTACGCCAAGCCTCCTTCTGGCGCTCGTGGTCTTCTAGGACGGCATCCATGCCCTTGTGCTGGATGTTGGCCATCCAGTCGGCCCGGGCCGCAGGGTTGGAGAGATCGTTGACCGCGTTCTTCTTGGGCCCACGTGAGAACGCGTCAGCGTGCAAGTCGGCCAGCTGGTGCAGATCCTCGTCCGAGTGCGACGGATCGCGTCCAGTCTGCTGCCGGAAGGCGTCCAACGCCCCGGGATGGATATGAGCAACCTGCCAGTCGTGCTCACTGAAATTAGGGTCCCCTGGCCGGTAGCCCAGCATGAACTGCTGAGCGTGGTGGACGTTGTCGCCCCAGTCGGTCAGCGGCGAGAACGCCGCGCCGTAGGCGACCGCACGCTCGGGGCTGATGTCGTTGTTCTTGGCGAACTTGCCGAACAGATCGTTGGCGCCCTTGTACCAGAACCTGCCCTGCCTGCGCTCGTTGTCGCTCGCGCCGTGGTAGTGGCTCTCTAGGTTAGAGACCATCGTGTCGTAGTTGTAGGGCCGTTTGTCCAGGTGACCCATGGGGTCGTTGGCCGGATCCAGAGAGGGGCCCTTGGGCCCCCTGATGGTCGTCAGCGGAGCACCGGGAGCCGGGGACTGGATGTCGTAGGCCAGTAGGGTGATCGCGTCAGCGAGGACCATCAGAGACCCCATGTCCACAGCTAACTCCTTAGCCCAGAAAGAAAACCCCCGGGGATCGCCCGGGGGATTCCTTTGTCGTCCACCTGGAACGAATGTTCAGCAAATGGCTTACTGCTTGCGCAGAATGATCAAACCACGAGGGTTAAGGATCGCCATGCCGACCAGTTCGTCCATCACCCAGCCCTTATGGAACTGCTGGACGAGGTTGTTCTCTTCGACATCGAGGCTGTACATCACGGGGAAGACGCCGAGGAACTCGGGGTCCGGCGTGAGGTAAGTCGTGCCGATCGGGATGATGATGCTCTTCCCGATCTGGAACTCACCGAATTGTACGATGCGCTCGCCAGCAACCACGCTGTCCTTGAAGGCCCAGCCGGTTGTGTTGATGTCCCACCTGTAGAAATCCCGATATTCTTTGGGATTCACCAGCAAACGCGTGCTGTCGAGCATGCGCTGGTCGGTGTAGGTGACCGCGTTGTAGAGGTCGTCGGGAGCCAGGATGTCTCCGGCCACCGAGATCTCGTTGGGCAGCGACCCGGTAACCGGCACCGACGAGGTGTCCACCAGCCGGTACTGCGCGACGGCGGTCTCGATGAGGCTGACCAGACGGCCGTCCTCTTGGCGCATGATCGCCTGCTTGGAGAAGTCCTGTTGATACTCGACCAGGTTAGCCCTGAGGAAGTACAGGTCCTCCTTGCGGATGATCGGGAAGGTAGCTATGCGGAACAGCTGCACCTCCACACGCTTGCCCTCGAAGGGCGTGATGCGGATTTCACCCTCGGCACCGTGCAGCACATAGGCCTGACCGAGCTGGTCGAGGATGTCGTACTGAATTGGTACTCCGGGCGTTAATGTGTCCTCTAACAACACATTTCGCAGGATCCCTTGATAGCGCAACTGCAGCTGGATCGGGCCGATCATCGACTGGCCGAGCCGCAACATGCCGCTGTTGGCATCCCGCAGCATGTGCGCCATCCGGATCTGCTTCTCCCGCATGGACAGTTTACGGCCGCCCAGACGTTGCTGCAGCTGACCCATCTTCACGACAATCTCGTCGCTCGATGTTGCTGCGCCGAACCTTTCGAGGCCGGGGGCGTTTGCCACTAGAGCTGGAAGTCCCATGGTTTCCTCCCCTTAGCTTCCGGTGCCCAGAGCAACGCCCGTGCCGAAGCTGTACCGGCGGCCGCTGATCAGGATCTTGGACGTGGATTCGACCGAGACCAGGGTCGCGACCGAATTGGCGTTGTTGGCGCCCACCGGAGTGAGCACACCCGGGGGTTGCACAACCCCACTCGGCAGCGTGACCGGCGCTGTGGTGCCCGTCAGCAGCACTTGACCGCCGTGCTGCTCAGACGCCCACGTGGCCGTCTGGTCGAACGCCGGTGCCAGGACCTCGAACAGGCCCTGCGGCTCGATCTGCCATGCGGTGAACTCGTTGCCTCCGGTGTTGAGGATCTCGTCGATCCCCAGGGCCGGGGCGATAAACAGCGACGACAAGCCGAAGGGCTCGCCGAAGCCGTCCCAGAGCGTGAAGACCTCGTCATGCAAGAGCTTGACCACGCTGCCGGGGTAGACGTCGTACTGGCGCGTCCAGGTGGGGACCCAGAAGCCGGAGTAGGCAGTCGCTTGGGTCTGCGCGTACTTGGGCAGCAAGGTCCGCTGTTGCGCCGGGTTGTTCAGTGTTACCCGCAACATAAGGGTTCGCCTCCTCTCAGGAAACTCGGGGCTCGGGGGTTAGCTGAGCCACATCATCGCGTCGAACTTGGGGTCCAAGGCACTCTCTCGGGCGGTTGACGCAACTCGCCGTCCCGAGCCGAAGCCCGGAGGAACAGTGCCTGTCGTGGCCCCGCGCATGTTTCCTGCGGGTTGCCTCGCTGCGGTGAAAGCCCGCTGGTTAGCCGCGTAGACAGCTTCCAGGAGCTTCGTACGATCCACCACCGTGGCCATCCGGATGGTCTGCAGCCAGCTGCCGACCTTCCACTTCTGGCTGGGATGGACCAGGCCGCACCTGATGTATGCCTCGGCGCACCGCAGCGCCTGCATACCGTCGGCCATCTTGACCCGGGAGGCAGAGCGATCGCCGCTACCGGCGGCTGCCTCTCCCTCGCCCGGAGCCCAGATCTGCGAGTCGACGTCCATATCTGGATCGGCGAGGTTATCCCCCGCATTGTCGCCGAAATCGTGCAGATCGAACTGTGACGCTTGCGCGTCCGCGTCGGTCTCGTTGGAAACCGGCCGCTCCACGTCGACACGCTCGTCCGGAGCTGCTACTTCCAGCTTCTCGTCCTCGGCGCGACGTCTCATGGAACTACTCCTTGCCTCACCCTTCTTCGCCTGGCGAAGCGCAGTTTGCAGGGTCGGGAACATGGCATCCAGCGGAACGCCGGTCCCCTTCGCCCAATGGGCGGCATACCGGGTCAGGTGCCCGGAGGTGTGCTGGTTCCAGTTCTTGCCGGTGACCTGGCGCAACCAGTTGTTGAACTGAGCGAACCAGTGGCGACTGGCGTCCTTGGGCTGAGTCTCGGCCGAGCTGCCGTAATCCAGACCGACGTCCTGGAAGTCGTCGCCGCGCACGGACTGGTCCTCGGTGCCGCTCAACTCTGGGTTGACCGTAGTGGGCTGCACCACGCCGGAGTCCTCAGCGGTCCGACGCCCGGCCTGCATCCGCATGTAGGTCTGGATGTCACGCTCCAAGGCCACCTTCTGCTTGTGGATCCTGGCCACCAGGTTGCTCTCGCTATTGGGCGCCTTGGACTCGTCGCCAGCCGGAGCGGCCACGGGCTCTTCGGGCGGAACGCCGTCACCCTCGCCGTACACCGACGGGATGTAAGTCTCGGCCTGCTCGCCGAGGGTGTTCTCGCCGTACGGGCCGCCGTCGGTGTGTCCGCTGTCGTCGGCGGTGCGACGGTTGCGCGCACGCGAAGAGGCGGCCACCTTGCTGCGCTCAGAGAGACGAGGTGCTCCCACGGTCGGCGCTCCTTTCTGCGAGCCCTTTCTCCCCTTCTTTTGCGGGGAGCGCCCGTTCACAGGGCGTTGGGGCGTACGACGCCGAGATTCTTTCTCCTTGAGCCACGGCGGCTTGTTGTCGTCCTTGTCCGAATCGTCGTCATCGTCATCGTCCGAATCGTCGTCATCCTTGGCGGTGCGCCGAGTGGCCTGACGAGGCTGTTGACGCCGGTTACGGGCGGCGAACTGCGGAGGACCAAGGGGACCTGGCGGCGGGGGCGCAGGCGGCCCGTCCATGCTGTCGTCTTCGTCGGGGCCCACCTCGTCCTGCAGCTCGCCGACAGCCTGCTCAAGCTGGTCGACGCGGGATTCGAGGTCATCACCGCCGTCGTCGCCGAAGTCACCGCCGTCGTCGGGCGGACCCTGAGGCGGGGGACCGCCATCGCCGCCATCGTCGGGGAAGCCACCTTCGTCGCCGCCACCCTGGTCGTCATCCTGAAGCCACGGGGGGAGACGGTCGTCGTCCCGGTCCTCCTCAGCGGCGTATTTGGTGCGAGCCATCGCCTTCCTCCTTTGTTTCCTTGCCGCTTTCGGCTGAGCTTGAGTCCCGTTGGACGGGGCTCCGACCTCTCCGACGTCCTCGACCCTTCGGTCGGAGTCCAGGCCCTCTTCCTCTTGGTCGCGGTCGAGGCGCTTGGTCTGGTCGAAGTCTGGGGTTTGCAATTCCTGCGGTGAGCCGATCTCGTTCGCGAACGGCATGTCATCAGCACCGTCGGGTCGATAGGGGGTGACGAACTCGTAGTCGTCATCGCTGTCGTCGTCGTCCTCGCGCAGCGTGTCGATGTCCTCGGGGGCTTCGGTTTCACCCCAGGCCTTCTTGCGGCGTGCAGTGCGTCCCCAGCCGTCGGCCTTGTAGCCGTAGACCTTGCCAGCGGGGTCGACGTGGATGTGGTCGGCCTCGTGCACGGGCTCTCCTGTGTCCTTGTGGACGAAGGTGGAGTCGGTCTTGGGGTTGTAACCCAGAACCGACATCGACATGCCCTCCGGGGGAGGCCCGCTGTCCAGCGTCCCGTAGATGCCCGCGTGCACGGTGCGATCACCCTCGCCGCGATCATCGGTGTAGGTGTCCTTGTAAAGCTGGCTGCCACCGGGCTGGACGTGCAGGCGGGCATCACGCAAGTGCAGGTCGTTGATGTAACCGCGCACGTGCTTTCTGGTCTCCGGATCGTCCTGGCGGATCGACCACAGGTCGGCCTGAGGCTGGCCGGTGCGCTTCTGCCGATTGAAGGCGTGCCGGTTGTAGTGGACGAAGACCTCCTGGCTGGGGTCGATCGGCCGGGCACCTTCGCGCTTGATGAACTGGTTGTCGGCGACACGCTTGTCGGCCACGATTACCTGTGAGACCACCGCCGTCTCGTCGGCCGGGTCGAACACGTAGCTCAGCTCGAAGAAACCTAGCTTGTGACAGTCTTCGTACACCAGCTTGGGTTGTCCGGTGCGTGGGTCTGGTAGGTGACTACCCTTGTGGAACTTAACGTGGTCGCACATGTCGAACACGTCGGTAGCCTTGTTGCCGCAGAAGCTGCAGATCGTGAAGCCCGCCTCGACGCCCATGGACACGCTGTCCAGGCCGCCGTTGTGGATCTCGGCCGCCAGCCGGGGGAAGTTGAGTGCGTCGACCTCCATCACGGTCTCGACGTACTTGTCCCGGCCGTTCTCGATGTAGCGCGCGGCCACCACCCGACCCCGTGCCCGATCGGGGTCGAAGTTGGCGTGATTGACGAAGATCGGCTTGCCCAAGAAGGTGAGGTAGCTGGTCTTGAGCTGACCAGACGGCCACGCGTCGTAGTTCTGGTTGATGCGCGCCGAGATCGCCCGCACCTTGGTGTAGAGCATCCCGGGAACGAACTCGAAGTCCTTGACGACGGTGCCGTGTTTGGCGAAGGGCTCCACCATCGAGTAGACCGCCTTGCGGCTGGTCTTGACGGCCGCAATCTTCCCGACAACCTTGTGCTGCCTGTTGGCCAAAATCGACGTTGCGCGCAGCTGCCGGGTCGACGGCATGGCCTTGTTGGAGACGGGAACACCGCTGTGCTTGAGCGCTTGCACGAAGCGGCGCTCTACGTCGTGGTCACGCAGGTCGACAGTCATTGGACGTAGTGGGTCCCTTGGAGATCGAGACCACCGAGGTTGCGCGCACCCCGGCCGTTGACCGGCTCCTCGTTCATCAGACTGGCCTGCTCGGCCGGTGAATAGGTGCGTCCGGCGGTGCGGTGTAGGAAGCTAGCTGCCGCCCCGGCGATGTCGCCCTCGGAGAAGTTGCCACGGCTACCGGCGCGGGTGACGCCGCCCGGCGCCCCGCCCCACTGGGACATCGCCTGCGCGCGCGGGTCGGATTGAGGCGGGCCACCTTGGCCGCGTCCACGCAGGGCTGCCGCCCCGGCTGACCGCTGGAATTGGGCCACCACGTCGGACTGGTCCCAACGCGGGTCGATGGAGGCCGCCACCAACGGCAACTCCTCGGCCATCCCGGCCTCGCCAGCTGCACCACCGGCACCGCCGGGGCCGCCCTTACCCATGCCGGGGATCTTGGGCATCTGGTTGGGCAGCAGGTTCTCGACTTCTTTCTGGCCCGGCAACGGGGGCAGCGGATCGCTGTCGTCGTCGGGGTTGCTGGGGACGTCACCCCAGCCGGGAGGCACGTTCGACCAGTCGTAGCCGTGCCGCCAGTGCTGGTTGCGCTTCGCGATGCTGTCTCGGATCGAAGGACGCTGCTGATTGGCGTAAGTCACGCTCTTATCCGGATGGATCATGTCGCCCGGGGCACCGACCGGACCGGACGGATGCACGAAGTCACTGGCACCGGCTCCACCGGGAAGGCCCGGAGTGGCCGAAGGGGTAGAAGAATCCGGGGACATAGGTCCAAACCTGACGCCGCCCGAGTCGGTGTCGAGACCCGGATAGTGGAGGCCACCGCTAGGGGTGCCCATCCAGTCGCCACCACCACCCATCGAGTCGCCGCCACCCATCCCCATCGAGTTGCCGCCACCATCGGTCATGCCGCCGCCGGGATCGCCCATGGTGTCACCGCTAGTGAGGTCATCGTCGTCGGCGAAGTGCAGCAGACTGGCCAGCGTGCCGGTGGGGTCCTCTTCAGCGCCCGAGACGTTGTCCCCAGCGTTCATGATGGGAGGCGCGTTGTTGACGTCGCCCGGCCCCCCGCCACCAACGTTGGGCTCCATCGGCTGCATCGAGCTGGTCTCGTTGGAGAACAAGTCGGCGTGGCGCGGGCTCCAACGCGGGTTCTTTTCGCCCCAAGGCGCATCGGAAGGAGCTTCCAGGGGACCCTCGTCGCCGTAATCCTCTTCTTCACCCTCGTGCTCGTACCGGGCTTCTTTGGGCTTGCTCACCGGCGAGTCGGAGTCGTTGTACTTCAGGATGTCGCCGTCGGGCAGGTCGGTGACGTCGGTGAAGTTGGGCCGCTCGTGCTCGTCGACGTAGTCGGCCGAGCTGCTGTACCAGTCCTTGGGGTCAGGGCCGGATCCCGCGAAGGGAAGATCGGCCCAGGTGCCACCACCCGGAGAGGCAAAGTCGCCCTCGGCCTCGAACTGGCGGCTGGCCACCAGGTTCTCGGCGGCCGTTCCGGCGTCGTGCAGCTCTTCCACCAGATCGCGGACCTTGTCGTTGCGCTCGTCCATGTGACCGAAGCTGTCGGAGAGCGGGTCCTGGATCAGGTTGCGCAGCTTGTTGAGGTCGCGAGTGGCCTCACCGGCGTCCGGCCGGGGGTTGGCCGGAGAGCCTGGGGTCGGGTTGTTGACCTTCTGCTCTTCGGCGTAGTGCTGTAGGAACGCAGTCAGCTCGACCGGGTAGGGCAAGCCCTCGGTGTCGCAGAGCCGCTGCAGGCTGGCGAAGTGCACAATCTCGCCGTCGCCGGGCTCTTGGCCACCCTCGTCATCGGTGTTGCCGTGCATGATCTGGCCCGGGCCGGTGGTCTTGCGGTCGTCCTTGGTGACGTCGACCAGATGCTCGTCTTCGCCCTCGGGCACGAACTGCAGGTCCGGGGTGAGGCTCTGCGGCTTGGTGCGCAGCATCTCGCGGCTGGTCTTGTACACCTCATCAGGGTCGAAGGTGTACCCCACATCGTAGTTGCGCTCCCGAGACTCCGGCAGGTTGCCCTCGGCGTAGTCGTAGAGCTTGGCCACCTCGTCCTCGGTCAGCGGTGCCTCTTCATCGTCGTCTTGGGGCAGCGTGACGAAATCAGCCACCGAGTCCACGCCGGGAACCTGGTCGTTCTCCTTGAGCCACTTCTTGTAGTCCTCGACCACTCCGGCCGCACGGTGTCGGCCGGGCTCGCCGCCCTCGACAGACTGACCCACCCAGCCAGGAATGGGAGGACCGGCGGGTCTGGGGGCGTGAAGGTACGCATCGCTACCAGGAGCTACCGGCCTTGCACCGGACTGCTCGTACTGCAAACGGGCATCCGCTTCGTCGGTGGGGTCCGCAAATTCATGGCTTCCGGCGCTGCGCGTACGGCTGCGTGTCCCGCCGGGTAGATCGTGCGCTGAACGCATTTCCTGGTAGGTGGCGTACGCGTGAGAGCAGAAGCGCCCGACGTAGGTCAGGCGGCGTTTGAACGCCCATCGACCCCAGTCGCAGCCGCAGTGCCAGCTGGTGACCGACTGGCCACCCAGGTCGAAGACGTTGCCGCGCACGATGATCGTGTCGTAGGTGCCGGTGTCGCCGTCGACGGTGGCCACGATGTGCTCGGGACTGCTGTCCTTGATGTGCACCCGGCCCTCGGCGCGCAGGCGCTTGGCTTTGCGCTGGACGTCACGCCATGCTGCCTCGCGCACGTGCGCGTCGTGTTCGACCAAGTCCATCTCGACGGCCACGCGCGGGCTCAGTCCATACTCGCCTTCCAGGATCGCGGCCTGGCGAGTGATCGCGGCCAGCGCGGTCTGCGCCGAGTCGGTGAAGTCTTCGGGCCCGGGGATGTAGGCGAACTTCTCGGGCATGTCGGTGGGGAACTCGATGCCGTCGAAGACACCGGCCGCCCGGCCGCGCAGACGGTCCATGATGCCCGGGGCGAAGTGCTCCCCACGTGGCTTCGGTGTCGGAGTGCGCTTCATGAAGACCTGCTGGTCGTTGCCGGGATCTCTGACCAGTTCGGGCAACGCACCACGGTCGAGAGTGTCGATGAAGGGGTCCACCTCGTTGGGCGGCGCGCGGTGGCGCCCTTCAGCCGAGCGCTCCCAAGGCGGCTGATAGTTCTCGAACTCGCCCTCGCCCTCGTGATAGCCCATGCCGTGCTCTTGGTGGTCATGCTCGCAGGCCGCACAGCGCATCGAAGCGCCCTTGTAGGCGGGCTGGAAAGCGTCGTCGGAGCGCGGCGGCTTGGGACCCCGGCGGTTCTTCATGTGCCGGAACGGGTTGTGCCAGGCCCCGCAGTCCGGGCAGCTGTACCAGTCGGGCTCGCTCTTCTTGCCCATCTCGTGGGTGGTGTGGCCGGACGGAGAGACCTTGTCGAAGGGGAGGACCGGCTCGTCGTGCTCGCGCAAGCGGGGACGGTCGGCCGCCGGGTCGCGACTCTGACGTGGATAGTCCTCGCGGCGCTTGCCGCGCTGCTCGTCGGTCAGCTCTTCGGCCTCGGCGAAGAAGCCCTCGTGGATGAGGTAGTCCTCGTCGCTGCCGGGACGACTGCCCAGGACGATCTCGGGGCGGTCTTGGATCGCGCTGTAAGCACCGGTGGCGAACAGGCTGGGGCTCGGCCCCGGCGACGGGGGCTGCGTGCTCGGCTGCGAGGGCTTGAGCCGCTTGTCGGGATCGATCTCGTACTCGCCGGGCTGAATGGTCGAGTCTGTGAACATGTCGACCGGGTACTGCGGGGTGGGGTCGTACGGGTAGGGACGCTTGATGTCGCGCACGCTCTTGGCCGGAGCCATCGGAGAGAAGCCCTTGGATCCCATGGCGAAGACGTTGCCCACGACGAAGTCCTTTTCCGGAGTCGAGGCTCCGTACATCTCGGCGGTGGGATCGATGTGGCGATCCGGAGTGAACTGGTAGCTGAACAGGTTCTCTGGGCCACCCTCGGCGAAGCGCGCGTCGGCGGCCTTCACCCAGACCTCGTTGAGGCCAACCTTGACCTTGTAGCTGACGCGCCCGCCGCGCTCGGTGACGGTCTCGACTACCTCACCGACGCCGTGCGCCGTGTGGATCATTGTCATCGCAGTCCTCCTACCCTTTCCTAGGGCGGAAGACCGCTATCTACAGGGGCCAGTGCGCAAGAGAGGTATATGCGGCCGCAATCGAGGCACCATGGAAGGGATAGAACTGCGTTTCCCCGGCCACAGCGAGCCCCAGACGATCGAAAATCACCTCTCCGGTGTACTCCCGTACCTGGGTGCTTTCGCCCATCTGAGAGGCGTATCCGGCGGTGATGTGAGGCAGCCAGGGATCGTGCTGCTCGGGGATCTGAGCACCCATCTCGGCGGCCTCGCGCACGTCATCATGGATCTGGCTCAGTTCGGGGGAATGACCTACCAGGTAAACACCACAGGGGTCACGGCCCTCGGCGCCGTCGGGGTTGAGCACGGCGTGACCGAAGACGCGCGCGGTGATCTCGGTGTAGGAATCGGCGACCCGGCCGACGATCGCGCCTAGGTTCGCGGGGTCCAGAGTGCTGACGTCATCGCCCAGGAAGACCAAGGTCAGGTGCAGGTCGTCTTCGGGCTCCCCGCCGGGCACGGCCAACATCTGAGCGAAGTCGGTGCGTGGGTAAAGCGCGATCATGCCGCCGGACTGCTTGGCCTCTTCGGCGTCGGCGGTCTTGAAGTAGGGCTGGCCGTTGACCGATCGAGCCCAATCCATGGCAGCCTCGATATTGGCTTCGATGTCAGGGAGACTCATGGCTGCAGGTTACCCCGGCAGGCTTGACGTAGACGGACAGTCCGAAAACTTCGGCATCGGAGTGTTCCCAGAATTTGTACCACGACTTCTGCAACTGGCGGATGTCGCTAACCGTCTCGTCCTTGGCCACTGGGCACGTGACGCCGTCGTTGCCGTCCGGAACCGCTTCCACCCCATGGGCGTTCAGGTAGTTGGCCAAACTTCTGGCTTGGTCCGAACTAGCCACTGGCAGCGTCAGATAGTAGACATCGACAGCATTCTCGGAGTCAGACTTCATGTCAGACAATCACTTTCCCTTGTTCGGGCGACGTTCCCCACCTAATCGTTGCCATGGGATACCGTCACACCTTACCTGAAAATTTACCTATTCGGTGAACCAATTTCCGACACGCCGGGACCCTCTAACATACCGTTCGCCCTGGGCGTGTCGGAACCACTGTTTTCAATTGTCAAGGGGTGCACGGTGATATCCCCCCATTGCACCGCCGGGATGCCGAAGCGCCGGGCCCAGCCATAGTGGCCCAGGAAGGTGCCCTCGTCAAAATCGAGGTCGGCCGCCGTACGGCGCAGGACGTTTACCAAGACCTGGCGCTGGTCCGGCTCCCGAATCGGCAGCCCTTGATAGAGGCAGTTCTCCCAGACGATGTTGCCGTTCGGCAACCGCAACCCCCATTGCTCGATCGGCTGCGGAACAACGGGGGGCGCCGGTAACTCGTGGCCGTTGGTGTTCGGCTCGGGATCACCCCCAACCAACGCCTGCTCCCCGTTGAAGGAGGGAGAGAGCCCCGGACCCCGGATAAGGAAGCCTATCAACTCGCCCATGTCCAGGGTGGCGTGCACGATGTTGGTCAACCTGCCCATCACCATATCGGCCTCACTCCTGTTTGCCGCTCGTACTGCAGTAACGCGTCCTCAAGAATCTGGATCGACTCCTTGGTGCTGTCGTCGTCGTCACCGGCCATGATGTGCGGGAAGTCGCCTTGGATCTGGGCCTGGTAACCGCCGATGCCGGTAAGGGCGTAGAACTTGGGGTCCTGGATCAGCTCGTCGACCCGGGGCGGGTTGGCCTGGGCCTCCCGGCGCCGGACGGCCTTCTCCACCGCGCTCTCGCTGACCCGGTTGCGGTGGCCGTAGGAGCTGGGGTCCATCTCGAACTCGGCCTTCTTGCGGATCCCGCTACGGCCCACCCGGGTGGCCTTGCGCGGGGAGTTGGCCCGCATCTCGTCGCTCTCCTCGGGACGAGTGCGGTTGCGCGGGGGCTCGACGACCTCGGAAGGCTGTCCGCCTCCGAACTCGTTCTCGTTGCCGAACTCCATGTCGGGCGGCAGGATTCCGGGGCCACCGGCATGTGGGGCATTGACCTGGAAGGGCGTGCGCTTCTGCCCCTTGGCGGCCACCAGCCCCATCTCGGTCTGCATCTCCGGAGAGGCCATCTGGGGCGGCATGGGCATCGGACCACCGGGGCCCATGGGCGGACCGCCGTCGCCGGGCAGCATCGGGACGGGCATCGGGCCCGGAGGCGGCAACTGGCCATCCTCGCCTTCGCCGCCCTCAGGCTGCGGCGGGGGAGCTGGCGGGACGCCGGGCAGTGCACCCATCGCACCGGCGGGAGTCTGCTGCTGCTGGGCGGTCTCCTGCATCTCCTCCTGGCCCTCCATCATCTTGGTCTGGGCCAGCTGCTGGCGCAGGATCAGGGTCTGAGTCAGGTACTGGGCCAGCTCGGCGGGGTACGGCAGGTCCTTGTGGTCGATAATCGACTGGGCCTTGCCCATCGCCTCGGCCTGGGCCACCAGCTTGTCGACCGTCTCGTCGGCGCCGCGAGGCAGCTCTTGCTCGAAATCGATCGGGATGTTGATCGCCAAGCTCTTGTCGCTGATCGGCACCCCGGCCTGCTTGAGTTCCATCATGAACGAACGCTCTTGGGTCTCGTCGCGCAAGTTGAGCGAGGCGAACTCAACCTTGGGAATCAGCAGCTGCGGAACGCGGACGATCTCTTCCTCGCCGGTCTCCTCGTTGAACTGCACGACCTCCTTGTAGAGGGGCCGCCGGTAGCCGCCCTTCTTCTCGTAGGCGTAGTGCTGCTGGGCCTCGGCAATGACTTCCATCCGCTTCACGATGTGGCGGATGACCTTCTTCTGGTAGCTCTTCATCAGCAGCTCGCACACCTCGCGGTTCAGTGCCGAGCTGGCGTAGGTACCGGCCGCGCCGGTGCCGCCCATGATCAGTGCCGAGCCGATGCCCCAGGCCTGCATCAGCTTGAGGTCGATGCGCTCGTAGTCCTGATCGAATCGGGGGACCGACTCGCGGCCGAAGACGTTCTCCACGTTGAGGCCCATGTGGTGGCAGACGAGCTTGAAGTCGGCCATGAACGCGTTCTGCATGTCGTCGCGCAGGTCGTCGAGGTCGGACTGCATCGGGATCCAGGGCAGCCCGTCGCCCATGTTTTCCAGGCCCAGGGTGGCCACGATCATCGGGGAGTACAAACGGTCCGCCACGGCGTCCTGAGCAGCGTTGAGGGACTCCTCCATCATCAGGGTGCGGAAGCTGCGCAACAGCGGCGGCGTGCCGTACTCATGCCACGGGGCGCTCTTGTTGACGATGCGGCTCCACTTGGCCGGGCTGATGTCCAGGCCGTCTTCCATCTGGGCGGCGCGGATGATCTCGGGGTAGTTCTGCACCAGCATGCGGTACTCGTAGAGGCGCTCCTCGCGCTCGCTGCGGGTCTCCTCGTCGGGGCCCATCCCCTGCGGCCCGTCGCGTAGGCCGTCGACGAGGTCCTTGACCATCAGCTGGACACGTTCCTCCTCGACGAACAGGCCCTTGGACACCCGCACGAAGTCGGGGTTGAGGACCTCCTCCGACGACCAGATGCCCAGCGACTCGTTGAAATGAGCCAGCGTGGTGACCTCACCGGCGACGTAGTACTCGCGGCCCAGGCTGTCGGGCAGGAAGTTCTCGTAGTCCAGGTCGTTGAGGAACATCTGGGTGTAGAACTTCTCGATCAGCGGGTCGGTGCTCTTGAACTCCAAGCCAACCAGCGGGAAGCGCGCGTAGATGTCGATCAGCAGCGGGACCAGGTCGTGGGTGATATAGAAGGCCCGCGCCCACCGGCGGCATTCCTGCAGCTCCTTGCGGTCCTCGACGTTGAACGGGACGTTCTTGTCTTCCAGGGAGCCCAGCGGGGTGCGGAACTTGGGCATCGCCATCTGGACGTTGGCACCGGTACGCAGGCCTGAGGCCCGGCGGCGCCGGAAGTCGGCACCCATCATCCGGTTGGTGTTGTCCACCAGGGAGCCGCTGCGTATCTGATCGCCGAAGCGTTTGGCTTCCAGCCGGGCCCTCGGCGCGGAGTTGGGGAGCGTGGCCCCGGCCGCCCGCAGACGGCGCATCTCGGCATCGGGGTTGCCGGTCCAGAACCGCCCGCCCGGCGCCGTCATGGCTTACCCACCTTCTTCAAGCAGACCTCGGTCCACCAGCCTTCGACCGGACTGTGCTCGTTGGCAGGTTCGTCGATGGTCACGCGGAAGGCAGGATAGATCAAAGTTCCCCCGTGCTCGAAATCGAAACTCATCTCCTGGACGGTTCCGACTCCGTCGAAAATCTCTCCGCCGGTCCGGCACTCTACTCGATCGCCGGGGAAGAACGGGGGGTTGGCTATCAGGTACTCCAAACCCAGTGTCTCGCTTTGGATTGGGATGTCCTTGGCGCACCGAGCGCAGTAGCCGAGGCCGAGGCTATCGGTGTGGGCGATCTCGGCGAGCTGCTTGCAGCCTTGGCACACCGTGCCAATCATGCAAAACCGCCCGGCAAAACTCCCGCCTTTAATCGACTGCTATCGTTAAATACGTTCCTCGGAACCCGCCGCCGGGCTGGCGGTGGCAGCGCGGTAAGCCTTCTTGTGCAGTTAGACACGGCGACGATCCGCGAACCTCCACAAGGAGATTCGACACCCCCAGGTGTGGAAGATGCCACTTTGCGGGCAGGGGCGATACCGCGATAACCAAACGGTGCCCCTGCCCGCTTTAGCTGTACACTCAGCATGTCGAATCTCCTTGTGGGAATCCCTCGGCCTCGGCCTTGGGAGGAAGTCAAGCTGGCTGGCGCCTCTTACGCCGGGGCAACGGATGAGACGTCCAATCGTTCTTCTCGTTGCGGTGCGCCCAGTCGTCCGGGGTTGCTGGCTGACGGCCGACGGACGGGTGGTGGTCTGACGGGAAGTCGGCGTCGGGGTCGTCGGGATCGTAAGCGGGGCTGCCGTAGTAGCCGGACGGCGCCGCTTGTTTGTTGGCCACGATGACGTCGGGGCGCACGGTGATCTCACGCACCAGATACTTCTCGGCGCTGGCCTCGTGGTTGGATCCGCCGGTACCGATCACGTAGCCGTTGTACAGCCGCCCGCACTTGCACTCGTGATGGCCGGGCATGTCCATCTGATTGCCGCACGAGCAGGCGAACCGGCCGGGTGTCCTGGCCGTGTAGGCCTCAAGGTGCGGATCCCAGTCCCATCCGGCCACCCGGGGGTGATGGTCGAGCTGGGCAGGGCCCCAGCCCATCCAGGCCTGCTTGCGAGACGCGGTGCGGCCGCGACGACTGGCGTCGACGGCCTGCTTGCCGAATACCTTGCAGGCCGCCTGGTAGGCCGCCGTGGTCTGCGACGGCTGGCCGTACATCTGCTCCTGCAGGGTGCGCTTGGCACGGTCACCGATGGGATGCTCGACGGCGAACTCTTCGAGATCCGAACCGCCCCGGTTGTCCGGGCGCCGGTTCAGCCAGCTCTGGTAGTCCTTGACGACGTCCCCTACGCGGGGACCCGGCCTTTTGGGTGACCACCACGCCTCCGGCTCGCCGCCATCTGCTGGGTGGGGTCAGGAGGCATCCCTGACAGACCAGCTGCGTCGGCTGCCGGAGGGGGAGCGTTCTGGTCCGCCGGAGCGCCGCCGCCAGCCGCCGGAGCGCCGGGCATACCCTGTGGAGGATCGGGCAAGACGTTTACGGTGCCCGCCGGGGGCTGGACACTAAGCGGGTTGTTGGCCTGCTCGATGGCCTGAGACTGCTGGACCACCTGCAGCGCCTGCTGCAGCGGGGCCACGCCAGTCTGGAACTCCTCGGCCTTCTGATTGAGCAGGCCTTCCAGCGCGTCCTTGGCCTTCATCAGATAGTCCGGTGCAGCTCGACGCCGTCGGGCAGCCGGTTTCTGCATGTGCTCGATGCGGTCGCACGTGCCCGGGTGCTTGCCGTGCACCGAAGGCATATTGCACACGTCCTTGGCGCCACTCAGGTCGCTCTCGGTGCCGACCGGGAAGGAGCCGTGCGGACCAGCGAAAGGACCCGACTTGTCCTCGACGTCGCCCTCGCCGTGGTAGGTCTCGGCCTGGCGCAGCGTCCAGTCCACCAGCCGGGCCACCTTGACCTTCTCGGACCGAGGCAGCCGGGCCAGCTTGTCCAGCCCGTTGGCGAGCGCTAAGTACTCGCCAGGATCAAGCCTCTTGCCGTGGCGTTCCAGGCTGGCCAGCGTCGGCGCCAGGTTGTTGCGATGGCAAAACGACAGGTAGCGCAGAGTCAGAGCGCCCATCTTGGAGGGGAACGCTTCGTCGAACCCACCGGTCTCGTGCTCGGGACCGAAGCCCTGCCCCTGCATGACGTTGTAGATGCCGTTGTTGTCGTCGTCCACCGCTTGACGTCGCCGGGCCCCAATGGCCCGGTCGTGAGAGTCCCTGGCGTCTTGCACCAAAGGGTGTTCGCGATTGCGAGGATCGGCACTTCGGGACTTCAGGTGCTCTTCCCAGTTTCCCCAGTCTTCAGCATCTTGACCCTTCGGCTTGCCCACGTAGCTGTGCTGGTCTGGGCCGACCCAGGCCGCCTCGTGGCCGCTGACGAAGTCGGTGTTCGACGGGTCGCCGTCGTAGTGCTTGTCGTGCTCGCCGGAGGCGAACGCGTCGTCGACCTTGGACTCCGCACCCTGGTCGACACTGTCCTGGAAGCCGTGCCAGTCGCCCTCAGGGATCAGCGCGCCGGACTCAGGGTGATAGGTCTCGTCAGTGGACAACGCACCGCCCTCGCCGGTGGCCCAGTGCCGTCGACGGCCCCAGCTCTTCAGGCCGCCGGGCATCGTGGGCTTGTCCCCCTCGATCCCGGGATTGCCTGGGATGTTGCCTGGGACCACCGTGTCGCCCAGCATGCCGCCGGTGGGATCACCTGACGTGAGAGGAGAGGGAGGCATCGCCGACCCGCCGGACAGCTGGCCCTCCATGTCGTTCACGTACTCACCGGCGCCGGAGGTGGCGTCGGCGACCGCGAACCAGCCCAAGTGCGGGTCGTCGGCGACGATGCTGTGGGTCGCTTCCAGCCGCCGGGCGCTTGTCTTGTCCTCGGTACGGTGCTTGATCTCCCCGCAGTAGGCGTCGGGGTTGTCCTTGTCGCTGTTCTTGGAAGTGCAGTCGGCGAAGTTGTCATAGTCGGCGAACGGGGCGCCCTTCTTGAAGGCCTTGAACTGGCGTTCCAGGATCGAGCCCCGGCGCACCGCGATGCGGCCCATCACGCCGGACACCGGCGGAAGGTGGCGATCGACGACTTTCATCATGTCGTCCTTGACCAGTGCCACCCGGGTGCGGAACTCCTGGATGTTGGCGGCCTTGAACAGGAAGTCACCAAACTCCTGGCGCACGTCATAGACGGCGGCGGCAAGCCTGTCACCTGCTTGCTGTTGGGCGAGCTTCTGCTCGTCCTCCGATGCGGCCAAAACTTCAAAACAACCACCGGACATTGCGACCCTGCTTCCGTCAGCCAATGAAACGTCCCTTCTCCCTTTCTCGGGCCGGATCGGGCGTGTTACAGGGGCCTTAACGGCGGGGACTGTCGGGAGCCACCGGATTACCCGGGGTGGGGTTGGTCTGGGCCCCGGTCTGAGGGGTCATCGGAGGACCGGCGGGAAGCGGCGGCTCAATATCGGCAGGAGGCGGCGGAGGCGGGGGAACCCCGAAGGGTGGAGGCGGGGGCTCGTCGCGCAGTAGCACCGGCCGGGGAGCGACCGTCTTGCACGGGGAAGGGGTGATGTGCTGGTTCCAGGCCCCCGGTGGGTTGGGGGGCTCGGCCATGGAGAGATCCGGGCAGGCCCAGTAAGTGATCCCGCGCAGTACACCGGCGGGCGAGTTGACCTGGAAATTCAAAGTGACGGCCAGGCTGAAACCCACCCCGGCCTGCACCGACCACATCCCGCCGCCGTAAAGCAGCTGCCAGTGACTGCCGTTGATCTCGGTAGGAAAGGCACAGCCCGCGTCGTATTCACCGAAGGCGGCGCCGAACGTACCGACGCCGGGGTAGTCGCACTCGCCCGGGCTGGGCACGCTGCCACCGATGTTGGCGTGCGCGGGAGCGATCCCCAGACAGAACGCAGCAAACAACCCCAGTAGAACAGGGAGGAACCGCATCAGGCGGCCGCCGCGATCCGAGCCATCGAAGTCTGGGCCCGCCTGATGATCCAACCGACCATGGGAGGGATAAATCCCTGATAACGCCAGTGCGGTGCGTTTGTTCCTTGGGCCGCAAAGCCCATGCCGTTGAAGATGGCGTGCACCAGGGCGATCGTGTTGGACAGCGGCTGCTCGAACTCCTGGGCCACACCCTCGGCGACGGCCATGAGGCCGGTCAATATCGAGCCGCTCTCGATGAAGCCATAGATGCGGGTCTCGATCTGGCCGACCAGGGGCTCTTTGACCCAAGGGGCCCCGGTAGGTAAGACCGGCAGGCTGGCCGGTCCGACCGGCGCGGCACCATAGAGGTCCCCGTCCAGTCCGCACGTCAGTAGGCAATCAGGGGTCTGCGCCGGGGTCAGGCATCCCGGTCCGGCGATGCCGCCGGGGATGACACCGTCCAGGAGCTTGGGCTTGGCGAACCCGGCGGCGATGTTGCCGTTGTACACCCCGGGACAGGCCATCGGGTCCCCGAAGTTGATGATGCCGCCCAGGTCCACGATGTCGTTCAGCCGGTTGTTGTGTGGCCCGTTGGGGTTTAACACGAAATCACGCCAGAACACATTCGTCACCAAAGCGCCCTGCGAGTACCCCGAGAGGAACAGCGGGTAGCCGGGCGGGCAACTGCCGTCGGCCTCGTGCAAGGTGACCTGGCGGCTGACCTCGGCGACACCGGTATTGACCGACGGGTTCATCGGGAAGACGCCCGCCGGATAGCCGATCGGTTGCCAGAAAATGAACCTGCCGTAGGCCTGGTCGGCACCCTGTCCCCAGAACTGGGCGGCGATGCCGTTCCAGGGATTGGTCAACGCCCGGCCGAGATCGCCGGAGAAGCCCGGCCCAAACGGATCCGGAACGCCGGTCCCGTTGACCGTGACGAGCATGGGGCCCGGCATGTCAGAGCACCACGTGCAGACCGGCCTGCCGCAGCAGCCCGGGGTTGACGACACCGCTGGCCCTGAGGGTGTCCTCCATCGCGGTCAGGTGCTCACGCACCGAGGCGACGAAGGCCTCGTTGGCCAGCGCGGCCTCCTGCACGTCCTTCTGGGCCATCACCAGGTGAGTGGTGTCGGCGCCGACCTTGGTGGCGATGGCCTTCAGCAGCTGGTTGTTCTGGTCGGTGAGGTACCAGATCGCGCTGACGCTGTCGCGCAGGCCGTAGGGGACGGTGCGGTCGGCGTTGGGCTTGCCGGAGTCGATGGTCTGGAACCGCAGCAGGTCCCAGACGAGCCGGTTCAGCCAGCCCCGGAGGTCCCAAGCCTTCCACGGCCCGAAGCCGTTCTTGGCCTGCACAGCGCCGTCGTACATGGTGATGGCGTCCGGCGGCTGCGGGCCGGGAGGGAATACCTGTTGCTGGACAACCCAAGCCGGATCGGGTGCGGTCATGATTGATGCCTCCTAATGACTAGTCAAAATTGCCTCAGCCGCCAAGAGCGTGGTGCGTAAGCGTTTAGCGACGACGTCGGGCATGTCTGGGTACTCTTCTTGAACCTGATTGCTTACGCGGGCCAGGTCGACCAGAACCCGACGCAACAACTTGTTGTCCTCGACCAACCGACTGTTGTCGTTGTCGGCGATGCTCTTGGCAACCAACAGATCTGACGAGACGGTTTTGCTGGATCGCGCCTGGACGAAAAAGACCCATAGGACGGCAGCCACCGTCGCAAAGAGCCCGAACCAGATGCACGCGTTGGCAAGGAAGTGACCGGTGTCTGCTTCGCTGTGAGAAAGTGCATGGGAGGCCAGGACCATCATGAACGCAGTTCCTCCCACAACTGCAGCCGTTTGCGTTCCTCGGAGAGGGCCAAAATATCGCGAAGCACGATGGCGAAGGAGAACAAGCCAACGGCGACCAACAGGCTGCCGGACATCACGTAGGTCTCGACGGTCAGGCGAGCAATGATGTAAGACCACAGCGTCGTGGCGGAGGTGATGTCTGCGGCCAGCCTCAAGCCCAGGCCTAAAGTACGCACGTTGCGCCCCCGGCCCTTGAATATCAGGGCCGAAGACACCAGCGCCAGCACCGGGGTGGTTACCAACATAGCCAGCCACAGGCCGGGCACCAGACCCAAGCCTCGGTCCTGGGCGAAGTGTGGCGACAAGTCCGGATCGAAGTTGGCGTAAATCAAGATGACGCCACCGACGAACATGGCCACCATAAGGAACGGCTGGAACCGGACGGGTCTCCATCCCAGTTGGGTGGCGTTCGGGTAGAGAATTTGCAGCCAACTTCTCACAGCCACATCGCCGCAGGGTCGAGATCGAAGTCAATCGTATGAGCTACCTGCATCGGCGGCTGGAAAGGCACCGCGCGGGCTGCTTCGACGACCGCGCCCACGAAGACCCGGGTGGTCTCAGCTGGATGATCGAATCCGGAAGCCATCTTCTGCGCCCAGTGCTGGGCACGAGTGGCCAGCTCGTCACGATAGTGGACGACGTCGAGATTGGCGCGCAGGAACTTGGGCGCTTCCAGGTGAGCCCAGCGCAGCTCGTCGTCGTCGATGGCTGCCGCCCGGGGACGACCGTAAGCCTGCTCCAAGCCACGGCGCACCCTTTGGCCGTCTTCTTGCCGCCAGTGTTCGCGCTGGCGTTTTTCCTCCTCTCGCTCCTCGTCGGACTTCCCCCAGGGCAACGCGGCCTTGCGATCCTGGTAACCGCTGAGCAGGTCCTCGCGCTGGCCGACCAAGGCGCGCAGGTCCTCTTCCAGCTCGGCGATGATCTGCTGGGGTTCCCAGTCGAAGGGGCTGCGGGCCCGCGCGCTGCGGGCGCTGTGAAGCACACGCTGGCAGGCTGAGATGCGCCGGTCGGTCGATGCCGGGGTGCCGTCGAACCAGTCGTCACGGCCCTCACGGAATTTCTGGGCCTCTTGCGCCAGCCGCCGGTTGGTCAGATCGGCCTCACGGGCCAATGAGCCGGTGAATTGCATGATGCCTCCTCCACCCTTTTAGGGCCGAGAAGGGCTCAGATACACGAAGACCCCCGCGAGTTCGGGAAGGAAGGGCTCGCGGGGGTGGTCTTCGGGTTGTGTGGTATTGACCCCGGTGGGTGTCGGGCAGCAGCCCACCGGGGCCAAGTTGTTACACCGTGGCGGCAATCTTCATCGCGTCGACGGCCACCTCGGTGAAGTAGTTCGCCCGATCGGCATCCTCGATGGTCTGGGCGGCAGCCGTGATGGCGTTCGCCACCCCGCCGGAGGTCCGCTGGCCACCGTCGAAGAACATCCGCATGATGGCGGCCTGCTCGTCCTGGTTGAACTGCAGCTGGTTGGAGACCACCTCGATGGTCTTCTGAACGTCCTCCACCGGGTGTCCGGCGTCCTTGTTCAGCTTGGCCACCGCTTCCTCCAACCATTCGACCGTCAGGAAGGAGGTGAAGGCATCGCGCACCTTCAGCTGCATGGCCTTGACCTCGGCCGCCTGGGTGTCCGCCGACCACTTGATGTGACCGTGGTCCAACCGCTCGCCGACGTGGACCTTGCGGATCCGGCTGTCGCGCATCTGGGCGCCGTTGTCGCAGACCTTCGCGATCACCTCGCCGGTAGCGTTGAAGGCACCGTCACCCACCTCGGAGTTGGTGATGACGAACCCGGCGTGCACCAGCTCGGGGTGCTCGGCGGAGACCCCACCGTGGCCGGTACCCCGGAAGGGGCTGCGCAGGCCCTTGACGTACTCGCCGCCGACGGCTGTGATCTCGGGAGCCTCGACCCGGATGTACAGGCGGGACTCGGTCACCTGGATGTCGCGGATGTTCTGCGGCCCCAGGAACCCACCGCTGGGCAGCTGCACCTGAGCCAGACCCTGGATGGCCGACATCAGGACGTCGATGTTGTCCATGATCCCGTAGCCGTTGGACAGGATCGCCCGCAGGTAGTTGCGGTCCTCGGCGTTGTGCACGAAGGTCCGCAGGAGGAACGAGCGCGCATCTTCCTCGACCCACCCGTTCAGGTTGGCGTCGAACAGCGACACCTTCTCCGAGCGGCAGCGCTTGAGGTAGCGGCCGGGAATCTTGAAGATGTCGGCGAGCTGGTTCAGCGCGTGGCCGGACAGCTCGTAGCGGCCGTTGACGTCGGTGACACCCTCCTCGTCCATCACGAGGTTGGCGGCGTCGACGATCATATCGCCGATGTCGAAGCTGAGCACCGAGGCCGGGACGACGAAGTCGCGCTTGATGGTTTGCTGCTGGTTGAGGTAGTCCAGGACCTTCCGGACGTCCCGCTCGCGGTCTACGCGGGTGGGGAATGCTTCTGTTGCTGCGGTCATGGTGTGTGTCTTCCTTTCTCGAAGCCCCGGTCGGGCTTAACTGGCTCCAACTTTACCCTAATGTTCCTACAATGCCAACGTCAGAGCGCCGTTTTCTTTGACGAACCGAATCTAACGCGACCCACCGACAGGTTTCACCGCGTCACGAGATGAATGATCCAGCCGACGGCCGAAGCAGCGACGAGCAGCTCGAACGTCCCCAGCTGGCAGCGCTTCCAGAACCGGTACACGCGCGGGGGCATCACCCACCTCCTTCCAACAAGTTGTCGACCCAGGGGTACAGCAACGGCGGAGCTGCACCGATGGCAGCTCCGGTGGCACATCCAACGGGCACCGCAATAGCCTCGGCGGGGATCACCGGGGCCGAAAGGGCGGCCGCCCATCCTGCTCCGGTCTCACAGCCCAATGTCCCGCCCATCACCGCAGCGCCGAGCACCGGACCCGTCCTGGGATTCTCCTCGGTGAAGCCCGGGTCGGGACCCGGCTCAAAGACCCCGTCGTTGGGCGGGGGCTTGGTCATGACCGGCGGGAGCGGCACTCCCTTGGGGACGTTCGGCGGACGGCTGGTTGGCATCGGTGCCACGGGCTCCCCGGTCTGCGGCGGAGTCGCTCCGATGCTGGCCTGGTACCCGTCCAAGAATGGAGCGGACGTATCGGGCATGTCGGGCGGCGCGATCGACGACAGGTCGCCAGGGGAAGGAATCGGGGTCACCTTATCCACCAGCTGCACTCCGTTGTGGGCTACCGCCATCGGCGCGTCGGCGAACGTCGCGGCCGGGGCGGCCACAGCGGCACCGGCGGCCGCATCGTTGGCGAACAGCTGCCCAGCCGCCTCGGTCAGCGCGGCGGTCTTCTGCGCCATATCCGGCGCGCGCAGGATGACCTCGGCCCCCTTCATCTTCGGCCCGGGCATCACGGTGAAGCTCTCGGTCACCTGGTAGCCCTCGTTCGTCGCCTGGTCGACCTGCCGGAGCAGCGCGTCCCGCTCGTTGACGAGGTCGTGATAGGTCTGCTCGGTCGTCGCGGCGCTAGCGGTCAGAGTGGCGGCGTGGGATTGCGCCCGGCTGAGGTCGGCGCCGTGCGCGGCGAGCGCGGCCTCCCTGCCGGTGCCGGTCCATGGGATCCCCTCGACGCTGCTGTAGGCACCGGACCAGGCGTCGGTCCAGCCATTGGCCACCCGGCGGCTGTGGCTGGCGTCGTCCAGCAACCAGCGCGGGTCGTAGTTACGAATGCTGCTGAGCGTGGGTGCCATCGTGCTTCCTCCCGTCGTCGTCAGCCCCGGCCGGTGCAGCGGACTCCGGAGTGCCCGAGGTGGGTGTCACGGCATGAGCAGTCGACGCCGGAGGCGAGACCTTGCCCATGAACGAGGCTGACGCCGAGGCTGCAGCACCCCCGAGACTGCCTCCCGCCGCAGCAGTGACCTGACCGGCGGTACCGAAGATGCCCTCCACGTCCTTGAACGTGTTGGTAGCCAGGCCGCCGACATCCTTCATGCTGGACGTCATCAGTCCCGCCATATCCTTCATGCCGCCGGTGTCCAGCTTGGCCTTGTTGGCCCCCTCCTGGGCCTCGTAGGACCCGGCGTTGGCGCCCAGGGTGGCCCCGTGCTGACCCAGCTGGGCCATCATGGCCGATGTCATGGCGTTCTTGCCCTGACGCGATGTCGCCACCCCGGCCGAGCTGGGCCAGTCATTAGGGGCCGGGCCGAAGTCGATGAGCTGACCGAGCTGATCGATGTATTCCAGGTGGCCGTTCCCGGCGACGAACAGCTGGCTCGGGTCGACGCTGAAGCCACTAGTCATGTGACCACATCCCCATGTTGCCGACGTGCATGAGTTCCACGGTGACCTGTCCTCCCAGCTCCTTGCTCAGATACTCGCGATACTCGATCCGGTTGTTGATGTCGACGGCCATCCGCTTCAGCTCGCCGGGCACTTTCAAATTGCCCCGGCGCATGCCGCCCGGCATCGCGGCGACCTCCGACGCGACGATGTTGGTGCCGTTCATGATCGCCAGCGTGACCGTGACGCCGTCGGGATCCAGCACCAGCCACCACTGGCCGTCAGGAACCAGTGGTGTTGGTGGTGGGAGCACCACCCGCTGGGCTGTCATCGGCGCCGCCTACTTTGTAACGGCAGCTCGTACCACGACCGCCTCGTCGCGGCCGTTCACCGGGCGGGTGATAACCGGAACGCCAACCTCGCGCATGTGAGCGAGTTGTCGGCCGTTTTCCTGAACCAGATCCGCCACGATACCCAGAGCCTTCACTCCCGCGTCTTCGCGCGCCAGCAGTTGCTGATGCAACTCGATGGGCTTTTTTGCGGCATCGTTGAGCGCATTGTTCAACCGGTCACGGTTGACGACGTTGCCCATCACGAAGATGCCGACCATCAGGACGACGAGGACGCCGATGATGGTGATCTCCCAAAACTGCTGAGTCATTTCGTTTCTCCTTTTTCACACCAGATAGTTGGTGAACTGTGGTTGACGGGAATTGGGGTCGCCCTCCTTGCCCAGACTCCCTCTCATCCCGGCTGGGATAAGGCTTGTGAAACCCGGAGTGCCACCCTGCTGCTGACCGGCACCGGCCATGGTGCCCACGCCGGGCGGAATCATCCCCGCCTGCGCACCGGCCGCCGGTGCGGCCTCGGTCTCGGCGGCCAACAGCGGGCGGATCAACGGGCTGGTAGGGGAGCCGGTGGTCTGGCCCCAGGAGACGGGCACCGACAGCTTGGTGGGACCTGCGCCCACACCTACCGCGCGGCCCATGCTGGCGACATAGCCACCACCAAGATTGGCGTTGGACGACAGAGAGCCCAACGAGCCGAGTCCCGAGCCCAGCGAGCTACTCAAGCCGCTACTGAAAGCGTTGGTGAACGAGCCCATCGCGCCCATGCTCATGAACGGGCCCATCAGCGACTGGAACTGCCCGGCGAGGCTGGACAGACCGCCCCCGCTCATCAGCGAGGTGGCCGGAGAGGCCAGCGATTGCAGGGCCTGAGGGATCATGCCGACCATCGACGGACCGGCGGCGAGCATCGAGCTGGCAGGAGAGGCAGCCCCGGGCATCGTGGTGCCGACGCCGCTGACGGTCTGGCCCGCCTGTCCGGCTGACTGCCCGGTATCGGTGCCGACGGCGGCGGCCTGAGCCGCCAGCCCGGCCGGATCGGTGTTGAGCATCGGCGGCGTGAACGGCATCAGCCCGCCCAGGATGGCCGACATCTCTCCGGCGTAGCTGTACAGCGTGGAAGAGTCCTGAGCCCAGAACTCGGCGTACTCGGCCTGGTTGGCGGCAATCGCCGGAGTGTTGACGCCCAGGAAGTTGGTCGCCACCAAGGTGGCCAGCTCGGTCCGGTTCTCGGCGATCAACGGCGGCGGAATCACCCCGGCAAGCGCGGTCTCGAAGGAGGCTGCGGTGGCCGCAGTAGCCACTGCATGCTCCTCGCACTGCAGGGCGGCCTGAATCATCCACGCCACGTAAGGAGCGGCGGAGGCAGCCATTGCGGCCGAGGAAGGGCCCATCCAGGACCCGAGCAGGCTGGCAATCATCTGGGAGTACACCGCCCCCGACATCCCCAGCTCGACGGCCAGGGCTTGCCAGGCAGCTGCTGCCGCCATCAGTGGCCCACTGCCCACCCCCGCATACATGCGGCCGGAATTGACCTCCGGCGGCTCCGCCCCGTAGTCCATGGCCTAGAACATCGTGAGCGCCGTGGCCGCCTCGGCGAGGTCATAGGTGACACCCGAGACGCCCATGGTTCCGGTGAACATGGCGTGGATGGCGTCGGCCACGCTGGCAGCAGCCTGGTAGACGCCGTGATGGGTCTGGTGAGCCATAGCCGCCAAGATCGACGTCGGCTCCGGCGCCGGAGGAACGACAGCCCCCAACGGTCCGGCGGCCGCCGAGTGGGCGGCGGTAACGGTCGCGCCGAGCCCGGCGAGCCCGCCAGCGGTGGCGGCGATGTCAGCGGGAAGTGTTGCCAAGAAAGACATGTGTAGTTTACCTTCCGGGTTAATTCCAGTGCTGGACCCAGATTAAGGCAAAATTGTAGGAAAGTCTAGGGGAGATTGTCGTCGGGATCCGTCGGCGGTGGCTTGTCTAGTGCGGTCTGCATCCATTCACGCACCCGGCGGAAGCTGCAGGCCCCCGACATCATGTCGCCATGCTCAGATCCGCCGGTCCAGCTCATGCCGTTGATCTTGCCCGCGCCGTTGAACTTCAGCTGCAGGCGCCGTCCGGCCTTGACCAGGATCGGCGGATTGGTCTCGATCAGCTCCCAGCCCAGCTCTTCGGCCCAGGCCGCCAGCGTGTCGAGGTCTTTGGTGTGTGCAAGAGGCATGAGCCTAACGGTAACCCGTCAAGGCACCTTAGACCCTCTCCTCAGTCAACCAGCCCACGGTGAACGCCAGCTTGGCCTGCTTGGGCTGCTCGGTCACGCCAGGCCGGGAATGAATGGCGCCGACTAACCGGCCAGAGCGCGCACCGAACTGCAGAGAGATGCGAGCCTGCCCGCGAACGAGGTAGAGCGAGCTGGGCTGGGGCTCGACGACCTGCCAGCCCTGTTCGCTGGCGATGCGGATGATGCGTCCGCGCGTGCGTGCTTTGGTCATATGTCCTGCCCGGCGAAAACCGAGTTCTGCGAACAGAGGATGTTGTCGGCAAGAGAATCCAGGTCGACACCCTGCCAGGAGGGATACCCCCATTTGCGCACGAGACGGTCATAGTGCCCCCCTGCGGAATCCAACTCGCAGAGCGCATGGCCCTGTTTGACCAGCTCGGCGTCAGATGGCCACGGGATGTAGCTGCTGCCGTCTTCCCAGGGCCCCGGCTGTGATTCTCTGACGGCGGTCAGGAACTTCTGCTCGGCCGGGCTGTAGCTGGGCGCCGACGGGCTCTTGATTGCCACCACGATGGCCACGAAGCCGATCACCGCGATGAAGATCCCGCCAGCTGCCAAGATCCACTTCCGATAGCTGTGCCTCGGCGGCGGCGGCGGTGGTGGGTAAGGGTAGTAGTAGCTCATTCCTGGGGCACTCCTCCCGGGGGTATGTGCGCAGCCAGCTCGGGGTGCTGGTCGAGCAGCAAGATCATGTCCAAGGCCTGGTCCAGGCCAGCCTGCAGCGCAGGAAGCATCCGGTAAGACTCCTCCATCGACGGGGACATGGATAGGCCGTTCTCCTGGGCAAACTGACGCTGCTTGATGATCGCAGCCAGCTCCCACTGGGCCATAATGCTCGGCATTTTATCGCCTCCTTCCAGTATTAGGGACGCTTTACCTGACAGGTATATTCCCTGCTCAGAACTCCACTCGGTCGTGCACCGCCACCACGTCCAGCCGGTCATGGCCGAAGATCGTGTGGCCCAACTCGGCCCAACGCGAATCGGAAGTCCCGGCATAGTTGCCACCCATCATGGGGTAGCGTCCGCTCTCGATGATCTCCAAAGGCACCAGGTGGGGACCGTAGAGATGGGGCACGCCGGACTCCACCAGGATCACCGCCGGACGGTCCTCGTTGGGCTCGAAGACCTGCGCATACCGTTCCAGCGGCTGCCACTTCTCGTCGGCGTGACGCTTGAAACCGACCAGGGTGAGCCCGGCGTGCTTGCTACTGACCCCGCCAAGGGTGCAGTCACGACTGTCAGCTGCTCGGTAGACGTGCAGGATCAGGCCTTTGTGCTGGGTCATGATTGATCTCCTTCATCGCCGAAGTGCCAGAAGCCGACGCGGTTGCCGTTCTCGTCGAAGATCCGGCCGAACTGCTCGCCCGCGCGGACCTTGGCGGCCGCCTTGATCAAGATGTCACCCACCGCACTGGCAGGGTCCTCGACGATGGCGGCACCCTTGACGTTCAGGTGCAGGTGGAATTGATCGCTCATGTCAGTACCCTCTCTCTGGATCGATGACCTCGGCGTGGCCCCAGTACAGCTTGTCGAAGTAGTCGACCATCACCTCGGAGCCGTCCCAGTTGTAGCTGTCGTGAATCTTCTGCAGGATCTCGTTGACCCGGCGACCCTCGACCGACTGGATCCGGTGATACTTGGCGTGCTCGCTGTCGCGGTACTGCCCGCCCGCCTTGCACCAGACGTTGCCACAGCCCATGGCCGTCCAGCCCTCGCCGCTCTCGAAGGGCCGCTTGCTGCCCGGCTTGATGCCCTCGCACTGCTGGTACATGCCGTCCAGCCCGACCGCCGAGACGTCAATGGCCTGGCCACCGGAGTACTTGCGGGTGCGGACCCGATAGTTCTTCGGCCCGCCGGGCAGATCCCCGGCCGCGATGGCCTCCTTGATGTCGAGGCGGATCGCCTTGGCGATCTGGGCGGCATCGCGCCAGCCGTGAGCGCACTTGTCGCCGTAGGCCCTCTCGTACATTGCTCGTGTCACTGTGTGTGTCTCCCTTCCACCTGCCATTATAGGTAAATTGTGTTCAGATTGGAAGTACCTAGCGGTACCCCGGCCCCTCCCAGGGCTCGTGCTCGATCTCGCTCAGCACCACCGAGCCGTTGTGGTAGGCCTCGGCTGGCACCAGGTGGTACTCGCGGTCTCCGACCTTGCCCTGGAACACCAGGCCCACCTTGCCCTCGGGCACCGACTCGCACCAGCTGCCCCAGGCCGCCTCGGAGATCTTCTCTCCGGCGTCCAGTCGGGCCTGCTTCTCCTCGGCCTTTGCGCTGGACGCGGCTGCACCCTCGCGGCAGCTCTCGCCGTGGATACCGCGCAGGCCGCCGTGACGCTTGTAGCACGCCGAGCACAGCGCCGGTGCGGGGCAGTAAGGCAGCTCGTAGCGCCGTCCGTACTGGTAGTAGGCCGCCTTGTGCGGGCAAGGCCGTTTCCGGACGCCCTGGGCGCTCCCGGCCCGGCCGCAACCTCCGTCGCAGGCGAGCGCATAACGGCCGCTGGCCGATCGTGCGTACCCATAACCCATGTGTGTGTCTCCTTCTCTAACTAGGGGCCCACCCGAAGTAGGCCCGGGGTCGATGGGTGTATTGCAAGCGACCCCGGCGGCCGTCGGATTTGCGGACCACGTTGACATAGGGGCCCGCGAAGCCCTTGACCTCGAAATCGCCGACCAACTCCATCTCGCTGGCCCAACTCTGTTTCACTGCCATCGCGCTAGTCGATCCGACTCATCGCGTGGGCCTTGATCCCGGCTTCTCGCAGGATCTCTGCGAACGCCTGGGCGTAAGCCGACTTGCGTTCCAGGGACTGGTTGAACTCGCTCACCCAGTAGTCCCAGCCGCCGTGGTAGGACTTGTGGCCCATCCCCCGGCGGCGCATCCAGCTGGCGAACGATCCGTTACCAGGCCGGATGTTGATCCAGGCGAACCCGCAGACGCCGTCCATGACGGGGGCGTACTGCTTGACGACCGGCGAGCTGTCGTCGAACGGGTGCTCGCGCTGGACGACGATCATCGGTCGCGGCCGGGCTTTCTCACCGGCTGCCATCCCGGCGGCGTGGGCCCTCTCGAACAGACGCTGAGCCTGATCGGGGCTGAACTTCGGGGATACTTGCTGTTTCAAACTGGTCTCCTTCCAAAGACTCAGGCTGCGAGCGCAGCGAACTCCTTGTCCCACATCTCTTCGAGCCGCTCGGACAGCTCCTTGTGGCCGCGCTTCCCCGCGATGAGGATCGCGTCATTGATGACGTCCAGCTCGAATTGGCTGATTGGTTTCTGCATCCGGCCCTCCTTCCAGTATTAAGGACGCTTTACCTGTCAGGTATATTCCCCTCGGCGTCCTCGTAGTCCATCTGGTTCTCGACATCGTTGGACCACTGGTCGTAGTCGTCGTAGTGGTAGCTCATGGGTCTCCTAAACGTTGGCTCGGAAGTCCAGCTCGTCTTCGATGTCGACGGCCAGCTCGGGATCGTTGCGGATCGCCCACTGCAGGCCGTTCTCAAGCGCGGTGCTTGAAATGTCGGCAGGACGCGCCTCGTCGAAAGCCCGCCTGATGGTGGTGATCCGGCGTGGAAGAGCCATGGTGTGTCTCCTTTCTTTTCGTAGGGGCGACAGGAGTCGAACCTGCGACAAGCGGCTCCGTAAACCGCTGCTCTATCCTCTGAGCTACGCCCCTGAGTTGGTGGGTCCGAAGACCCACCGGGGTGGTTAGGCGTCCTTGCTGATCCGCCCGAGCTGGAACCGGATCCCGTCGGCGTCGAAGTTCAGCGCCTCCCAGTTCTTCTCGCCGGAGAAGCTGGCGTACATCAGTCGCTGCACCGCGTCGAAGATCGCAGCCATCCGGTTGACGGCCCATTCCTTGTCGGGATACTTGGCCAGGCTGGCACCCTCGACGTTGACCATGTAGTTGGTCAGCGCCGCGCGGGCCTTGTCGAAGTCGGCCTCGCCGCTGATGATGCTGGCGTGCCCCATGGCGCGGTCCTCATCGCCCCTGGCGTTCAGGCTGTCCCGGCTGGCGAAGTAGGTCACCACCTTGGTGGGCTTGACCGCTCCGCTGTCGAGCACTTTCAGCAGCGCGTGCGCGACAGCACCGATGTGACCGCCGTCCTCGCCCCCTCGCGAGCGGTACTCGCTGTTGGCGCTCTGCATGAACTCGAAGCGCGGCGACTCGCCGTCCTCGTGCACCAACTGCTCGCGCGGGACGTCCGCCAGACCGTGTGCCATCGCGATGACGATGGGGTCCTGAGCGAGACGCTCCTCGGTCTCACCGTAGTGCTTGGCCTTGATGACTGTTGCCAATGTGTGTCTCCTTCCTTCCAATGAAGAGTTTACCTGACAGGTGCATTCCTGGCTAGAGCGGAAGTCCCTCCTCGGCGAGCATCTCGGCCTCGTCTTCGGTGACGCCCCACTCGGCCTGGATCATCTTGGAGTGGACCAGCAGGAGGACGTCGTTGAGGGCCTCGGTCAGCGGAGTAGCCCGGCGACGTTCGGCGGTGTCCAACTCCTTGGAGCGCGCTTCCAGCTCGCGCAGATCGGACTTGATCTCGCACCCGGCCAGGATGACCTGGGGGAGCAGCTGGACCCGTTTGGGCGGTCGCAGCCTCGTGGAGGACTGGAACGCCTTGCTGGTGAATGTCATGGTGTGTGTCTCCTTCTCCCTTCAGAGGGCTTCGGCGAACGCCTTGGCCTCACCGGCGCTGGCGCAGACCTTGACGATCCCCCAGCCATCGGGGCCCTGACGGTGCACCTGGTAGAACTTTTTGGGGCTCTGCTGCAGGTAGAACTTCCCGCACTCGCTGCGGAAGCCTCCCCACTTGTTCTTGACCCAACCCATGGTGTGTCTCCTCTCTACAGCCGACCCTCAGCCCGGCCTGGTTCGTTGTTCCATCCCGGGACCAACACGATCTCGGGGATGCCCAGCTCTTCCCACAACTCGACGATGTCGGGCCGGTCCTCGATCGCTCCCACGATCTCCCAACCCTCATCCTCCAACTCGTCGTACAGAGCCCGCTTGGCTTCCACCCCGCTGCGGGGGTCGAAGTCCGGCGTCATCTTGAACGCGTCGATCGGCCAGGGCACGTGCATGGCCACGTAGGCCTCACTTTGCGACCGATACCGCTCCTCCCGGCCTGTCAAGACCAGCAGGCCGTCGCCCATCTCGTAGTGCTTGCCGATCCACTCGATGACGTCTTGCTTCGGCGGGCAGTCCATCGAGCCCGCGATGAACGAGTCGTGATCCCGCTCGTGCTTGGGTTTGCCGATAATGTGGTGCAACACGCTGTCGACGTCACACAACGAACCATCGATGTCGATGATGACGCCTTTGCGCTTCTTGACCTCCTTCATGTCGTTACCTCCTTTTCCCCTCCCATATTCAGAACGCATTTACCTGTCAGGTTATTTCCTACGCTGCGGGTTCTTCGTCCGGTGTGGCGTCGATGTACCACCAGTGCGGCTTCTCCCCGAACGCCTCGATGTAGGCAGCTGTCAGCGTCTTCTTGAAGGTCCTGCCGTGCCAGCCCTCGCCCGTGCCGGACACCCTGCCCACCACGACGTGCGTCAGCTCGTGCAAAAGGGTGAGCCGCACGCTGAGGTAGGTGGCCCTGGGCCAATTCGCCACGGTAATCTTGTTCTCCCAGGGTGTGGCGAACCCCAGCCGTGACAGCGGGTGCGAGCTGCGGTAGCTGATCACGAACTTGGGCGGGCGCCGGAACAGCCGTCCCTTCCTGCCACCGAAGGCCTTAAGCCTGATCATGCTCTGGAAGTCCTCGCGCAGGTCGTGTCCCTCGACGGTGTAGCGCTTGGTCTCGGCAGCCTTCTTACGCTCTCGGGCCTTGGCTTCCCGGGCCCGCTTGGCCTTGGTCTTGGCGGCCGATGTCACGGCAGCTGCCGCTCGCTTGCGTTCCAGAGCCGGGGCGATGCGTTTGGCCAGCCGTCCGGTCTCCTGGGTGCACGGCATGCAGTAGCGCTCGATCGAGTCGATGGGCGGCCGGGTCGAAGCCAGGATGGCCGGGTGCTTGTCGTTGGGACAGTTCCAGCGGACCCTCTTTACAGCGGTCACCGGCGTCCCTTCCTGTGAATGGTCTTGATGTCCTCGACGCGGATCCACCGGCGCCGGGCCTCTCTGCTGATCGGTCCCTCGACGGTGAGCTGCAGGGTGTCGCCGAGATACTCGGCATGCAGGAACACCCATCTGCCACCCGGCAGGCCGGGGCGGCGGTTGACGCTGAGCAGCATCCCCTTCTTCAGGATCGATCCGTTGACTCTGATCTCGTGCAGCAGCGGCGACTTCCAGTCACTGCGCACCGGTCTCTTTTGATTCACCTTGTGTGTCTCCTTGGCTGGCCGGACCACCCGGCCACACCACCATTGTAGTTAGCGGCACATCCGGAAAGTCCTGGTAAGGGGCAGTCTAGGGGCTTTGCTGAGTTGTTTCCCCAGCGACACGCCGAACCTAAACTGCCCCCTTGACAGCGATATAGCGCGGGATTCAGCTACGAGCTGCCCCCAGCAACCTGTGGTATCCAAGCCTCGACGATTGCCTTGGCCTCGGCTTCGCTGGCGACATTGCCCCCGGCGGCTTCCCACTGGTTGCAGTCGTCGTCTTGGGCCATGATCGTCCCAGCTCCACGCGGGGCTGGACTCGCCCGGGTAGCGGCAGTTGGTACCGATCTGGCCCCAATACGAGGCGTGCTCGGTCCCTGGGATCGAGTCGTACTGCTGATCACCAGGGAAGTCGTTGATGGGGATCCAACTCATCAGCAGTACTCCTCTCGGCTGTACAGCGCGATGCTGTAGTGGTTGATGGCCTCAGCGAAGACGTCCTTGGGCAGCTTCACCGGCTTGCGCTCGCAGCGCTTGCGGGCCTTGTCGCGGTCGGGCTCGAACTCGGGGTAGATCATCGAGAACAGCTCCTCGTCGAAGCCACCCTGCAGCAGGAAAGGCCAGTCGTAGGACCCCCCGCACTCCCAGACGATCGCGTAGCGATAGACGCCCCCGTAGTAACCTTCGAGGTCCTTGACGAGTTTGGGACCGTAACCGTCCTGAGCGCCGAATGCCTTGCCGATCGCGCGGACGGCCGCCTCGGCCTGGCGTTTGTTGACTCGTTTCATGGTGTCTCCTTCGTTGTGTTATACGGCCCGTTTGGACCAGACGATCTTTCCGCTCGGCCCTCCGAACGCGGACTTGCGGCAGCGGCAGCTCCACGCGTCAGGACGCTTGGGCATCCGGTAGCGCGCGAACTCCTTGCCGTGCGGGCAGCGGCCCACGATGGGCGACTGCTCGTCGACGTGGGCGAAGCAGCGCTTCCCGTTACCGCCCAGCGCGCGGTGCTGGGCCTGCCAGACGCGGTCGTGGCCGTGGCGCGCGCCGACGATCGCGTGAGCGACCTCGTGGGTGACCACGTCGAACGAATCCTCGTAGGATCGCTGCGCCAACAGGTACTTCGAGTAGGTGATCACCTTGCGATGCTGGCTACACGTTCCGGCGATGCGCTTGGCGTTACCGAAGGTCACCTTCCAGCCGACCAGATTGTGCTCGTCGAACAGCTGGCGCGTGAGACGGGCCGCCTCGGCGGGGGTCATCGACTTGATCAATGCGTTCTCCTTCCGATTCAGAGTTTACCTGGTGGGTTAATTCGACTCAACCCACCAGCTCGTATTCGTTCTGGTGTTCCAGCTCGCGCACCCAACTCAACAGCTTGGGCAAGTTCTCGTCGGGGGCGGCGACCAGGAACGTGCCGTCCACTGAGTCCGCGCCGATCGAGTCACAGAACAGGTACCGGGAGCGGCTATTCACCCGGCCGACATGGACCCACTTGCCACGCCGCTTGGCTTCGGCGACCACGCTCAGGCAGCCAGGCTTGCCATACGGGATGCCGTCCAAAGACAGCGGCCGCTTGCGGGGCGCTGGTGGCGTACCTACCTTGTAGTCGTCGGAGCCGCCGATGAAGATCGCGTCGATCTCGTCCCACGGCACGTCGTCGGGGTCCAGCCCGTCCTGGGCCACCAGGGCCGCCTTGTAGCCCAGCGCCCGGATCCGGCCGTACCATTCCTTGCCCTTCTCCAAGGTGGCCGCCGCGTCACCGACGCAGTAGGGCTTGCCCTCTTCGTCCTCGAACCAGTTCAGGACGTCGGGCGCCGTGGCGAACGCACAGCTCGCGGCGTCTGGGGCGTGCTTGACCAGGAATCTCCACCAGCCGTCTTCGTCCCAGGGGATGCCCTTCTTGGCTCGCGACTGGGAGAACACGCCGTTGTCGGCACACCAGACGACTCCGTCGGGGCGCTTGTTGCCCTGTTCGGGGGTGTCGATGAATCCCAGCCAGCCAGCTCGCATGGCGTCTTTGGCCGCTCCGGCCGGGTTAGCAAAATACAGTGGACCAGGCATTTTCCGCGTTCCTTCCTTCCATAGGTAGGAACGCGTTTACCTGTCAGGTATATTCCTTATCCAGCCCGCAAACGGCCAGCTGCCGCAAGAAACTTCTGCCGGTCCTGCTTCTTGAGGTGGCGGCGGTCGTACTCGCTCAGGCCACCCCAGATACCGAACTCATCGAAGACCATGGCGTGCGCACGACACTGCTCGATCACCGGGCAGTGGGCACAGATCTTTTTGCCCGGACGCTGATATCGCTCGGCGCGGTTCTCGGGGAAGAAGATCTCCGGGTTGTGCACCAGACTCCCGTCACGATGGCGAGCCCTGCAAGCCCCTTTCAACTTCCAGGCGTTGGGGTCGTCTTCCTCCACCCGCCCGAACTGAAAGGGGCTTCTCATCACACGATCCTTGACGGCGGGTGAGAGACGCCAGAGGGAACCGGATCCTTCCATTGGGAGGGATGCACCCCGCACATCTTCATGAACATGGCGGCCTCTTCGGCGTCGGTGGCGAAAGCGGCACAGACGCGCCGGGCGGCGCGCTTCATGTCGCCGGTGGGCTCGTCGAAGTGCTCGACCTCGTCAGTAAGTGCCCTCGTGTCTCTAGCCACTGGCTTCATCGCCTCCTGGAAACCGCCGTCGTATCTGATGGGTGTGCTCATAGCCCGCGCCTACCGGCTCTCGGCATCTGGGTCGGCATCGCGCGGGCCCGAATAGATTCGGTCCGGCTGGGCTGATAGGCCGTGCGCCGGGACCGCTCGGCGCGGTTGACGCCGATCATGTCCCGGGCCGGGGTGCTGCTACCGGCCAGCTGCTCGGCCAACATGGCGTGCACGCTGCTGGTGCCACCGACCCGCTGGAACTCGCGGCCTGAGCGCAGCCCAGCGACCTCGGTAGAGCCGACCGATGGCCGGGCCAGGTCCTTACCGCTGTAGCGGTCCAGGGAGTCCTTGAGCAGCTCAGTGGCCACCACCGAGACGGAGTCGAACAGGTCCTTTGTGGTGACCGGACCGATCTCCTGCTTGACCACCTTGCCCTGGCGCTCGGCGAGGAACTTCATCTCCATTTCCAGCAGCGAGCCGCCCGCCTCCTCGTCGTAGAAGCGGTCGCGGTAGGAGTGCATCCAGCCCAGGTTGAGCGCGCTCTTGAAGCGCTCCATGCGGCGCTGGTTGTCCTTCTCGGTGAACAGCACCTCGCCGATCTGGATGCGCGGAGAGTACTTCTTGCGCAGCTGAGCGATACCCAACGCGGAGTCGTACTGGTCGAAGGAGAGCTTCTTGGTCGACGGGAACCGATCCAGTAGGCCCATGATGTCGTTCATGACCTGGATGTAATCGATCTTGCGGCGGCCGTCCTCGTCGGGCTGGCTGTCGCCGGGACGCCACACGTGCAGCAGGTCGAAGATGACATGCGGCCAGTGCATGCCGGGAAGCTCCTCGCGGCGCTGTAGGCAAGCCATGCAGGGGTGGTAACGCTCGGCGTGCTCGGGACTGGCCCCGCACTTATCGCACGGTGCGATCTCGGTGTGCCCGATCGCCAACGCGAAGTTGGCGTTGGTACGCGACGGGTCGCAGTGAATCCGGTAGGGATGGACCAGGTACCCGCGCGACTGCGCTTCCAGCTTGGGGCGCCAGTCCGGTGTCTTGAACATGGCCTCCACGGCCAGCGGATCCAGGTAGGCACCTTCGACCTCGGCGAACTGACCACGACGCTCGACCTTGAACTTGTCGGGATTCTTGATCTCCAACCGCCGCATACGAACGTTCTCGGGCTTGTCGCCTTCGGGCTTGTAGGTGATGGGGCGCTTGATCACGCGGCCGATCAGCTCGGGCCCGCGCTCCCAGTCCTCGTAGAGCCCCCAGCTGGGCAGTTGCAGGATCAGCATCTCAGGGTCGGCGACCTTGTTGATCTCCTCCTCGGCATCGATACCCAGCGAGAACTCGGTCTGCTCGACCATCTCGCCCCGATAGTTGGGCATCCAGACGCGGCCATCCTGGTAGAGCTTGAAGAAGACGCCGATCTTGGTGAACGGCGAGCTGGGAACCACCGTCAGGCCGTCCTTGGCGAACTGGTCGAGGCTGGGCTGCCACGCGTTGTAGATCTCCTCGCCGGACTTCACCGAGCCGGTGCCCAGCACCATGTGCGCCATCTCGTCATAGAAGTTGGCGAAGCCCACACCACCACGACCGGCCGACGAGCTGGACGACAGGGCCACCGCTGTGAGACTGGCGATCTCGTGCTCGACGTGGACCTTGGCCGCCTTCAGCTCGGCGATGTAGCGGATGTCGGCCGGGGTGCGGATCGAGAAGAAGTGGTCCTTGGACGTCGCGATATGGGGCTGCAGATACTTGCAGCGCTCGACGGTGCGCCGGACGTCGGCGAACTGGAAGCGCTGAGCCTGGCTCTGATTGGTGGCCACTACGGCCAGCACACCGTTCTGGCCCTTATCTATGTCGTAATGGGCCTGCCAGTCGTCGAGGCTGAAGAAGTAAGCGATCTGCTCGGCGCCCAGACCGCCGCCCATCAGACCCTTGGAACCACGGCGGCCCAGCACGAACTGAATGTGCGGGAAGCGCCGGTAACCGTGCTCCTTGAGGTACTGGACACGCTCCCAGATGTCGGGCTGCACCCCGAAGACGTCGCGACGGCGCAGGAAGCCCTGGCGCCACTCTTCTATGACGTCCAGGTCGTAGGCCGTCATCTGGTCGGTTTCCAGGTAGATCAACCGGTACGCGGTCTGCTGCCTGGGGTACAACCGTCGACCGCAATAGCTCGGGTGCGTGATGAAGTCGACGATCGAGTCCCATGGCGCTGGCTTGGCCAGCGACTGGGTGAACAGGTCCATCGGGCTGAAAGCCTGTTGGATCAGCCTGTTCTGGGCGTTTGGGTGGAACGGAATGGTTCCCCCTCAGCGCTTAGAGAAGACCGAGCGCGCTTTTGACCGTGTGCAGTGCTGCATCCAGGCCGTTGAGCGCGTCCACGGCGATCTTGACTTCGGGCCCCACCACGGGGATGAACTCGCCGTATTTGCCGACCGCCTGGGCAGTCTTGTCGGCGAGGTCCACGGTGTTGGTAGCACCGTTGATGATGGTGTCTAGTTCGTTCTTGAGATCTGCGAGGCTGAAGGACATGGTTGTGTCTCCCTTTCGGTGGTTACTTGTGGAGCTGCAGCAGCGTCGACGGTGATGCCGCGATCATCTGCTTCTCATACTGGGGCGTCACCTGTAAGCGGGTAACGTAGCTGGCCACAGTCTGGACCAGGGTTGCCACCGCGATCGTGCCGGTGGCGATCCAGCCGGACTTCGAGAAGAAGTCCAAGTTGGTCTGCTGTCCGACTGCCGACAGCACGGCGGTGATGGCGCTGGTGCCCATCCCCAGCAGGAAGGTGCGCCACGCATGGCCCTTAGCCGCCGACTGGGTCAGGCTCTGGCCGTTGTAGGTGACGTTCGGGATCGTCGGGGTGACGTTGCCCGACAGCACCTGCTGTAGATAGGCCTGCGCGTAGGCCATGGCGTCGGCCTGGATCGCGGGCAGGATGGTCGGCCACGCCTGCTCTAAGGCCGCTTTGGCCGAGGCTTCCAAGTCGCTCAACGTCCCGGTGCCCGGAGCAGATGTCGGCACCGGGACGGGAGCGGGCGCAGGGACCGGAGTGGGAGCAGGGGCGGGGTAAGGAGCAGGAGCGGGATAGGGAGCGGGATAAGGATCCGGAGTCGGGGCTGGTCCGGGGTCGGGAGAGGGGGCCGGTGCCGGTGTCGGCACGATCGACGGAAGCACGCCGGGGAGCACCGAGTTGATGGTGCTGTCCACGGCGATGATGGCGTCGTTGATGTCGTTGGTGAAATTCGGGGACCACGGGGCGATGAAACCGGTCATCAGAACTGAGTCCTTACCGCGTTGAGGATGCCGACCTGATCGACCGGCGCGATGATTTTGGCCTGGACGAGCGCGGTGATCAGTGCCGACACCAGGGACTGGGTCTGCAGCTGCTCGGCCCGCAGCGAGAGGATGTGGCCCAGGATCGTGTCGGGCGTGCCGGGAGGGAAGGGACGCTCGGACGGCCCGGCGGTGCCCTTCATGTCGACCCCGGCGTTGGTGATCCACAAGATGGCCCCGATCGCACCACGCAGCGTCAGGTTGGGGGCCGGGACGGTATCGGTCTTGGCGGTCAATGGAGTTGAGCCAGAGGCACTCAACTCCTGGATCATCTCCTGGAAGAACGCAACCGGATCAGTCGTGTTGCCTGGTGCAGTCATCTCACACTCCGAACTGGGCTGATAGGGCGGATGTCGCGGTGAAGAGCTGGTCTCCGACCTGGGAGAGGTCGGGGATGGTCGAGATAACCACCGGTGGCACCGGCGTCGGTGGCGGTGTAACCACCGGTGGAGGCGTAACAGGGGGAGGAGCAGCGACAGCACCAAAGAGAACATTGATGTCAGCCCCCAGGTAAGCGTTGCAATCCACGCCACTGAAGCCCGCGATGTTCGCCGAGCTGGTAAATTGCCAGGCTGCCGGGGGTGGGCCCCCGTCGTAGGGAGACCAGCCCTGGCCTGTGTCCCCGCCGCACTGGGCGTAGAGATCGGAGGCATAACCGACTTGAGAGCCCAGCGGGTAGGCCGAGCTGACCAGCAGGATGCCGTTGGCGGCGAAATTGGAGATGTCGGTGCCCGCGCCCGATCCAGCCCCTTCCAGATACCAGCGCGGGTCATACGCCAGCTGAACGTTGACTCCGGCGTTGTTGAACGCGTTGACGCAGGCCCAGAACTCGTCCAGGTTGCCCGACCCTGCCTCCCAGTCGAACATGGCGTTGACGCCCCCACCTGCAGCTTTCCAGTTGGCGGCCTGGCTACCTGCGTCAGAGGTGCCCACGTAGTGGTAGCCGATGAACGGCACGTTGTTCTGTGCGCACCAGGTCTGACAGATCGCGCCGTAGGGGTCGATGTAGGAGTTGTCCTGACTCATCTTGTGACACATGCCCGCAAAGCCCTGGCCGACCAGCTGAGACAAGAAGCTCATCAAATTGTCCTGGCCCTGCTGGGTCCAGTTCTCGTTGCCCCAGTTGTTATTGGAACAGTCAGGGTAGTAGAGCGTCATCAGATCGGCATGAGGTTGACCGTCGCCGATCCCCACTTGCCCCCGGGAGCTGTATTCCCCATCCGGATGGTGCCCGGACCCTGGTGGTCACCGACCCACAGCTGGGAGTTGGCGTCCTTGAAGCGGGTGGTGGCGTGTGGAGGATTTACGGGGATGGCGGAATCGCTGCCGACGAAAACCACCGCCAACGCGTCCATGAAGTTTGAAAGGGGCACCGAGATTATCCGACCGCAGCCGCTGCGCTCGTCACAGCCCTTGTTCAACGCCGGATCGGGTAGCGTATTGCAGCCGTTATAGGTCAGCGAGACGCCGCTGAACTGAGTGAAGTTGATGGTGGGAGGTCCCCCAGGGAGCGGGCTATAGCCCAAATTCACCACGACGGCTCCCCCGGCGGCCGCCGCCCCCACACCGCCCCAGACCTCGACCCGGCCGGACTTGGGGGCACCCCAGCCCTTGCCGCCTCGGTTTACCCCTTGCAAGGGCTTGAGGCGAACCAGGGGATGACCCCCGGCGGTGATGGTGCGCGTAATGGTCTTGGCAATGGGCGCCGTGGTGTTGTATTGAAAGCCCACCAGGATGACCCCGGCGTTTGCCCCCGAAGGGTGATTCCAGCCCCCGTTGACGTTGGGGTTGGGTCCGGCGATAACCTGGCCTGTGGCCACGGCATCGATAGTTACGAGCGTCATAGCAGAAGCCTCCTCACCCTAGACAGGTCGAGAAGGCTTCCGCTACAGGTCGAAGGATCAGTACCAGTGTCTACGCCCGTAGATCGGGCGCCCGGCGTAGCCGAAACCGCCGCCAACTAGGCCCAACACCAACAGGATCGCGCCGATGATCCAGAGGATCTGGATACCGAGCACGAGTCCCAGGATCAGCAAAATTGCTCCAAGGATTACCACCCGTTAACCTCCATCGCTAGTTTCTTCGATCGCTGCGGCTATTTGCTCAACCTGCTCTGGTGTGAGTACCCCGTTGAACTCAGCCGTCTCCACGTGGGCGAAGCTGTTGGGGTCGGGACCGTCCTCGGCCCGCTGGTAAGACTCCTCGTGGGTACGGCTGACGGTCTCGAAGTGACCGACCGCCGCGATACCTAAGACCAGGTCCTCGTAGGAGATCTGCCCCTGCTCGTAGACGTCGAGCAGCTCCTTGACGGTTCCCTGGATGCCCGGCTCCTCTTCAGCGGCCATCATCCTTCGTCTCCTTGCCACGATGTTGTCGATTGCGGTGGACCCACCTGCCGACAGCGGGTGCCCGTGCCAGCGCGGGCCGGTCGTCTGCGTCACCACGGGGGCTCCGCCCGGGCCGGTGACGTCGAAGTTCACCGTGTTGTCGAAGTGCGGCAGGTGGCGCTCGAAGACCTCGGCGTTCTTCGAGCGTTTCCCCGAACCCGGGGTGGGCTCGTTGGCCTTGGAGGCCGCCTGCACGACGTAGCGGCCGCCGAAGCCCTGGCCGGTCTCACGGTAAGCCGTCTCGCCCCGGCGGTGCCGGTCGTAGACCCGCTGGCGTGCCGACGGCGCGTCGGCGTCGACGAACGCAGCATCGACCTGGCCGTAACCGTGCTTGCGCATGTTGTCGATGTGCTCTTTGGTCGAGCTGTCCGACCCCATGGTCATGTCCCATAATACGTTGCGCCGGTCTTTGTAGGCCAGCTGGGCCAACCGTCGGGCCAGCTCAGAGGACTCCTCGTGGACCATGGCGACCGACTCCATCGGCGAGAGCCCCGGAATATGGGGGATCATGCCCCGGCGAGCCATCTCCTCCTTGATGTCGTCGGAGTTGACCGTCATGTAGCGGTTGCCTTCCAGGCCGCCCTGGGGGTTCCTCAAGATCGTGCCCTTGCCGGAGCCGCCCAGACCGCCCATCAGCATGCCCAGGCCTTCCTGCGGGACGCCCTGACTCCGCTGGGCGTACATCTCCCTGATCAGCTGGTTCTGGGCCTTCTTGCGCTTGGGTGACCAGGAGAAGCCGCCTCCGCGCCGCTGGATGCCATGGATGCTGCGCGAGTCGCGTCCCATTCGCCGCTGCTCGTCCAAAGCTTTCTCGATGTTCTCGACATGCTGGCGGTACTCGTCGTCGGTGAACCCCAGGATGCGGTAGGCATACTGCTCGCGCTGAGAGAGGATCCTCATATCACCCCCGGGTGTCCGTAGTTGGGTTGGTGTAGGTGCTTGAAGTCGTCGAAGCTGCGATCCTCCGGCGACGGGTTGAGCACGTCGGTCCAGCCGCCCAGGTCGGGCTCGGCGACCTTGACGCCGCTGATGTTAACCGGATGGCCCTGCTGTAGGACACGCTCGTCGTCGACGTCGAAGTTGTGGCTGCCGCTGTTCATGCCCCTGTCGCTCATGTCCAGGCCCGTGCCGTCCCAGTTCATCTCCAACACCGCCGGGAAGCCCGCATGGGTGTCGGGGTTGTCGAGGTTGCGGTTCTCCATGCTGCGTCCGGCGAAGTCGTAGGCCCGGGCCGGGTTGGTGGTCCAGTGCCGACCGACACCGCCTTGGCGCTCCTGCAAATGCTTGATCAGCTCGGGACCGACCTGCAGGTGCTTACCCAGGCTGGCCTTGTCGCCGTCCCAATTGCTGTAGTCGAGCGCATCGTTCCATCGCTGCTGCTGCTCGGGCGGCACGCCCATGACGGCCACGCCACGGTAGAGCTTGGTGGGCGCGGTGAGATTCGGGTCGTCCAGGGCGATCCCCGTCCGATACCCGAACATCTCGGCCTGCCTCAGGATCCTCACGCAGCGAAGGCTCCCGCGATGGCGGCCAGCGTGGAGGGAGCCGTCCAGTCCGGTGCGTCGAGGATCACCGGGCCGGGCAGGTAGAGGAACTGGTTGAACTCGGGGTCGTTGATCTCGGTGCTGCCAGGCTCGCCGCCGGTGTGGAGATCGTTGGGGCCGCCGCCCATTTCCAGCACCGTGCCGCGCACCGAGCAGATCATGTGGGCGTTAGCGGCATAGGTGGGATCCGAGCCGGTTTGCAGGATCGCGATGATCATCGCCGCGTCCGGCGGCACGTCAGCTGGACTAGAAACGCACACCAGATTGGCGGTGTCGGCCACTCCCTGGATGGGACCGGTCTGACCTGGGGTGATACCCGCGAAGGTGCCGGTCCAGAATTGCCGGGAGTACTCCATAGCTGGTCCACGCACCAGCGCCGAGAGCGCCGCGCTGACCCAGCCCGAGCAGTCGGTGCCCGCCCCTGGGTCGTTGGGATCCAGCGATCCGCCCCAGTTGTAGGCCAGCCCCAACCGAGGGTAGGCCAAGTTTTGCCAGAGGTAGGTGAAATGACTGGCGGGAACTCCGTTCATGATGCTGGTCTCCTAACCATGCCGTCGTTGGGGTCGTAGAACAGATCCGAGTAGGCCTGGTTGGTGTCGGTCATCGACTGAGGGTTGGTGGCGTCCAGCGGAGCGATCTCCCCGGCTTGCTCGCGCCGCTGGACCTCTTTCTTGAGCTGGCTGCGCTGGTCCCGCTCCTCAGGAGTAAACGTGATCTCGCGGGGGCCCAAGTAGTCCTTGTAGTGGTGTCGCCACTCTTCCCCTTCAGCGGCCTGCAACGCGAATGTCTCGGCCTGGCGATAGATTCTCATCGTATACTTCCCTGGTGCATTGGCTCCCTGTGGTGAACTGGGAAGATTGGTACGAGGTCAGCGACAACGGCCTGGTCCAGTCGCTGGACCGGACTCTGATCACTGACAGATGGCCGAATGGCAGGTTCTTTCCCGGCAAGCTCCTCAGCCCCAGCGCTAACTGGAAGGGCTATCGCTACGTCATATTGCCCGGCAAGAAGACCTGCTTCATCCATCTCATGATGCTGGAAGCATTTGTCGGCCCACGGCCTCTGGGCATGATGGGCCTGCACAAAGACGACAACCCAAGCCATAACCTGATCGAAAACTTGTACTGGGGTACTCGCACCGACAATGCTCTCGATTCCGTCAGAAACGGCATGCACAATCACGCCCGCAGAACGCACTGTGACAACTGCGGTGATGAGCTGAAGCACAACGGTCGCCAACGCATTTGCCCTACCTGCGTCCGACGTCGATCCAGGGAATACATGCGCGAAAAGCGAAAGCGTCAACGCGAGAGTACTTCTGCTCACTATTCGGCCGTCCTCCATAAATAGACGGCGCCGGACAGAACGGATCCGGCGGCCACGGTGACGGTCTCACCGGCCGCATCCCACAGCCATGCGCTGCAGAAGACGTAATACGTCGGGATGTACACAGTCGGGTCGGCACCGGAATGGCCCAGCGCGTCGTTGGCCGGGATGGGACGCACGTTGATGACCTGGCCGTCGTTCCAGTAGCTGCGGCCCATGCCGCGCGCGATGATCGTCTGATCGGCATAGACGGAAGTTGATCCGTTGGAAATGCCGATCTCAATGACCGGGCGACCCATGTTGATTGCTCCGGCGAGGATGGTGCAGTAGACCACCGGCTCGAACGTCAGGGCCGCTACCCCGATGTCCCAATCGGCGATCTTGACCGGTGTCGCGCCGGTGGTGGCCTCGTACCCGGCGGTGGGACCGTACGGACCCAACACGTATCCAGTACCGACGGCAGGAACCTGAGCCAGGGGGATCTTGCCGGTGGCATCCAGGCTCGCCACGCCACCGAGATGGCCGACACTAGCCAGCGGGACGTTGAGCGCGTCCTGAGCGCTGACATAGGCCGGGCTCTCGAACGTCGCGTTCTGGGTGTCGACGTAGGGCTTCCCGGCCTTGAGCGCGGCCGCGCTGTTGATCTCGGTATTCACCGAGACGGTGCTCGGAGAAGCGGCAGCGATCATATTTGCCACCGTCAATTTGGTGACGACATCCTGTGGATTGGCCGGTGTCCGCCCTACTTCATGCAAACCTGACAAAGTTCTGCCCTCCCCTCACATCGCCGGGGCTACGAGGATCGAGTAGGACAAACCGGCCGGACTGAACTGATAGCCCGAACCGGTCCAGCAGCAGCCACACAGATCCAGCTCCAAGCCGCCGACGATGGCCGGAACGCTCGTCGGAGTCTGGTTGGCTGTCGCGTACGGCAGGCATTCGTAGAAGTTCATGAAGAAGCTGTCGGTGCAGATCCCGGCGCCATAGACCTGGTCGGAAACCCCTGCTGGCGGGATCACGGTAAGCAGCCCGTAGTTGTTGGTGCCCGACAGCCGGGTGCCCGGGTTGGTCCCGTTGGGATTGCCACCCAATACGACGGCGCGCGGAATGGGCCGCCATGGGTACCCGGGGTCCTCGACTGTGATCGAAGCCAGTCTCAGCTCGCGCAAGGTGCTGGTCAGGACGGTCTCTGTCTGATTGATGTAGATGAAGCCGTTGGTGGCCGCGTCGTAGGAGACAGCGGTGTATTCGGTGGGCACGCCAGCCGGGATCTGAGCGCTGAATAATTGCCCGCCGGAGTCGAGCCCGGCCACGCCACCCGGCTGGTTGAGTTGACCCACCGGGACGTAAGCCTGATCAGCGGTGTCAACGGCGGTCTTGTGGGCGACCCGCCCGTTGCTCTGGTCGACGTAGGTCGGGGTGACCAAGGCATGGGTGTTGATGGAGTTCGTAATGGCCTGACGCACTGAAGTGACGCTGGGTAATCCGGACGCGAGCTGCGAGTCGGCGAAGGACTTCGGCACGATCACCGAGTCCGAGTCAGGGGTCCTCCCCACGTACCAACGGCCCATTCCATCACCTCCTCACCCTTTTAGGCTGGCACCGGCATAGCCCACAGGCTGGGCTTGAAGGTTGACGCCGTAACGGTGCCGGTGGAGGTGTTGTCGCCGGTCATCCGCAGCAGATCGAGGTAGAGGGTAGAGGCGCCAGTCAGCGGGTCCTGATCGGCCAGTGCAAGCGGGAAGATGTTGATCGGCCCGCTGTTCCAGTCGGTGCCCGGGGGATGAGCGACGATCAACGCCAGCCCACCGGCTCCCGCTGTTCCGACACCGCCGAAGAGTATGCCGCCCGAGCCGCCCCGGCCGCCACAGCCGTAGCCGCCATTCTGATAGGTATAGCCACTTGCCGTCGTCGACCCGGCGTTCTGGCCGTTCTGGCTGGCCTCGATCCCCGCCCCTCCGGCGCCCCCGACGGAGGTCTGGGTGGTGTGGTAGTAGGTCGCCGTCGTCGGGGTGCCTGCGCCGCCCACGTGAGAAACAACCCCGCTGCGGCCAGGTGGTCCACCGCTGCCGATGGTGCCGGTGATTTGGGTGACGCCCGGAGGCAAAGCTCCTGAGCCGACAGTAAGGGTGACCACCGACCAGGATGCGGCATAACCGCCGTCGCCCCACAGCAGCGGATTGCCCTCGCCACTAGAGCCGCCTCCACCGCCGCCGAGCAGCAGAACGTCGAGAGAAGCCGCCCAGACGGGGATGTTATAGACGAAGGCGCCCGGAGTGGAGAACTGTTCGACCACCGCAGCGGAGTAGGTCTCCAAGCAGCCGTACCCCACTGCCACGACGGGACCGCTTATCGAGCCCAGCCGGACCAACGCGATAGGACAATAGCCGTCGCGGCTGCTTGAAGCATCCAACACGCCCTCGACCTGCAGTTTGTATGTGTAGCCCGGGTCGGCCACTGCACAGGTGTCAAGGGTTACTTCGGTCAAGCCGGTAGTGACGGGACTGCCAGGGTAGGAGCCCGGAGAAGAGTACGGAGTCGGGAAGCGCTGGGTGGATCCCAAGCTGAGTCTGGACCTATCAACTTTGGCCGAAGAGGCACCTAGCGCGGCCACCCCGTTGGGCTGGTTCTTCTGCGACAGGTGCAGCCGTCCGAGATCCCCACCGTTGGGGTTGGCGCCGCCGGTCCCGTCGACGTAGGCCTTGGTGGCGTTCAGGGTGGCTTGGGCGTTGACGTAGCTCAGGTCGGCGTAGGTGGAGAAGCCCAAAGCGACCAAGGAATCGACGGTGGCCTGAGGCAGGCTCAGTGCCGCGATCTGGCTCAGGACGTAGTCGTGAATGACGATGTCCTTGGCGCTGGACGGCGCCGCGCCGACGAACTGCTTAGCGACCATGGTGCTCCTTGGGTGGCAGCACCGGCTCGTCGTCGTCGTCGAGGTCGTCGTCCCAGGCCATGTTGTACCAAGGGGCTTCGTCGATATAAGCGGCGCGCTGCTCGGGAGCTACCCGACGCCCACATTCTGCGCAGCGGCCCATAAGCTGGCCCTGATGGCTGGGGTCCTCGCACGGCGGACCGCGCCAGCCTTGCTGCTTGTGCAACTCGCGCTCTTCGTCGGTATAGGGCCGACCGGCCTGCCGGATCTGCGGCCCACCGTTGTAAGGGATGCCGTAATCCTGCGGCATCGACTTCTCGTAGTGCGGGTCGTGCAGCACCTCGTTGCCGTTGAGGTTCACGCCGGTGATATTCAACGGGGTGCCGGGTTTGAGGGTGTACTCCTCTTCCTCTTTCCAAGGGACCATCGGGTTACCGGACATGTCCTGCCAGCTGCCACCGACGTAAGGGTGCTCGGGGTCGACGTGCTCGTGGCCAGGGAAATCGGCTTCCAGCACGACGCTATGGCGTGAGCCGTAGGGGCCACCCTGCATCGCGGCGATGTCGGCGAAGCGCTTGTTGGTGGTCCAGTGCCGTCCCAGTCCGATGTCCGGCTCGGGGACATACTCGTTGGTCCGCAGCGGATGGGCGGTCTGTAGGTGATCCAGCAGTTTGGGACCGATGCTGAGGTGCTGGCCAACCTCCTCAGGCTCCATCGGCATCCGGCTGTTCGCCTTGATGTGCTCTTCCAGCTCGGACGGCAGATCCAGCTTCAGGCCACGGTAGATCTTGGTCGGATTGTTGAAACGCTGTTGGCGCTCCTCGTGAGACTTCTCCATCAGTCGATGCAGGTCGCGCTCGCGGTCCTCGTCGGTCCACTCGGCCGCCGTCTTCAGCGTGTTGAGCTTGTCGGGCCGGTAGCCGGACCAATGGTCGTTCTGGGTGATCACCACCGGGGCCGAGCTGTAACCCAACGACCGGGCGTGCTCTAAGGCCTGCGGACTCTGGGTGACGTCCACCGACTCGAAAGGCACGCCGCTCCTGGTGAGGTGCCGGTGGGTGGCATCGCACTGGACGCAGCCCGGCTTGGTGTAGAGCACCACGCTGGCTGTTCGCCTCGCGATGTGGTCGCCATACTCCTCCTGAACCTGCGGCAGGTAGTGGCTGAACGGCCGGGGACGGCCCTGCTCGGCCTCGCTGAGCATATGGTCGCGCAGCTGCTCGAAGTAATCGGCCAGCGAATGGTCGCCCTGCTGGCGCGCTCGCAGCGCCCGTTCGTTGAACTTGTTGGTCTGGTGTCGGATATTCATCTCCGGCCGGATGTTGCCCCCGGCGCTGTCGGCATAGTGGATCAGCGGGGTGCCGAGCGTGGTGCGTAAGGCGACTCGTCTCACGGTCACCCCACGATCATGTAGCGGTACTGGCCGGACGCGGGCGGACTCGCGAACTCGCACGAGACGATGTTGGCGTTGATCACCGTGCAGCCCAAGTCGACGATGTTGCCCGACGCAGTGTCGACGATAACGGGCCAGGGCGCCAGGTTGTTGAGGTTGTGGGTGATCTGCACGATCGTCGAGCCGGTGGACGGCACGGTGCCGACGGCCTTGCGCACGCCCACCGCCGGATCGATCGAGAAGCCGCCGGAAGCCACCTGCACGCCGCCACCGGCGACGGCCTGACCGGCGAACTGGGTGCCGGTCAGCTTCACGCCGTTGATGGCGGTGTAGTTCAGCGCCGAGCCCAGGCTGCCGACCATGGACCAGTTGTTGACGTTGGTGTCGATGACGCCGCTGGTCGCGGTATTCTGCCACAGCGTCTCGGCTTTGGTGGTGCCCTGGGTGACCACCACGTAGGTGCCCTTCACCAACCAGGACCCCGTGGTGAAGTCGGAGGTGCGCGTCCAGGCCCCGGAGTTGACCAACCACAGGCCGTTGTTGACCGAGCTGGGCTGCGCTGTCGCGAGCACGACCGAGCCGATCGGGGTGAGCACACCGTCGACCGACTGCTGACCGGCGAGGCTGGCGATGGCGCTCGTCGCGACGTAGTTGGCGGTCTGCTTGTTGGGTGTCGACGACGCCAGCTGTGTCTGCACCTGGGCCGGTGTGGTCAATCCAGCCACCGCGCTGTTGAGCGCCGACGTGGTGGCGAGCAAACCGAGCTGGGTGGACAGGCCGGTCACCTGAGAGATACTGACCGTGCCGGTGGAGGCATCCACCGCGCCGACGTCGGCGGCCGTCAGTGTCACTGCACCGGTGTGGGTGTTGACCGAGGTGACCGAGCTGGGGAACTGCAGCAGAATCCAGTTGGCCAGCTGAGTAGGGTCGGTGGTCGCCAGCCGGTAGGTGCCGACGTTGGCGCCGGTAGTGATGACGCAGATGTCGCCCTGATGGGCGGCCAGAGCCAACATGGCGGCCTGGCTGCCGACCTCGAAGGTGGCGCTCAGCGCGCTCGTCGGCAGCTGGGCGGGGTTGACGGTGCCCCCGGGCCCACTCAGGTCGGCCTTGCCCGCCAGCGTGGTGTTCAGCCCCGAGATATAGCCCTGTGGGATAACTTGGGACGTCTGGCTCAGCGGGACGGTGCCCGAGACCAGGTCTGCCTTGGTGCCCCAGTCGCTGAGCTTGGCCGAGCCGGTGAACGTCGGGATCTCGCCCACCGGGACCGTGTTGCCCGGACCGGTCAGGTCGGCCTTGGCAGTCACGGTGCTCTGCAGGCTGGCGATATTGGACTGCGCGGTGACCATGTCCGACTGGGCGGCCTTGCCCGCCAGCGTCGTCGACAGGCCGGTAATCTGCCCCACGCTGAGGGTAACCGCGTCGGAGCCACCGGAGGCGTGGCTGGCCGCGTGCGCAGTTGGGGTACGCGCGTTAGTCACGCTGGCGTCTGTGGTCAGCAGCCTGTTGGCCAGGTCGGTGGATAGTCCGGTGACCTGGGACTCGGTAATGGTGCCGTTGGTGGCTAGGGCCCCGATGTTGGCCGGGGTGATCGTGACGACGCCGGTGTTGCCATTGACGCTGGACACCCCGGACAGCGACCCGATCGGGATGACCGTGCCGTCCTTCTTGGTCAGGTTGTTGGAGGAGTTGATGAACGCCGCGTCGACGGGCATCACCGAGTCGGCGATCACTCCGCTGGCGGTGTGCACGTAGGTGGTGTCGTTCTGGATGGCAGCAATCGCGGCCTGCGCGGCCGCCATGTCGGACTGGGCGGCTTTGCCGGTCAGCGCGGTCGACAGACCGGTGACTTGAGAGATCGAGACCGTACCAGTGGAAGCATCGACAGCCCCCACGTCGGCGGCGGTGAGGGCCACCACGCCGGTCTTGCCATTGACGCTGTCGACCGGGGTGATGTTGCGCCAGTTGGCCAGCTGCGTCGGGTCGGTGGTCAGCAGCACATACATCGCGGTCGCGGTGTAGGCGACGTCGCCGACCTGCACCTGCGTCGGATAGGTCAGCGCCAGCATGGCGGCTTGGTTGGCCACCGGGATCCAGCTGGTGATCACCGCCGGGTTGGTCTGGTTGACCGGCACGTAGCCGTTGGAGTCGAGATCGGCCTTGTGGGTAAGCGTGGTGTCGATCGCGGTGATCGCGTTGGTGTTGGTGGTGATCTGGCCCTGCAGGGCGGTGTCGTCGGCGGTCAGCGTGTTCGTCAGCGCGGTGATCGCGTTCGCCCGGGCCCCCGCCTCGTTGCCGATCGACGCATTGAGCGTCTCGACCTGCGTGTCGGTGTAGCTCTTAGCTGAACTCAGCGTGGTGGCGGCCTGAGTAGTAATCGCCGACGTCATCGCGGAGGTAACCGAAGCGTCCCCGGCGATACGGGCTTCGGTCTCGGAGACCAGAGCGTCGTTGACTGTGGAGACGTCGGTGGGCATCGCGACGGGATCGCCGTTGGAGTCGACCGGGATCCCAGAGTCGTTGAGCTTGGCCACCCGCCCGGCCACACCCAAGTCGGTCCAGGCTAGGAAGATGGTACCGCTGATCAAGTCACCCAGGTTCCCGAGATCTTCCCAGGCGGTGTCCTGGTTGGGCATCGAGAACGTGGTCTCGTTGATCGCGCCGGTCACCCCGCCCTGGCGCATCGCGCACAGGTAGTTCATCGGCTCGGTCAGCCCCGGTGCGTTGGACGGCACTATCGCGAAGACGGCGGTGTTGGTGGTGTTGTTGAGCAGGACGGTCTGTTCCTGGGTCCCACCGACCAGCGTGAGGTCCGAACCCGGAGTGCTGGGAGTGGCCAGCGGGGTGATCGCGATCTCGATGGTCTGGGCAACCTGGACGCCGTCGACGATATTGACCGCGCGCGCGAGGTTGAAGGTGAGGTTGAAACGGGGCAACGGGCTAGTCATGAGTTAGACACAGCTCCTCCCGGCGCCGACGGATCCTCTACCCTTTAATGCCGCACGGCCGGGCGCTGACAGGGCCCTACACCGCTACGAAAGCGGTGCCGTTCCAGTCGTAGAGCTGCCCGGTCGCCAGAGCCAGGTACAGGAATCCCGACGCGCCGGTGCCTGGCAACGCGCCGACGTTGGCCACCTTCAGCAGCTGCACGCCCTCGGGTGGGTCGACGTTGTAGCTGATCTTCAGCGTGTCGGTGCTACTCGCCTGCGGCGGGATCCGGTCTAGCGGAATGCTCAAAACATTGCCGGTCGCAGTCGCACTCAACTGGTCGTCGGCCAGGTATAACACCGTACCGAACTCCTGGCCCTCGATAGGGAGGCTCTGGTCGTAAATCGCCGCCACCCGGTTCGGATCCACCACGGTCATCGCGCTGAACGTGATCTTGCCCGTCGTCGGATTGAACGTGTAGCTGGTTATCGCAACCTCGGTCATTGCTCACCTCTCTCACCTCTTCTGCACGGGAATGCTCTTGTTGCAGTGCACGCAGGTAAAGGGGTCAATAAGCAGCGTCTCGTGCGGGCACTCGTTGAGGGTCTTGGGATCCAGGCCCACGTAGGCCTTGCAGTCGCAAATCTCCTCGGCACCCCAGTCGTTGGCCTCGCGGTCCCAGTGCACCTTGCGCCAGCGGCAACTCTTGCGGTGGTTGGAAAACGAATGGTTGCACCGTTGACAACGCACATTGTCAGAAGGCATAGTGCCATACCACCCATAGGCCGAATGCGATTGTTCCGACCATCCCGGTCCCGCAGAGCCCCACGATGACCCACTCGGACATTTCGCCTCCTTCACCCTTTCTAGGTGCGGAGACACTCAATTCACGGGGTGCCGATTCTGTCGCGCAGCTCGGTCAGCTCTTCCTCGGTGGGCAGATTCGCCTCGATCCCCAGGACCTTGTTCGTTCGCTTGAACCAGCCGTCGAGGATCTTCAGGGCCGGGATGTCCCGCCAGTTGGCCGGGCCGACGAGCTGGGTGGCGCCCTTGATGCGCTCGCCGACGCCCTCCATCTTCATCGACCACTTGCCGCTGCTGCGCGGCACCAGCGAGAGACGTTCCTCGCGGATCAGGTCGTACCAAAGGTTGACCAGCTCGGTGCGGATCCAATCGGCCTCAGCACTCATCGAAATCGAAGTCTTCTTCGTCGACCTCAACGAGGACCGGGATGTCGATCGTATCGTTCACGCCACGCAGCAGTCGGGCGTTGAACTTCGGCTCGTCGGTGGGCTCCTTGAGCACCGGACAGTCCAAGAGCACCTGACCGACTCCGGGGATGGTCTCTCCGGCTAGGTAGGCGGATCGCGTCGGAGCACGCAAGTGCTCGGTATGGCAGACCACTCGGCTGTTATGCACCTGATGGCTGGGGTCTACCCACTCAATTTCGAGGACGTGCATGTCGGGCCGCTCACTCGGGGGCTTGTAGTAAACCCTGATCGATTCGGCCACTCCGACGGCGCTACCCAACATTGAAGGTCCCTCCCTCTTCAGTCTCATACCAAGTACCCCGTTCGTCGACACGCACAACTTTGGGCGCAGCGACCGCGACGGCGGTATTCTGCCAATACTTGCGGCTTCCGAACTTCCAGGCCCGACGAGCGAGGGATCGATCTTGGCCATCGTGACGGGTGGTGATCACCGGATCGATGTCCTGGCGGTGGTCCACGATCGACGGGCGCGTGTAGGCCACCCGTATCTCGCGCTCCCGAATGAACGCAGTCACGATCTGGTCGGCACACATGGTGAGGCGGTCGCGCATCAGGATTTCCGACATCTCCTCGGCCAGCTCGGCTCGCACCACGTAGCCCACCATGTTCAACATCTCGGGCAGCATCAGGAAGCAGGAGTCCTCGTCGAGGGATCCCACGGTGCGGCGCAAGACGGGCTGCCACTGTCGGGGATAGCCAGTGCCCAGGTAAAGCCCGATGATGTCGGCCGGGGCCACCGCGATCACCTGATCGAGCTGGTCGAGAAAGTCCTCGCGGATCCACGCGTCATCCTCAAGGACCAGGAACCAGCCTCGACCTTTGGTGCGGCGCATGGTATCGGTGCAGCACAGAAGGTAGCTCAACGCCTCGGAGTGGGTGAACTCGGCGCCCTGGCCAGCCTTGTCCATGATGACCGTGCCACCCACCAGCCCGGCCAGCTCCCGAGCTATCTCGTGACGGCTCGGGTGGGTGATGATCGCGGCGTCAACCAACGTAGTCGTTGATGTTGGCCGGGACGAACACCACCGGGATCTGACGGGTCTCCTTGAAGTTCTCGTAGCGCGCTGGTCTGTCGCTGCTGTGAGAGAGGTCTTCGTGCACCCGCCGCGCGACGTTCTCGTTGGGGTTACACTGCGGCGAGGACCACGGGCTGCGCTCGGTGCCGAAGAAATACACCTCGTCGTCGGTCGACACCGCCCACCACCAGTCGACATAGACGCTGAACAGCCCATTCCTGGGTTCGGTCAGCTCGCTGATCTTCACCCGCCTCATGGCGTGCTTGCTCATGATCCCCCCTGGACAGCCAGCCTGATGGCCCGGCGCACATACTCGGCGTCGTTGTCGTCGTCGTCCATGATGTGCCCCCACCAATCGGGATGCACCCAGCGCTTGAGAAAGAGGTTGAACGCCTCGATCACGTCGCGCTCCGAGGCGGCCTCCTCCGACAGCTCGCGCAGCCGCACGTACTCGTGGCCGTTACCCGGGATACCCGGGATGGCGTTGAGCGACTTGTTCTCGCAGCGCAGCGACTCGTTGACCAGCTCGGTATGCCAGTCGGGCTTGGGGGTGAGCTGTGCGGGGCTCACGAAGCCCCTTTGATGGCCTCGACGGTGGTGGTGAAGTAGCCCCCCTCGTTGTCGAAGAACCACAGCGACCCCTCAGGCGCCGGGGGCTCGCTGTCGGGCAGCTCGTGGCGGCCACCGCCGGATTCCAGGTTGCGCCACGCCTGCTCGCGCTTGCTGCGTAGCGGGCTCATAAGTGAGCCGCCAACGCGACGACGAACGACCCGACGAACAGGTAGCTGATGGCGAATACAACGACCGCGCCCCCGAAGAGGAACGCGGCATCCTTGATACGGGGCATGTGTGTGTCTCCTTGTCGTTGCCCTGCGGATACTCCCTACGATTGTAGCAATTTTAGAGGAAAACCGCGAGAGGGAGGCGTAGGTGCACTGGATAGGTTACTCGGCCGGGCCCTAAAGGGTGGAAGGACACGACGACGACGAGACGACGAAGGTGGGGAATTGTGGGCATCCTGAACAGACTGCCCGAAGACACGCTGCGCAGCGCCGACAAGGCGTTCTCTTGGCTGCTGATCGTCTTCGGCTACACGGTCGCAATGGCCACGGCGCTCGACCCCGCCGGATGGGACGACCCGGTCTTCAACGTGGTCCGCAAGGTGCCGTTCATGCAGTACTCGTGGTCCGGAACCCTCGCGGTTGCAGTCACCATCTACATGATCGGCGAGCTGATCCTCAGCGACAAATACCAGCACCGGGGAGCCATCGTCATCACCGGAGCCACCATGTGCGGGGCCTGGGCGCTGGCTATGGCGATGGCCATGACCCGCATGGTCTACGTGATGCCCACCCGGATCACCGCGCTGTGGCCGCTGGTCATGGCCTTCATCTGCGTGATCTACACCGCGCGCGCAATCACCTACGCCAACGCTTTCACCGGCAAACGCTGGGCCTCCAACCCCTACCAACTGTGGGCCACCACCTTCCTGATGACAGCCTCGATCGCCCAGATCATCATCGGCGTCGTGCCATCCAGCGTCTTCACCGAAGTAGAGCGCCCCGTAGCCGTACAGCTGGCACTGATCAACTTCATGGGCGGCGCGGTGGTGATGTTCGGGCTGCACCTGCGCAACAAGGACCTGGGCATGAACCTGGAACTGTGCGGCGCCTGCTCCTTGACGGCCACCCTGGCCTGGTACGGTGCCGAGACCATCCACCACAGCGTGCTGGCCGGAACCACTCTGGGCTTCGCCCTCGTCGAGGCATTTCTGTTCGGTACCCTGCATCGGGCCATCCAGATCGCGATCCTTAAATACGCTAAGTGGAAGGGCAAGCCCGGGATGGAGAATAAGATGCGCAAGGCCCTGATCAACGAACGTCCAGCAGCGGGCGGGGAAGAAGTCGTGCCACTGCACCCCGAGCATGGACGCTAACGTCATCGCTGCGGTGGTCAGTGCCATCGGGGGCACCGCCACGGTGGCAGGCACCGTCTTCACCACCGTACGATCCGGCAAGGACAAAGTGGACCGCAGAGCCGACCGCACCGTAGCCGAGGCAACAGCCGAGAAGATCGCGACCGAAAAGCGCAAGATAGCCGAGGAGACCTCAGATTTGGTGATCGCCCGGGTGAACGCCGAACTCTCCCGCGTCAAAGGAGAACTGACCACCGCCGAAGAAAAACTCGATGAAGCCGAACGCCAGGCAGAACGATACCGCGCGCAGCTGCAGGCCAAGAACAACGAGATCGACATCCAGGCCCGCACCATCAGGCGGCTGACCCGACGCGCGGAGGTCCTCGAAGAGTGGATCGAGAACAATTGCGAGCGCTTTGAAGAGCTGGGCATCCCGTCGCTGCCCGCCGACGTCTTCGGTGACCGGCTACACGACCCCAACATCGCCGAAGGCCAAACCGACCCGCACGGGCTCAACGGATAGGGTACGCCATTCGTGCTGAGGCAGATACGGCGCCTGATGCTCGTTCAGGATCCGCAGGTTGGCGTTGAACACCGACGGCAGATGCTGGTGCGGCCGCCAGCCGTTTTTGGTGGCGTAGTCGTAGAAGTGGATGTCGCACTGGCGCCAATGCAACGGCGGGCAACTCCACGCTCCCAACAGGCCCTCGATGATCTGCCTGCGGAAGCGCACCAACCCGAACATCGCGCACCCGGCTTCGGCGACTGTGTCCTTGAGCTGGTCCTGGTAACCGAAGAAGCACCAGGGATGCGGGCAGTCCAATAGCGACTGGATCGCACCGGGCCAGGGCACGATGTCGTGCTCGAAGTTGATGAAGGTCCCGCCGTGGCTCCACGCGGTGGCCAGATACTGGTGGTAGTCGCGCTCGTCGCGGCTGACGTCGACCATGGTCACCGGCACCGGCATGGTCTGCGGGGACGCCAAAAACATCCGGGTGGCGTTACCCAGGCTGGTGTAAGGCACATAGCAGCTGGCACGCCCGTCATAGGACCAGCCGACATTAGCCTCGATCAGCGCGTCTTCGAGAGCGCCCACGCAGCCTCCTCTTCAGCCAGCGCCAGGCCACCCGCAGCGGGCGTAGCCGCCAGCGCAACCGTTCCTTGGGAGTGTCGTACCTGGCATCGATCCACCAAGGCGCCACCCCGTAAGCCTCAGCCACCTCGCGGAGGCCGATCTTTTTCAGCGAAGGGTCGTAGTAGGCGACCTTCGAGCGCTCGAATACCGGCTCGACGTTGACCTTGAAGCCAGTGCACTGCTCGACGGAACGGATCGAGTCCTGCAACTCGGTGGGCAAATCATCGAGGCTCATTGGGGACCACCGGCGGTATAGCGCAGCCCCTGCACGACGGGACGGGGTTCATCCGGCACTGTGAGCCTCCTCCGGCTGGTTCGTCTCGTCTCCGGCACCGGCCCAGGCGGCATCGATCAGCTTCTGCCACATCTGCACGCTGGCGTGGGAGCGGCCGTTGAGCACCATCGTGACGTGCTTGGTGGTCGTTCCGGCCCCGGCAGCCAGCTCGCGCTGGGTCTTGCCGGTCTTGTTCAGACCTTGGCGCACCGCTTTGGCGAGGTCGCGCTCGACGTTGAAGCTTGGCATGTGTATCTACTTTACCTCGTGGGTGACTACTCTGCTAGGGAGACGTCGCCCTCACCCAACGGGACCTCGAAGCGCGGGTCGCTCGCCATGATGGCGTTGATGCGCTCGGCCTCGGCTTCCAGATGTGGACGCAGCCGCTCGATCTCGGCCTTGGGCAGATGGTAAGGATGATCCGCCAACGAAGCGGCCAACGCGTCGGCGGTGATCACGGCTCAGCCCTGCGGTGGAGGCGTGGGCTCGGGCACCGGCGGCGGCAGTGGCGCCTGACCAATAGGCCCAGGGAGTAGCCCCCCAGAGCTTTGTGGAGGGACCTGGACCTGCGGGGGAGCCTGAACCTGCTGAGGGACCTGGGCCTGGCCGTTACCCTGTGCGGCCTGCTGCTGGGTGAACTGCTCGGTGATCCGCGCGGCCTGCAACTGTTGGGCCTGCTCGTTGGAGAACTGCTGGCGCATCATCACCAGGGCCAGATTGGCCAGCGCCTCGACGCCGGGGTCGCCGACCTCCTCGGCGTAGCTCCACATCACCTTGACCGGAAAGTCATCGACGTCCCAGGACACCGGGCTTCCCGAGCCCATCCTGGTCCAGCCGCTCTCGTCGCGCGCGCGGATCTCGCCTTTGGCGGTGCGGACCATCACGGCCAGCGGCAGGGCCCGCAGATGGTCCAGTTCTAGTGCTTCTTTCACTGATCTCTCTCCTCGATATAGGTTGCGTACTCTCTGCGCCACAGCTCGTTGACGGCGTTCTGAGCGGCCATGAAACGAGAGTGAGCCGTCTGCATATCCTGATAGGCGGCTTCCACGTCGGCGCGCAACTGCGGATAGTCCGGATGATCCAGGACCCGCCGCTGGATCTCTTCCATCTCCTGAAAGCCGGGCATTACTGCTCCCCGATGCCTTGGCCGATGGTGACCTGCCCGATCAGCTTGGAGCCCCGCCAGCCCGGCAACCCGAGGATCTCTCCGATGCGCGCCATAGCGTCGTTGCCCAGTTGCTCGGCCTGTGCCGCGTCGAAGGTGCCAAGCCGAGGCAGGTCCTCGTTGGACCAACACAGCGCGGCGGCAGCCGTCAGGGCGCGTAGCACCCCGATGACGTTGGGCTCCTCGGCGAACGGATTGGCCGGAATGGATGCGCTCACCGGATCAGCCCATGGCGTTGCAGGGCGAGGGACGGCGTGCGCCCATCGAAGATCGGATTGGGCGGCAGCTCGATCTTGCCGAGCGGACCGTTGGGTGTCGGGTGCACATACCCGACGATCCGATACCCATTTCTCATCATGACCCTGATATGCCCGTCGGTCGAGCAGTAGCTGAACTCCCAGACCTCTCGGCTACGCCGCATCAGACCGACCCGACGCAGCAACGAGTCGGCGACTTTCCAAAAACGCTGACGGCTCACTGGGTGGTTTGCGGCTCATGCCAGCCGACGATGTGCCC